TCGTCATGGGCGATCAGGCCCGCCCCGCCATTCAGCGCCGGATTGCCCGAGGCGGGCCGCCAGAGCGTGTGCAGGTCGGGCGGGGTGCGTGTCGCGGCGTCTGGGCCGGGATGCAGGCCGGGGCGGTCGATCCAAACATCCCAGTCGCCCGACAGCGGGCCGCCGGTGTTGTTGGTGAACCGCAACCGGTCGGCCAGCACGTCCACGCGGATCGTGCCCTCGTGGATGTAGTGATAGGTCCCGCCCTGCCGTATATAGTGTCGCCGGTGGTCGGGATTAGCCGTCCAGTAGGCCTGGGTGGCCGCGGTCGCCGTGCGCCCCTCCAGCGTCACCGCCGGGATCGCCGAATAGAGCACATCGAACGTCGCGCCATTGGCCACGCTCAAGGACTGGCTGATGGTGCCAAAGCCGTCGTTTCGGCCCGGATAGCGCGGCGTGAAACCGGGCAGGGGCGCAGACACGAATGGCCCAGGATTGTCGGTGCCACTCTTGTTCGGTGTATAATAGACGATGTTTTCAACCGCCAGGTCGCCGTAAGACTCGGGGTCCGCCCCCAGCGACCAGTTGTACCAGTCGGGCCGGTAGCCGCCGGTCAGCGCGACAGAAGTGATATTGTAAAACGCGCGTGGATGCGCCTTCACGAAGGTCGCGTCCGCGCCATAGCGTGACAGCGCCGGTGCCACGGAGCCGATGACCCAGATACCGTCCTGCTGGGTTCCGGCGGGCGAGACGGTGGTGATGTTGCGCATGGTGATCGCGCCGGCGCCGTCTTCGGTGAACCGCTCTTCACGTCGCGGAACACCGACCGACAGAACCTTGTCCATCACCGTGTTGGCGGGGTTGGGGGCGGCGGCACCAAAGCCCGGCACGGTGCCGTTCACCTGGATAGAGTGATAGCCCTCGCAGGCCACGCGGTCGATGTTGATATATTGCCACCCGGCACGTTCCAGACCGGGTGTGCCGATCCACGCCCCTTCGTGCAGGCGGATGTTCGGCTGGCCGTCCCGGGCATAGTAGAAATCGCACCCCCCGAAATACACATCGCCCACATAGACCGACCGCATGTTTCCCGCCGAGATGGTATGCGGATTGCCGTCCCGCTCCCAGGCTCCGGCGGGCTGGATGATCTGCGATCCGATCCAGGCCATCTTGCAGCGTGGCGCGGTCACGGGGATCGCCCGGTCCGGGCTGCCCAGCCGGGTCACATCGGTGTAATGACCATAGGACCGCGATCCGATGTTCTGAACCTCGCTGAAACAGACACGCAGCGGCGTGCCCTTGCCCTCGGCATAGTGGTTTTCGACCCAGCGATTGAGGCTCGTGTTCACGGTGAAGCCCTCGATGCGCAGATCGTGCATCGTGTGGTGCGTGATCGCCCTTCCGACCAGACCAGCGGTCGGCACCCCATCCAGGTCGAAAACACCGCCCACGGCGTTCCACGATCCTCTCAATTCCAGCCGCGTGAGGGTGATACTTGCCAGATCGGCATCCGCATCGAAGGACGGCCCCGTCGCGCTGGCCCCGATCTTAAGCCGCGCGCGGCCCGTTCCATAGGCCCCGACATAGTGGCGCAGGCGTCTGTCCGACGCGCCTGACCAGCTGTTGCCCAGAGCCCCGCGCAGATCGTACTCCGCCCCGCCCTTGAACAAAAGCCGCCGGCTGGCCTGTGAGCCGTCGTTATAGACCGCAAGTGCGGCATCCAGCACGGCCAGATCGCTGCCCCCGGCTGAAAAGGTCTGCGCCCCGGCGGGCGCATCGGAAAAGTCACCGTCCCCCGCTGGGTTGACGCAGAGGGTCAGATCGCCCGCGTACACCACATCCGGGTCGCGGATAGCAGGATAATCGCCGCCCGCCTGAAAGGTGATCGTTTTCGCCGCTGTCAGACCGGTCGGGCCAACCGCAAAGCAGGTCAGGCTGTAATCGCCCGGCACATCGAAACAAAAGGCCGCGCGCTGCCCATAGGCGACATTCCGGCTGCGCCAGTCGTCGGGGATATTCAGACCCGGTGTGCGGAAGGTCACGGATGCGCCGTCGGGCCGGGTCAGCGTCCAGTAGTACCAAACTGTGTGGAAGGCCGGATCATGGATCAGATTGCCCGTGCCGGTCGGCGGGGTCGATGCCAGGTCAAGCGGCGGCAGTGTGACCGGATCGGCCCCGATGCCTGCGGGCAGCGCGGTGACAAAGATCGCCGACGGGGCCACGAAGGCCCCGGTGTCCGATTTCTCGGCGTCACTGTCCATTGCGATTTCAAGGGTGCCGTCATGCACCGGCGCGGCGCTTCGCACTAGGTAAAGCGCCCCATCGGTTGCTGCGAGAAATGATCTGATCGCAAGGGCTGAAACCGCACTAGACATCAGTGATGATCCCGACCATAACCGACCGTTGCTGGTTGCCGGACCACGTTTCTACGCGGAACGCCCGATTTGTGGCCTCAGCGGCGTCCGTCTCGCTGCCGAAGCTGACTTTAAGCAAGTTGTCACCGCGCTGAGTGAACAGATCGTTGCGCACCAGCCCGGAAATGTCGGGGTCTCGACCCGTCGGACGGGAACCACCCGTGCCAATGATATCGGCGCCTGCTGGGACATCCGCGAAAACTTCGATAAACTGCGTCGAATTGAACGGGGAGCCAGCGTTGTGCGGCGTTATCGTGAAGTTGCCGCCTCGTGTCCAAACGCCGACAGACGCGCCCCAAATAACCACGTCCCCGCCGCCTCGCTCTACACGAACCGCGACATCCACGGCCCCATTGGGCAGATCGACACCTTCGAGTTTCGCGATGCCAACGACCCGTTCATCAATTTGGGTCGTGACCGGATCGACCTCAATTGCCGCAGAGTTTCCATCGATTACAACGGAACTCAGGCGGACGCCTGGCGCGCTATATACCTGCGCGTTAACGACAATAAGAACTGGATCGTCGCCGATCTGCCCCGACACATCGACTGAGATGACTTTTTCAATTTCATCGGCTGTCGTCGTGTCATCACCGCCGTCCAGATAGGTCAGCGGATTCGCTGCAACAGGCGCTACCGGCGTGACACTTGCGCGGGATATGATGGACAGGTTGTTGTCGTTATCGCGATGCACCAACTGGAACTTCGTCGCGACGCCGTTCGTCAGCCCGGTCTCTGTCAGCGGCGTCTGCGCACCGCTGCTGACCGTGATTAAGGTGCCGTTGGCCTCGATGTAGGACGCGTCACGATCCGTCGCATCCACCAGCCACCAAAGTCGGCCAGCCTCGCTGATGCTGAAATCGAGGGTCGCCTGAGCGTTTCCGGGTGTTGCCACCAGCCCGCTCATGACGCCGGGCGTCAGATCAAGATCAGAGACAATCGTCAGCAGCGGATCCGACCTCAGCGCCCTGTCATCAAGAACCATGACCAGCCACGTTGCCGCTTCAGACGCGGAGGTGAACAGGCCAGTGATATCAACCGCCACATCCAGCGCGCCGATTACCTGGCTGGCGTACTCGATGCTCCCCGATACGCCCGCGCCCGCGACAACGGCGTCGCGCAAGCTGTCGTTCAATGTGGGCTGGGCACCACTTCCCGTCACGATGTAGGCCGTGATCGCCCCAGCACCCTGTTCGGTCAAAGAGAAGACGATTCGGTCACCCTCCGTATCGCCCGGATCGACGTAAGTCAGGCTGTCGAGGCTCAGGGAGGGTGCGGCTTGCACCGTTACTGGGTCGCTGGTGACGCTGCCTGCGCCTGTGACATGCGTATAGTTGAGCCGGGCCGTGAGGCTCTCACCGGCGGTTAGATTATATCCAGCGGTCCGCACAATGCCATTAACTAGAACCTCCACCGTGCCGTTGTCCAAAGGTGGGGCGCCGGTTGTGTCGTCGGTCAGATTGAACGTCACATCGCCAACCGTGTCGCCCGCAATATAGCTGCCAGTGATGGTGATTGAGGGTGTTGGCGCAACGAAAGGAACGACCGCTGTAGTATCTTGCTCAACCGTCTGACCGCCTGCCGTAAAGGTCGTGACATAACGAAGCGTCAGGGCTGATCCTGCGTCCGCCACCACGATGTCATAGGTCTGGCCATTGGTGACGTTGGCAATCAGGACCTCAGCACCGCGTAGAAGCTGTGTGACGGACGTATCCCCATCAGATGCACCAGAGGTCAGAGTGAGGGTCTGGCCAACTTCCTCAGTGCCCGCAAAGGCCGGAGACCGCGAGACGGTTGGGCTGGGGGCGATAGTTTCAACAACCCCACTAGCAACAGTTTGCCAGCTTGTTGAGCCATCGTTGCTTCCTCCAGCTTCAAATGCACGCCACTGTGCTGCTGCCGGGCGGCCGCCGTCCATTGTGATGTGGGCGTATGCTGCGTTCGTGCTACGCACTGCCGGAACAGAAGCGACTGTGATGACATGCCGAAATTCGTAAGTCACAACGCCGCCGCCTGATGGTATTGCTATACCTGGTGTTATCGTTTGTGTTACACCAATTTGGAAGTTATCAATATCAATTGACCCAGCTGATGTAATATTTGGTCCCGGGCATGTGAATGGGTCACTTGCTATACTTAACGCATACGCTCTATATTCAATTCCATTGGTCAGTCCTGTTGATGTTGTACCAGAACCTGCATCGCTATCTAGAAATGCTCCTGTCAGGTCGTCTGGAACATTGGAATTTGGGATATAAATGATTCCTACCATATGTTTATTTATCTATCTATCTGCCAGACTCTGGTATTTTTCTGACGCTCGTAAAAAGTTTTTTCCTACACTGTGAATAAGCTCACTACTCATAACAATCTCATAGTGGGTTGCTTTGATGAATTTTGTGTGTAGATCTTTGCGTGCTGTCATGCTTTTTAGGGTTAACACACAATCATTCTGTCCGCCCATGCCCGGTACGTTGCCCTCTGTGCTGACGTAGTTTGTCCAGCGACCTGGTAGCTGTACCGTACGAGCATAGTGTATAATCGGGCTCTTTGTACCGACTTCTTTATAGAGCGGATAGTTCGGCATCATATAGCGAATCCAATCTGCTTGCTTGCTGCCACCCCACGGTGCTGCAATTGCACACCCACCAATGCAGTTAACATATTCGGCAAGATGTGCTGCATAAATACTGCCCATTGAGTGTCCGATTAAGTAAACTGGATCTGGATTATCTTTGAGTGCAGTTTTCATCTCTTCCAGGTTCAATTCAAATCCACTGGCTGTGTGCCATTCAATATTGATGTACTTAAATCCAGGCAGCGCATGGCGCATGTACTCAAATGTCACATTGGATTGATGTGCTCCATGTATAAGAACGATACTTGGAAGAGATACAGTTTCTTCTTGTACTTGTACGTGCTCTACTTCAATTGCGACTGGAGTTCTGTTAAACCAATTTAATAAATTCATTGTTACCATTATATTCTTTCTTACACCTAAAAGATTACTATCTATGTGCTAATTGTAACTTCGCCATTACCAACAGATTCAATGACCGGAGCAGTTAACCTAGGTGGAATCTGCATGACTTCCACTGAACTATTATCTTCGCTTAGTATCCAAATAGAAGATTGATTTGTTGTAATTGTAGGTTGCTTTCCTGTTGAGAAACTTCTGTGTGTACTACCTCGACGTCTATCAACTGCACCTGCAACAATGTTAAAGCGGAAGTCTCTCCAGTATGAGTTAATAAATGTACCTGCTCGACGTAGGAATCTAACACCAACATGAACAACTCGTGTCCCTGCTGGAATGCTGCGGCGCAGATAAACGTCAGTCCATTTGTATGGTGAGAAGTAATCACTGCTATAATTTGCAAGACGTTGTGAAAAGCCTGCGTCTTGACCAAGTCCATACATTGTAAGTTCTAAGCGTCCTGCGTCGTCACTATCAATGTTGAATGAACGTGTAAGTGAACCTACCTGGTAGCCTGCTGTGCCGTTGTCGACTTGGATAATGTTACGCTCGCCTTCTGTTGTACCTTCATACAATATACCGTAAAGTCCACTCACTGCCATGTTAATAACTGTGCTGGCGCCAAAGATTGCACTAACTACAACACGAAGCTTACGTGTACCGACTGGTAGCAATTGTTCATCTCTGTATGCACCTTGGTCAGTCCACGAGTTAGCAGTTGTGTTGCCTGTCACTGCGCCAGAATCATAAGGCGTACCAAGAAAGACATCTGAACCGTCTAGAGCTTCAACACGGACACGCGCTGCATCTGCACTGATACTTGAAGTAGGACCAAACCATGCTTCAAAGTAAAGATACATGTTGCCTTTGTCAACTTCGGCTAGACTCACAAGTGCTGGCAAATCCTGTGTTTGTGTAATAGCACTGTCGGCGCCGCCTGTGCCTTCAAACATTAGAATGCCTTCATATGGAAATAGGCTACTGCTAGTTGTTTTTAGTTCTGGTGTACCCGGACCGCTTTGTACCCAGTTGCCCAGTGTTGAATCTGTAAAGTCCAAGTTAGGCATAAAGTCGGTCAAGTAAACTGGATTTGAGTCAGGTGTCATTCTAATCGGCATAGGACGATACATGCGGCTGTTAGCTTGGTTGCTTGAACCCGTGTACGCTCTGTTCTCTGTAGAACGACCTGGAATCAACATGCTATCGCCATCGCCGTCGTTACGGTCGATATTATCGATAGTACCAAGCGCGCGCATGTCTGTTGCACCTTCGCCTGCTAGCCCGTCATTGTTCAAACGCCATGTACCGAATCCGCTTACTTGATAAGCGTTTGCTGATGGGTCGTCGCCGATTGGATCCGTAACAACAGGCTGATCAGTTGGAGGACTTGTGTCGCCGCGATCGTTTTCATTGTCTTCTTGCTCACTTGGAGTTAGATCAAAATCTGGATCATCAACTGGATCTTGATCTGCATCCTGCGGAGGTTGTGGTCTACGGAATACATTTCTACGTGAACCACGACGACGTGGAATTTGTTCATTAAAGAAACCCGGCGGAAACTTAATTGTAGGCAATGTACCAACTGTGCCATCTCCACCTTCAACGATACTTTGTAATGTTGGATCAACAGGTAATTCTTCGCCTTGTCCGCCCTCAACAATGTTGCCTTCGGAATCAAATCGACGTGTGTTGACTGCAATCAAATCCTTAGGAAGACGCTCATCCCATTCACGTCGCTTTTGAATTGTTGGACCAATTGCTTTTGTGTATGTTGTGACATGACGCTGTACGCTTTCTGTACGAATGTCGTTAAACCAAGGAGCAACACGCATTCTCCAACCTGGAATACGCGGCATTGTGCTTGCGTCACGATCACCTAGGTAGATCATCTTGCGTGGGCCATCGTGGAAGCCACGTCCGATATTATCAATACAACCTAGTCCATCTGTTGTCAAGTATGTAAATAGAGCTTCAACTTCTGCACGGCTTGTTGCCTTACCATATCCTTGCAGCATTGCACAAATAACACCAGTAGTAATACCAGCTGCTGGACTTGTGCCGTCTGCCCATGCATAAGTGTTGCCGCGCCATGCTTGAAGTGTGTCACGTCCTGGCGCCCATACATCATTCTGTGAACCAATAGTTGAGAAAATTGCACGGTTGTCACCAATGCTCGATGCCATGACACCTAGAACGTCATTATATGCTGCTGGATAGTTGAATTTATCGTTGCCTGTATTACCACCACTTGATACTAGAAAAATACCTGCGTTAATACAAGCATTCTTAGCCGCTGTAAATGCTGTGCTACTAGTTGTTGACCATGAGTTGTTCATAATTGCAGGACGGTTCTTGTTGTCGTTTTGATAGAATGTTACAAATTCATTAAATGACTCAGTAATAGCTGTACTGTTACCTGAGTTGTTACCGTCGAACGCTTTACATGCAATGATTCGTGTGTTACGCGCAAGACCAAATGTACGTCCAGCACCTGTACTAACCATACCAGTACCGTGGTTCTGATCGTCTGTACCTACTTCATAGAAGTCATCATAGATAACTTGTACTCGTGACCCATATTCATCTTCACTGAATTCATAGTGGTCTGGATCTGCACCACTGTCGAGAAGGAAGTAGTCAACACCGTTACCGACTGCGTTGACTCTGTAATCATAGAATTCATTTGATTCAGTCGTCCATTGAGGGTTACGTCCGTCTCGTGCAGCAACACGTTGAACTTGCCAACCTGCACGGAAAGCAGGTGACCACTCAAGTCCGTCACCATTGAGTGAACGTGGCGCGCCTACCAGATCGTTACGACGGATATCAACTGGACGATTATTTACTGAGCGAAAATTTACAGGAGTAACATCTGCTTCTAGTTTTGCAATAGGTTTGTCGCCCTTAAGACCCTTACCTTCAATACATCTCATTGATTCAATTGCTGCGTGTGCCTGTTCTGTTGTCATGCCTTCAGGTGCAATTAAACGAAAACATAGCGGCAATGCTGCATAGTCTTTATGAATCTCAAAAGGATAGTTTTGCAGCGTCAACTCAAGATCGTGACGCTCATAGCCTTCTTTAAGCTCTACTTCATATACTCGAGCGCGTTCTGATCTTTCCATTAACCTGCCTCGTTATCACGGCTTTCATGGATCCAGCTAGCAAAGTCAACCGGAACCGCAGTATTGAGTGGTGTGTTTGGAATTTCTACTTGCAAAAGGATTTCAGAGTTACCATCATCTACTAGAACAATGTGAGTACCTGTTCCGTTTGTTGTAGGAGTAATGCCAATCTTTGCTCCAATTGTAAGTTTGCGACCGCTAATATCGCCTGCGGCTAATGTAAAGTCGCCTCCAATCATAGCTGAGCTAGCCAGCGTAACTGAAGCAACGCCTGCAAAGTCAACAGGGTCGGCACTGACAATAACCTGTCTATCGCAGTTGTCTGCAATATATTGTAGTGCTGCATCATGCACCGCTGCTCCCATTCTGTAGGCCATTCTATTCTCCTCTTAATCGAACAAATTCAAATCTAGTGTAATACTTATGTCTGCTAAAGTAGCGTCAACAACATTTGGTGCAACTACCGCAACTCTATCACCTGCTACAAATGTAACATCGCTTGCAACAGTAAAGGTACCAGTGTTAGAACCAATTGCGAATGCTACTGTTCCAACTTGCACACCGTTTTGTGTGATATTGAACACTGTCTCTGCTGTTGCTGATGTATTTGCATATGCTTGGCTCTGTCCGCCTCCTGCAAGTAGAATTGCTTGGCGTGTGATTACTTCCTGTGACAAGATCTGGTTTGCAACCGGAACACCAAGTATAGTGCCAGGCACTAGAAACACTCTGCTTGTTGAGTTTGCAACTTCAACAACTTCAATTTGGAAGTATGTACTCGCTGAGGCAATAGTTGCGTTCGTCAAACCACTTATCTGCATAATAAATTCAAAGTAATCATCATCAACAACATCAATTACACCACTCTGAATTGATGGAAGTTGGTTGCTGAATCCTGGGCGGCCGCCATAGTTTGCGCTGCCAATAAAACCAGTGCTGCCGTTCTTGTAGAAGCTTAACCAAATGTTATCAGTTGTGGTCAAATCTGCACTAACATCAAGGAATGCAGTTAGTCGAACTTTTGTGATACCACTTCCAGTTGGGATGGTTAGACGTGATGGCTGTCCAGCACTCCAGAAGCTATCAGTATCGTTAATCGCAGCATCAAAATCATAAATTGTGAGTGCACTCAAATCAACTGTGGTATCATCAAAGTTTAGAATTGCTGTTGCACCACGGTGTGCTACTGCCCAGTTGTTAGCAAAGTCACTAACAACCTGTGTTGGGACGTTGATGGTTGATACGTTGTTGCCTGCGTCAGTAACCGTTACACCTGCCCCTGTAAAGTTTAGTGTTGTGCTTGCTGCAACAACCTGTGATCCTTCTTCCTGTGTCTCAACACCAGTTGGTGCGGCTGCTGATAGTTCGTAACCATCTTCAGCAAGGTTAACAAGTAGAACCTTGCTTGCGTCACCTGTTGTTGGTACAGGAATTGGATCTTCCACAAACTCAACTGCATCCTCAATTGCGTTAACACGGAGTAGCTTGGTGCCTTCGCCTACATATCCTGCAGGGAAGTCTGCAAACTGTGTAAGTGTATCACCGATTGCAATCTCTGCAACACCACCCCCAGAGTCGGTTGTTGTAACAAGTCCGCCTGTGAAGTTCAGTGTGTTTGCAGCCGCATCAACTTCAACGCCATCATCTTGAACAGCAACACCTGAGATACCTCCGCCGCCTTGTCCGCCACTGCCAACAAGACCCTGAACAACGTAACCACCAAAACTAGAAGCTTCTGTGGTAGTATCACCATTTGAACCGAAGTAGAAGACTTGGAACGTATCACCTGTAGATACAATTACCGGACCTGTTGAAATTGAGAATCGACCATTTGTGCTACCACTTTGAACAATGTTAGCACCATTGTATTGGATATACAACGTACCTACGCCTGCTGAGCGAAGGTTAGCATTAATGTTCATGTAACGACCATCAAGTGCTGCTGGTACTGTAAAGATACCAGTTAGAGGATCGTAACCGTCAGCGGTATCAAACTCTTCAGTTTCATATGTGATTGCTGTAAACACGTCGTTCGGCAAGCTCTGTGCTGATGATTGTACTGCGCGGAATGCTGTTGCTGGTGTTGATGCAATTTGTGCGTTTACATCACGATAAACAGTCAATCTGTATTCAACTGGTGTTGCTGGAAGTGCATCACCAAATGATGCAACCATTTCAATCAAGCTGACCGCTTCATTGTCTGGGTTATCCCATCTGCTGCCAAACCATGTTGTGAACTGATCGCTTGCACCAGCAAATGCAACACCACGTGTATCAACCGCTGCATCAGGTGCCGGCTGATGTGATGACATGCTTAGTCGAACTGGCTGGTTAGCTGCGTCACCTGAATTACGCAGAGTAAGCATAACGCCGCTATCGGTTGAGCCGTTGCTCGCCTGTGAGTTTGTGTCATACAATGCACCACGATACGCGTTGTATCCTGAACTGCTACCGTTAAATGTAATACCAACGTTTGAACCGCTAGTTGTTGACGGTACTTCTAGGCTAAGATCCCATGCCACAACATTGTCTGTTGGAATCGGAATGCTGTAAGTTGGACCGGTAACTGTGTCAACAAATGTTTCGATAACCTTTGTGCCTGTTACTGAGCCTGTAATTTCAATTGGTGAACCATTACGTTCAATAACTTCCAATTGTGCCCAACTACCTGCAACAATTGTTTCGCTTGTTTCAGTGCTAACATTGACACGAAGTTCAAAGTAGTCACCTTCCGAAACATCAATTACACCAGTTGTAACCCCTGGAAGAACGTCGGTAAATCCAATCCCGCCGCCTGCCCAAATAGAACCACCAGTTGGATAAATTCTAGAACCGCCGTTACGAGCAAATTGAACAACGTATGACTTGTCGCCATTGAGTGTGTTACAATAAGCATTACCACTTAGTCGAATCTTTGTAATTCCAGAACCGGCTGGGATAGTCAGACGTGTTGGAGCGCCGGCTTCCCAAATTCCAAGACCTGTATCATCTGAAGTTTCAAATTCAATAAATGTACCACCACTTAGGTTAACACCAGTGTCATCTGTTGTTCTACGTGCAGTAACAACTGGATGTAGTGTTGCACTAATTGGATCGCCACCACCGCCACCTGGAATGGTTACAGTTGTGACACCACTACCTGCGTCGGTTGCAGTAACACCAGCACCAATAAAGTTAATTGTGGTTGCATCAGTGTCAACACTTGAACCTTCATCTTGTGTAGCAACACCGATTGTTGCTCCTGTTGCGATACTATCTAACTTTGTACCGTCACTTGAAATGTCACGTCCATCAACAGTGCCAGTTACTGTGACATTTCCGGTAACACCAAAGTTGGTTCCATCGTATGTTAGATTGCTTGTGCCTTCAATGGTGCCGTCGCCAGTCCAAACGCCGACTTGGTTATTAATTGGTGTGCCAACCTTTGATACATCACCACTACCAGATGGCACTGCCCAAGTTCCATCACCTCGCCAAAAAGTTGATGCTGACGCATTGGTTCCTGAATTTAAATTGGTGGTGGATAGATTGCCTGTGATATCTGAGGATAAATCAATTGATCCAAGTGTTAATTCCTGCCCAGAAATAGTGACATAATCAAGACCAGGAGCAATTGTAACATTTGTAGAATTGTCTGTCCCTGCAATATCAACATTCAACGTTGTTCTGGCTGTTGATGCGTCAATATCATCAACTAGAGAAGCACCAAAAGTTGAAATAGTAGTGCTAGCAGGTAACGATAGTGTTTTGATATTTTGATCAACTTCACTATCCATAACAGCGCCTGCGGCAGTAACACTGGCAGTGTTAGTAACGTCAGCACCATCTTCAACATTTATTAAACTACGAACTTGACTTGTAGTAAGTTCTTCACTATTGCCAGTGCCGGCACTTATTCGTCCGAGTATCGTGTCCTGCGCTACATTTGAAACAAAGTCAACAGTACCAGAACCACCGCCTGAAACATCAATAGTTGCTACGCCGCCTACATCAGTAACCGTAACACCTATACCTGTAAAGTTAAATGTGCTAGCAGTAACAACTGGAGAACCGTTGTTTTGTGCGTCTACTCCCAATATTGCACCAGCTAGCTTGGTTTTTTCTGCATCTGTAAATGCGTTAGTGTCTGCATTGTTTTCATATTGTATTTTTATTGCAGAATCAGTTTGATTTACTTCTGCTCCAGCTGCAATTCCAGCTAGCTTGATTTTTTCTGCATCTGTAAATGCGTTAGTATCTGCTTCGCCTTCATATGCAGTTTTGATAACATTGCCGAGTGTGCTTAACTGGACGTCCGCCATTTCACATTTCCCCTTGTGACTTTACTATATTTATAAGAAGTCACAGATAGGAAAGGTGTTGACTGGTTTCAGTCAACACCTGTGTTTAACGACGATATTTTGTTTTTATTTGCCGCTTACGAAAGTATCAAATTTCTTTGCAACCTCAAGTACCTGATCTTCAGTTGGAAAGCTGATTTGATCCGCTTCCCACTTAGCATCTGCTTTTTGTGTTTTTGCCATTGCCTCACTGATGAGTTGGCTTTGCGCAAGTTCAAGTATTTTAAGTCGCACTTCATATGCGTTTTGATTTGACATGTCTGTGTCTCCTGTGTGTGTATGCTGGCTTACCGTTGGTCAGCGCGGGATTATTAGGTATCCACCCCTGTCTTAACCGGCAATAAATCCTCTGGAGTCATTACAGGTATTCCTCTTGCCTCAGCTTGTTCACACATGTCTGCTGTGCCTGTAACTCCTGGGAAAGCTATAACAAGGTCGATGTTGAACAGGTCCAGCATCAGCGTATTGCGTATCGGACCAGATGCCCTTTGGTACTTTTTCCATGCAGCGGGGTTGCGAGATTGTTCAATACCGACTTCATCACAGACTTTGTATGCAAGACTGTCTGCACCTGGTGCATCACCATGTACGACAATTATACGCTCAAACTGTGCGTCAAGTGTTGTGAGGCAATCAAATACTGTGCCTACATCTTTGTAATCACGACCGCCCGTTACGAGCACGAGAGTCAAGGGCTTTTTGGATGTGTTGGGCAAGTATTTCTCTAAATTGTACTGACGTTATGTACGTCTTGCCGCCGTTGTTTATCTTGGACGGAATATCTAATTCATGCATTTCACCGTCTATGTGAACGAAATGGCAGATAGTGTCATCCTGTTCCCATTTCATTGACACTGGGTATTCCGTGCCGTTAATTTCTATTCGCATAAAGGTGCTCTAAGATGGTTGAAACTTTCTGTAACGACCTCTACATGCATTGCTACTTTGATACGATCTTCTGGTGGAATCGGAACATTGTGACGTTCTTTGTGACGTCCACAACGGCCCTTGCCTACATAATACGGAGAACCGTCTTCTCTTAGATATTCATAAACATAGTAATCTGTATGCATGATAGAAAATGAGGAGATTCTGTTGCTACGCTCTCCCCGGGCGCCACTAGGTTAAGCCGCTAGGGCATATCCTGTAGGTGCAAAGTTTTCGTTTGCATTTGTAAGTTTCTTCGCGTTAACCGAGCTTAGATCCGGGCATCTCTTTTCACCTATCAGCATACGTCGATCCCAAACTCACCCCCATAGTAATCTTCATCCAGTTGTTCACGAGCACTACCTCGATGATGTCAAGCACCAGTCAGATTTTGGTGGAGGTGCGGGGAATTGAACCCCGGTCCGTCCTACGTCATGATGAACGTCATCAATACAGTCCTATTTATACATGAAGTGAGCAGTTAAGTCAAGAACTTTATGTCCAAGAACGACCTGTAACAAGTCCGCCTGCGTTAGGGTTATTTACAATATCGTTTGGATCGTTGCTACCAACGCCGTAGCGTGTTGGTAGTTGTGTTGGATCAGGATTGCTACGGCGGCCTGTGGCCAGACGATCAACTGCCGCAAGTGCAAGCTTTGCGTCCTGACGGTCACGCTTAAATTCTAGTGTTGATATACCGTTTGCTGCCATGCAATTATTTATGCAAACAATGCAAGACCAAGAAGCACGATTCCGAACACAATCGCCCAGAAAATGAGCTGTCCGAATTCGTGCTTCAGTTTTTTATAAGTGCCAGGTTTCATCTTATTCCTTAGGAAGGATGCCTTCTGACTTGAGTAAGGTCCAAACACCGTAAGCGATTGCGCCCCATGCTGCCCAAGGTAGTAGTGATTGGAATACAAGCACCACAACACCTAGACCGATGATTACTGTACCATCCCAGGTTGTGCGTTCTGCCCAGCGAGCCATTAGCCAAGCCCAAATTGCGTCAAACATGATAAATCTCCTTTTCCCCCTATTGGGTCTAGTATTTATCGTGCCTGGAAGTGTTTCATCCACTTATTGAGGTCTGCGTTAAAAATATCGCGGCTTTGTTCGGCGTCAATATTACCACGAGTTCCGAGATCACGGTCTTTAAGATAAACCGGATTCCTGCCAGTAAGTTTAATAATAGAGTTTGCTGTATATACAGATGATTTTGACATTTGAGCAAGATCTTCTGCTGTCAATTTTTGAATACGCTTGAGATGTGGTTTTGAATACTGTATGAACAAAACCGTCATATAAACATTTTGAAATCGATCGGGTTCAATACGCTGTTTTTCAATATAGGTCAAATATTCAATTCGCTCAAATACTGTGTGGTTTTTGGATTGATCTAATACCTTTTCTGCTTGGATACGGAGCAGAGTCATAATGAGATCAACACGCATAGGCACATAGCCAAATGATTCAGCTAATGATGTCAAACTCAATCACCTCGTTGATTTGCACTTGTGCTGTGGTGTTCATCATACGTGCGCGAAAGAACACACACTCAGCCTGTATTTCCGTGAGACAATCCCACGTTTCTTTGGTTCCATCGTTCTTTTGGATGATAACTTCAAACATTTGTCGCTCCCTACTGCGACTATTGTTTTAGCAGAGTGATCAGGCTGTGTCAACCATATCTAGAAGCTGATTTGTTTTATTTTCTGCGGCAACATTGATTGCAAATTCGTGTCCGTGCTCGCGATCAAGGTTCTGGAAGAAGAAGTCTTTGTCATAGTCAACTGCTACCCACATGCCGCTATCTACTTCATTTTCAAGTTGACCTGGCTTCCAACCACAATAGCCAGTTGCTAGGATATAGTCGTTTGGACCAACACCGCGGTTGATGTCGTCTACAATATGACGTCCACTTGTATAGCTCATATCGTCGTTGATTTTGATGGACGACTCACGTGCATAATCATTTGAATGAATAACGTAGCCAATGCGGTAGTCTACTGGACCGCCATGGTAGATACGGTCTGGGTATGGCCAATTGATATCATGAGAAAATCTTTCAGCCGCTTCAATCTCAACAGGGACGTTTAACATTACACCAATTGCCCCTTCTTTCTCGTTATGTGTATGAATATACACCACACTCTTACGAAAGATTGTGGATGTGATTTGTGGTGATGCAATAAGTATTTTGCCTTCGTAATTGGTGATAGACATAGTGTTACCTCTCTTCACCATTACTTATCAAAAAGAAGGAAGTGAGCGCAAGGCTCACTTCAAGTTACGTGCTTGCTTTTCCATTTCCGCAGCGAGGTCGGGGTAACCGTTTCGCTTCATTTCACCTGCGGCGCGCAAGTAGCCCAGGCGTTCAATCTTTTTCCAAAAGCTCATTAGATGTATCCTTGTTCTTGTAGTGTTGCGACGCGCTGCTCGAACTCCTGTCGAGTTGTTGCGCCTTCTAGGTAGTTCGCTGCATAGATAGCGCGTCGCAATGATGTTAGGAAGTCCGTGATTATAGCCAACGGTACGCTCCCTTACGATCTAGTTCGCGTTGGCGGCGTTCTAGATCTACCAAGTCCACGGATTGGGCTAGGTAATTTTCGATATCGCGCTGGCGACGAGACATACAACGTTCGTCACCAAACACGTCTTTAAAATAACGAAGCAGGGCCATTATAAAAAGCCTGCTTCACGGATGAGGCGGTCATAAGCCGCTTCACGCTCTACTGGAGCGTATTCTGCCTCTACGTAACGACGAATGTCTTTTCGTGCGGCTTTTTTGTTTACGAATAGTGATTTTAGAAATGACATTGATTTATTCCTTGTGCTCAAAAATAAATGCAGCTAAATGCTGCACCTGCACATACATATTTACAATAAAGTCAGGGGATTCACAACTGCAAATTAAACATACCGTCCTGCATCTGTGTGCATAGCTCAGTAACGATTTGCTAAATTGTATTCTTAATATTCTATTAGTTCGTCAAGTTCAGCAAAAGAAACTTTCAAACGTTTTATTGCCATCATACGTGTCGGATAAGTCGTTCCATTTATTGTAACCTGTTGTGGTTTTGTGCGATAACTTTTATCTTTATGCGTGAATCCATATGGCTCATAATATTTGCCGCCGCCAGGCTGTAAATTTAAACAAAGTGTATCTTTGAGTGTTTCTTCTGTTACGGAATTCCCTTCAAAGTCGATGCAGTCTTGGTATTCACATTTGAAGAGGATATCACGAACCCAATCTTTGGCTTCTGTTAATTTCCATTTTGCTTGAAATTTTTTTCCAGAACCAATATATCCATCGTCGATGTGTCCTTTATGGATCCCAATATAATAATGAGAGGTAGGAATGTATGTCCATTTATAAACAAAGCCTGTATACATATCACTTCTTGAGTTTGAAACCAATACGTCCTTTATTGCCTGTAGCGAAATAATTTTTGTTGTAGATGAATGGTTGATTGTCGTCTGGCAACTTGCCATAATAGGTAAACGTAACCTGGTTACCCTTGAGGCCAACCTTGGTTAGCACCTGCACATATCCGTTTTCACGTAGTGTTGCGTTAATCACATCAACAAATTCAGGTTCGTTATTGACTCGTGATACCATGAGGTTGACAATCGCCGCAATAAGATGGTTATAGACAGAGTAGTCTGGTCGACTCATAGTGCCAGGGTTTACACCTTGGTTAGCAATAATTTGCTTGAGTCGATGGCTTTGCATTACCTCTGGATTTTGTTCGTGGCGGGATAGGCGTTCGATCTCTTCAATGTCTTCTGCGCTGATAATTCCCATTTGGCGTGCCAATATGACTGGGCCAAGGTTACTAGCATTTTTAGGGCTAACTGAGAAGCTAGGCATCACAGACAAGTCCTTAATGATAGTTGCACCTTTAGGATATTGTTTTGCAACGTCAGGTGGCATGATCTTGTAGATACCTAGTAGGCTGCTAGCTGCACCACCAGCTTTAAACATTTTGCTGCTCACGCCAATACGCTTGTCTTCGGGAGTAATGAGATAGCTATCAATCAACATACCTGTGCTGTCTTGTGGAAACACAACACGACTATCTGACAGGTTGCTTACGCCATAACGTTCTTCAATTTCAGCACTGCTGAGGTTTTGTAGGTTATCGGTAAGCAACGCAACCACACCTGCATACTCGCCAGCATATTTTGCAATGATGCCTGCTTGGTTACGGTTTTCAAATGTAATAGGTTTGTTGCTACCTGCTGCGCTGTCAATTACCTGTTCAATCAAGTCACCCATATGTTCATATGGAGTGCCTGCTAGCTTGGTGCGTAGGTTTTGATCGATAACATCAAGCAATTTTAGCAATTTGCGTGGCTGTTCATCTGGAATGATGTCGCTTGGCTTGATTGGCAAGCTTTCAGTTTCAATTGCTGCTTGGAATTTATAACCATTTGGAGCCTTCCATTTGTTATGCATAGACATAAGATCCTTGGCATAACGGACATGGGCTTCCTTGCTACCATCAGGACGTTCAAACTCAGCAACAATTGCAGCCTTACTTAATCTGTTAGCTGCGTTGTCATTTACACGCTTCATGTCTGAGGGGATGACTTGGTCTAGTGCGCCTTCCAGTTCTTCACGACTGTCAAATGCGTAGTCGTTTTCTGGTCGCACAAATTTGATATCGATAACAGTGAGTGTATCGTCAGGGCTGTTTGGGTTGACATATACGTCACCAGGCTGTCTTGCACTTACGCCGCGCGATTCAGTCACCTGTTCTTCTGATAGTAAAAATTCTAAGGCTCGCATGTGTATATTTATGCGAGCGTTATTCTTCTTCCATAGTCAACTTCAGTTGCATGTTGCTCAAACGGATGAACACATTGGCTTCCGCAAGCTTTTGTTCTGCAACCTCATGGGAGAAGATGCCAGCCACTGCTTGGCCTTCTTGATGTACCTTGAGCATCAGTCCTGTAGCTTCATCAAGGTTCATTTTAAATACGTAAAAGAGCAACCCAACAACAAAGTCCATTGGAGTTACGTCATCGTTATGTACAATCACCGCCCATTTACGTGGACGCTTGAGTTTGGTTTGTGTTTTTTCGACTACGTCTGCGTCTGCTGACATATTGCCCTCTTTTGGTTGTGGGAGGTAGTGGTAGCCACCTCCCACAGTGGTACTGATGATCGCTCAGTAATTATTTGCCGATAGCGATGGTGCGTGGCTTCATTTCTTCTGGCAATTCACGTAGTAATGAAACTTTGAGGATGCCATCTTTGAGGTCAGCACCAGTGACTGTTACATGTTCTGCAAGTGCAAACTCACGCTTAAAGCTACGTGAGCTGATGCCGCGATGCAAGTATGCAGGCTCTTCGCCTTCGAACTCTGGCTTGTTTGCAGATAGGATTAGCTTTTTGCCGTCCTGTGTGATCTCCAGATCGTCTTGTGTAAAGCCAGCAACTGCAACTTCGATAGTGTATTCGTCGTCGCCGTCTTTAATCACGTTGTATGGAGGGTATCCACCGCTTGGAGTGAGTGTCTCGAATGTGTCAAGAAAGTTGTCAAATCCAATACCTCTGTCATTGAGGAAGCTCGGTAGAGTTAGTGTGTTAATTGCTTTTGTCATCTTAATCTCCTTTTAAAAGCAAGATTTTTATAGGACCCCTAAGGCATCCTGCTGGTATTTATTACCAGTTTTCGCGCTTGGCCTGTTCCTTAAGCCAACGCTTGCGAGCCGCTGCTTTAGCCTTTTTGCGTGTCATGCTTGGCTTTTCGAAGTAACGGCGTTCTCGCATCTCTTTGAAGACACCTTCCTGTTGGAGGATCTTCTTTAGGCGGCGCATTGCCTGCCCTACATTGTTATCACGGACTTCGACTCTTGAGCCGCGCGGTCCGCTTTGTGTTTTCTTTTGATTTGGTGTTGGCCTAGCCATCCTTGGTTCCTTTTAACATTGCGGTAATACGGTTACCAGCAAAAGAGGGTTTTGCATCGTATTCAATACCGTCAACTTCCTGGAATACTCTTTCTAGGATGTCATATCCCAAATCAGTGTGTTGGCGTTCGCGACCACGAAATTGAATTAAAACCTTAACCTTGTTGCCCTTGTCGATAAACTTAGCAATTTTCTTACACTTCGTTTCGAAGTCGTGTTGATCGATATTGGGCTTGAATTGTACCTCTTTGATAGTGGTACGGGATTCACGCTGCGCCCGTGCAGCTTCTTTCGCTTTTAGTTTCTGTTCGTAACGATACTTGTTCAATTCCAAGATCTTACAAACAGGAGGCTTGGCGCTAGCGTTGATCAAAATAAGATCTAAGCCAGCGTCTTCAGCTTGCCTCAATGCTTCATTCGTTGACAGCACCTTGCTGTCAGCTTCCGTAACTAAACGAACTTCCTTGAATCGAATGTCACGGTTAGCGAGTATAATTTCTCGCTGTTGTTTCATATTAATAGGTCTAATCCTCTGAATACAACTATGTCATTCAGTGTAGTATGTCTGCACCCGAATGTCAAGAGTTTTTACCATGCTCTTTTAGCAAGAAGGATTCAATCTCTTCTACGTTATTGAAAACTTGGTATTGGTAACTGTTGAGTAAACTCACCATCGCTGGATAGGTTCGCTCTTGGCTGATCCAGAAAACCATAGCACGGTTCTCATGTTCAGCTTGCATAGCAAGGAATACTTCCTCTGCTGTGATGTTGTCTAGGTTTACAAATATGCTGCTCGCCATTCCTGCAACTGCGCGGAACCAAGGAGCAACATTTGGATTGAAGCCAGTCTCACTCACAAAGAATGTGATTTCAACTTCAGGAAAAAGTTTTTCATATACATCTGAGTATGCTTTGCTCTCATCATATGTAATGCCCAAGAGCAAGACACTGGGACCAATCGTGTTAAGGGTGAGGTCCGGCGGTGTAACGGTATACACCGAATTTTTAGTTTTCATCTGGTGACCTGTTGAATGTGTGTCCCTTCACTAGAACCTCTCCTGGAGGTGCGTGAGGGTTAGCTTTTGCAAAAGGTGCCCTATCATGTGCGTCTTGAGTGTCTAACGGGCTCGCGCTTTGCTCTATATCCTTCTGCGTTTCTGATAACGGTTCCGCTGTTTCTTTAGCGGTAACTTCTACTGTTAAGTCCGGGGCGCGTTCTTCGTTCTCTTTAGGTAGGTTATCTGTCTCGTCTGATTGAACTCGTGTTTCCGGTCCTTCTGATGTTTCCTCATTATGCGGTATTTTTGCTGCTTTGTCAACAGGTTCTGTGTCTTCTGGACGTAACAGTGCAATGCCTGCTAGAATGAGCACAATAGCAAGTGGATCAAATACTAGAACCAATACAATGATAACCCAACGCACTGCTTCTTCTAGCAACTCTTTGTTAGTCTCACCGTAAATGAGCTCTGCAATATAACGCACTGGCCCAACCTCAGCTTCCAACACGCGCAACTCACCTTCCAATTCAAACTTTTGATCTAGCAGTGTACCAATCTGTTCGTTTGCTTGGTTGATAACGTCTTCCTGTGCTGCAATATCTGCTGTGTTGTCCACTGTTGTGACATTGATTAGCTGTGTGCGGAACGCTTGGATGGCGTCTTGTGCTCGTGCAATCTCGGCATTTGCTGACTGTTGTAGGCGTGTTATCTCGGCACGGGCGGCGGTCACGGCAGGGTTTTCTGTCGCTGCCGCTGCGTCTAGTCTGTCTAGTATTTCACGCTGACGTACATCCAGTGCGGAGCCAAATTCAGCAATACGCTGACGTGTCTGACTGCCCAACACACCATCTACATCTGCGCCAACCAGTGCTTGTAGTGCACGAACATCATTAGCCGCTTGTGCTGCTGATAGCTCGTCTCGTTGTGTTCTAATACGATCTAGTTCTTCTTGTAGCGGCTGAAGATTGCCGTTCTGCTGTGCAATTAGTTCATTTTGCACGGCAATGTCACGTTCTAAGCGTGTACTTGTATCAGCAATAATACGTTCCTGCGCTTCAATACGACCTTGTATATCCGTGTCTGCCTCAGCGACACGCTCTCCAAAGCCTTCTATTGTTACATTGGCACGTTCGATAATTTGCTGCTGACGCAACACATTTTCGTCTATACGCTCAATTTGTGCTACCAAGCCACCACTGCTAGCAGCTTGTTCAATATGTGCTTTGGACAGGAAGCCAAAGATACCCATGCTTGTAATCAACATGAGTATAACCACAGCGGGCACAAGGTATAATTTGATCAAGAAGCTTGTTTGTTCCCAAAAGCTATGCAGATATATTGCTGCGGTGACTTTGGCAACTTCAAGTGTTACACCCATGATAATGATTGGAATGACAGCCGCAGCGAAGATCGCAGTAAGTCCCACGATACTGTAGTATGCAGCAACTACGCTGACCGCCAGAGCGACGATCGCTGTCCAAATACCAAATATAAATTTCATCAGGTTTTTAAGCCATATCCATGATCTATCAATAGTTCGTTGATATTTATTTTAGTTCCGTCTGGTTCGACCTTGTAGATCTGTCCCAAGCAACGGCCTGCCTTGCCGCGACGGTTGTATGTGGTTTCGCAGATAAACTCACGTGGCAGTAATTTGATGAGGGCTCCCATTGCCTCATCAGTCTGCTCAACTCCGTAAAGCCTAATATTCATAGGCATATAGACCCCGAAGCAAAGGTCAAAAGTAGCTTCAACCGTGTTGCCGTTGACAACTCGGATTAGTTTACAGGGAAATTCTCGCATTGCTATCCTCTTTAGAATATTTATCCTGCGCACAAGATTTGCGCACAGGATCCTATACTTTGGATAGTTGTATTAGCGAGGAGAATGCACGTAAAACAAGTGTGCGTCAACTACTGCAACTTGCTCATAGACATCGTTCCAAAATGGATCTGCATAATAAGCATGGTAGTACGTGCTGCCGTATGTGTTGTCTTCAACTTCACCATGCATTACGATCTCAGCAATGATGCTGGACCACTCAACCGCAGCTTCTTCAAGTGTGTTGTTAAGCTTGGGCATCTTGTCACTTTTGCCATCACAGTAATAACTGAACTGACAGCGGTGAAGACTTATTGCAGAGCCGTCAAGTGGTCCTTGGTGCACAACACCACAAATTGTATCAGGGAAATTGCTACTCGCAACACGATTCATAACCACGTTTGCGATGGCAAATTTACCGTCTAGAGATTGATTGCCGCCTTCAAAGTAGACAGCTTCCGTCATGCAGTAATGTTCAGCTGCATCGAGCTCGACAGTTTCTTCCATTGCTACGGAGGTGATAGTGATTTCAAGTGGCTCGGCTCGTGCGCCGATTGTTGCCACTCCTGCAATCGCTGCTATTTGTGCAGTAAAGATTGCAAATTTAAACATGTCTGCCTCATGGGTAATTTCAACAAACCATATCTAGCAAAAAGCCTTGGTAATGTCAAGTAGTTTTTTCGCGGAATTGCAAATAATTGCGCAACAATCCTTCGATATTTGCCTTTCCAACTGGATTTTGACTGTGTACGTAGAAGTCAAATTCCTCGGGAATTTCAAAGTCACTGTCACCGCCCATGTCAAGTTCAATCAAAAACTTAGCAATGTCATGACCACTGTGATTATCGATACCAAGATCATGGTCAAAGCTGATGAACCCAGGCATTCCATGAATGCGCAGCATCATCATGACGGCCTCCCAGTCACGAGCCACAACCCAGTTGCGCCCGTCATTACGGGGTGGGTCGCGTTCGTCGTCGATAAAAAGGCTGTATCTACTCATGATCGAATTTGCCTCGTATAACTGAGGCAAATTTAGTCATTGTTGCCTCGTCCCAACCAAGTAATTCCTGAAACGCATCAACGGCAGTCTCAGCACTAGTGTCGCCATACCGAGCGCCTTCATCCATAGCCCAGATTAGGAACGATCCCAAATCAATGAGAATGTCGGCCTGACTACGGCCTTGGTCCTTAACAATACTATCTGTCGTAATCATAGGAATACCATCATAAAGAGTGCAACAGCCCAACCAAGAATTGCGATAAATGCTATTTGTTTGGTTACTGACTTAATGCGTGTCTGCAGAACTTCAATCTCAAGATCGTCAATACCTTGCTTGATTGCAGCGTTGCGCAGTGTATCGTTTTCTGCGCCAAGGCGGTTGTTGTCTTTGATCAAAATGTCCCGCGCTTGTTCGTATTTTTGACAAACCTTAAGGTGTTCAGACATCTTGATAGTGTTCACAGGAATGTCTTCAGGCTTGTTAGCCGGGCGGCGCGGCATCACAACGCTGCCACTGCCTTTCCACTGTCTCCGCGCCATCTTGATACAAGCAAGAGCTTCAGAGTCGTTGTCTGTAGTGATTGCTTTCTCAATCAGCGTGGTAACAGTATCAACCATTCTTTTGATCTCCGATGTTATAGTGTTCTGTTTCGCAGGTAACTTCCCATTCCTGCCATTCGAGATTTTCGCCGTCTGGGTTGACAACATACAAGTCGCCGTCAATTTCAACAACACCATCACGAATGTCTTGGTCGATTGCTGCACGAATTTCTTCACAGACAGCCGGATCTTCAAAATAGTATTTCTCTGATCCTGGCATCACCATTGCAGCTTCACCACTGAGCCATATAACGACCCAATACATTAGTCGACCTCTGGGAAAAGTTCTTCAACGTGCTTCCGAGCACGTTCGATCTGCCGGGGAGTCCACATTTCTGCAACAATGTCATTGGCAGTCGCCATGCTGTCACCACGGAAAGCAACGCTCTCCTTAGCGACATTGAAAAGCTGACGTTTGTTGAAGTTTGTGAAGGTGTTCATTGCTTCGTCATCATGCAGGAAGCGGGGATTTGACAGAGCAAAGGTAGTGATTTCTTGGACGCCCATAGGCACTATCACCTTGGCGATAATGCGACGCTGGCCGTCATCACAAATTTTGGATCTCATAGCGATAGTCCTTGATGTTTCATACGCATACCAAGACTATATGGCAATACGCTTTGCCTGTCAACCAAAAAGTTTTACTAGGCTTCAATAAAGTCTAGACGCACTGTCCAATCAACAGAGTGACCAGCATCGCCCTGTACGCGAACCCTAAATTCATTGGATACAACGTCCAGTAGCAGGTCATAGTTTGAAGTAGATGCAGTACCATTGTATGTGGTTTTGTTGCCTGCTGTGCCTACAATAGTAACGGTTCCGCTAGCATTGTCAACCAAACCTTCGATCTTGATAGCTGTTGCGTCTACGCTGTCAGTTCTGTTTGCAACCGCAGTGACCTCAACAAACCATGTCTTGTTATTGTCTGGTGTTAGGCGTAGACTGTTGAACAAGACCTCAGTTGGTATAGCGTTTGATGTGGTGACACTGCCTTCGTTGCCCATTGCGTTTGCAATAATCTCGATTTCGTTTGCAGTTTGTGTGAGCTGAATGCCTGTGCCTGCTGTGAGTGAGCGAAATTCAAAATTGTTACTCTGGCGTTGCTTAAACACATCGCTGCCAGTTCCTAGGCTGGATGCTGTTAGACTGTCACCAATGGTGAGCACATCACTAGCAACACCTAGGCTAATACCACCAGTTGTCTGGAATGTACGGAATTCCAGTATGCCACTAGCATTTTGCTTGAAGACTTCGAATGGTCCGCCACCAATGTTGTCACCATCTACAACTCCGCCGCCTGTTGCAAACGCTTGCCAAGCACCACCTTGACGTCCTTCAAACTGTCCTGTGGTGGTGTTGAAGCGGAAGCCACCGTCAGCTGGTGCACCTTGTTGTGCAGTTGTACCACTTGGCACGACCATGGAGTCGTTGCCTGGAATGGTTGGGTTGCTTGTAATGCTGAGTGTAGGGTTGCCAGCTTGTCCGTTGCCATTCTGCACTGTGATCTGGTTTGCTGTGCCAGTAATCGTGCGGTAAAATGGCGTGTTTGTGCTGCGCGCCAGCAAGCCGTTGCCTACATTTTCGTTAACTTCAGTTAGGAATGAGCCCAAGGTGTCGCCACCGCCGCCACCACCAACAATCTCATAGTCAGCTAGAGTATTGGTTTCTGGCTCTTGGTTACGCAAATATGTCACACCGTTGTCATTACGAAACACTTGCTGACCAGCTGATGCACCGCTGTTGACAAGCTCTGTTTCGCTGTTTACAAAGAGGGTAGCACCGTCAATGTTTGTGGTGTTGTTGACATTAGTAACAACTGTGCCGCCACCTGCCGCTTCTCCCTGTGCAATAGCTTCATTGACAGGGTTGGTTGGTAGGCCGCCAGCATCAAATCCTGGATCCTCAATCGTCTCCGGTTTCAAGCCTTCACTTTGTGTTGGGTTCTCTTGTGTGATGTTCTTAGTATAACCAATAATTTCACCACAATAGCTGAACACTGGAATCTGTTCTGAAATCTCTGGACTTGGGTTTGGCGTGCGACGCAAAATACGTAACAGCTCTTCATCACAGAACAATTCGAAAATGTTGTTATACACGTTGCCGTCACTGTCAACAACCTGATAGCTGCCTAGCTGTTGATATGCGCCCTGGATGACTGCGGCTGTACGTGTTGCACCCTGGATGCCTTCGTCCTGTGAGTTAAACAGTGCAGCAATGCCAGTGTGTGTTTCGCGTGGTGACTCACGTAGTTCACTACCGCCTTGATCGTATGTGCCTGTGACACGATTTTCTTGATCAATAAGGCTGTCAATGCTATTTGTTACTGTGTTAATGTCTTGAATAATGCTGTTGATGAATGCATCGCTGAGGCTGCCAGTTAGAACATCGTCCCAAACATCACTTAGCTTGCCCAAAATACCACCAGTGAACACGTTAGGGTTAAAGCCGCCACCTGGAATCAAACAGCCGCCAATTTCGTCTGGAAAGATTTGGCCAATTTGGTCAACAATGTCACGCCCAGCACCTAGGAAACTGTCAAAAGCATTTTCCAAAACATTTGGAATCTGAATAGGATCAACTGGCGCAGAGCAGAAGTTGATCATGTTTGCAATCTGTGTAACCTCAGCCAGCACATTGTTCACACGTCCTAATACTTCATCAATCTTAAGGTGGTCGTTGAAGCGGTCAAATGCCTCGTCCAATCCTTGCAGTGCTTGGTATAGGGTGTCCTGAATTGTGCCTACTAGTGTTCCTAATAGTTCCTTGATGTTAAGGCTGATACAAATCTGTATGTTGGGTAGCAATAGACCGCGGCCAGCTAGCAAGGAACAGATAATTTCCTTGAGGCTGAAGTCAAATTCAGCACTCACAACCAAGCGACTGATGTCAGCAACACTGCCTGTGAGTTCTGCACGAACACTGTTCTGTGCACTTAGATAGTCATTGACATCTGCGATGCCATTTGGGAAATCTGTAAAAGCCATTAGCTCTGCCTACTGTAATAATCGTTCACACTCTGTACTGTGATCGGTCCATTTGGACTTGTGCGCCATCCTGGGTTCTGTTGCCATGCACGACCGCCAATCGCGTATGATCCTGGCAACACATAGTTTGGTGGACGGTTTGCATATGCTGGTGCAGCTTGCATAATACCTAGTCCACTATTGTCAGGGTTATAATTCCAACGATCAAGATAGCGTCCATAAGTGTTTAATTGCTCTGCAGGAGATGAATTTCGAACAGCCGTTGTGGTTGTTCCTAGTTCACGTGCTGAGTCTGGAATAAATTGGAAATATCCGCTTGCACCTGAATTGTTGTTGAGTGCACGAGGATTAAATGCACTTTCGCCTTTAATCGTATTGTATAGTTCTTCACGACTAAAGTTTGGATAGCGAGCCTCAATTGCTTCAAGTTCACGTATCCAGTCTGGGTCACTTTCCAGTTGCTCAATTGCAGCGAGATCGCTCTCTGTGAAGCCACTTGTATCAAACTCTGCTTGAGTCTTGGATTCTTCTGCATTTGGTGGTGGAGTTGGTTCTGTTGCATTTGGATCAGGATATTCATTCTGACCGCCATACACTTCTTGACGTGTTGGGTCCTCACGATTTTCATCAGGGCTGCCAGCAATAGTGCCGCCGCTACCACCTCCACATGCAAATACATCGCCACTAGCACCTACACTGGTTGGGTTACAGTGTGGTGGGCCAAGTGGCGGGCATAGTGCATCTGGACTTGCGTTGCTGCCTTTGAGTACTAGCTTCTTGTTATTGACGAAAACGGTGCCATCATTAACTGTGGCACCGAGAGCACCGCCTCCGTGAGTGTTGCCATCACCTTGCACACTTGCAAGTAGATTGTTCACGAAAACGTTGCTTTGTCCTGAAACTATAGTTGACGCTCCGCAAGAGCGACTGTCAGTATTGCGATGAACTGGTATATTCACGTCTACTCCTTACGGAGTATTTATTACGCGATCAGTTTGGATGCCGTACCTGGAGCAAGATCAAGGCCACTTACCTGTTGGGTAAATGCATTCTTGAACTGTTCATCTGTTGCCAAAACTGTGATAACAGTCTGTTTGTTGAAAATAACTTGTCCGTCTGCTTCACGCAGATAGTTGCTTGACATAATGTATGGAGCAAGAGCCATATTACCTTCTGCTGTTGGTACTGGTACAACAGGTTTGCGCAGTGTAACACCGCCCATATCTTCACTGACGTAGTAACCAATAACTTCTTCACCTGATACAAGCTTGAGTGTTACCACATCGTTTGCTTTATGCTTTGTTTGTAGCATATTAATCCTTTCGCCACATATCGTGGTCTTCGTAGTATTGGCATAGAGCGCGATAATCACCAACATATTTGCCATGCAGCCAAATCTGCGGCACAGTTTTTGGTGCACCTGGAGCAACTTTATCTAGGGTCTCTAATAACGTAGTGCGTAGTTCATCGCTTTCACTAATGTTATGTTCTTTGATTTTGATGCCTGATCCTTTCAGCATCACTTTAGCCTGGTCGCAATAAGGGCAACCGTTTTTACTCCATATAATGGCGCTCATGATTATTCCAATTCGTAAATGTAAACTTCGTAGTCTTCTAAAATTCCATCAACTAGGATCTCTACATCATCCCAATGTAGTCCGCCCAGTCCGCATCCAATTTTTGGCATTGCGATGGTTTTGAGATTATTGTCTCTCATATAGTTATCAATCTCAACTAGACAATAAGCAACTGCATTTAGATCTGCATATTGCTTTCCATCATAGCCTTTGTTTTGTTGAGTGTGTGCGTTAACCCATATACGTCCGTCATAGTCGACAAACTGGCAGGTTCCCAAAACATGTTCCTTCAAACTGAGGTACTGTTCACGCACAAAGGGGTGTTTACGTTTTATTGCTCCGGCCACTCCGCTTCCAAAGTGACCGGTGCAATTTACGCCGTGAGCAATCACTTGCTCTTGGGCTTCTGTTACGTCGCCTTTAACATAATGAATCAAGTGTTGCCTCTACTCTCTGCCTTGCTATCTCAGCATAATCAGAATTAATCTCAGTTAGAATAAAATCTCGTTGCAGCCTCAACGCTGCTTCAGCAGTGGTTCCGCTACCACCAAACGGATCTAGAACTATATCCCCTGGATTACTCCAGGATTGAATATGGTCTTGTGCGAAATCTAAACTAAACATTGCAGGATGCCCCCATTTTTTAGCAGTTCTGTCTTGGCCTGCTGTGTTTGTTAACCAAACATTATGTCGCATTCCGTATTCTCTGTTTACTTTTCTTGGTCTTTCTGTTTTACTGCCGTCGCGTTCGGTTGAAGTATTTTTACCGAAACTTCCGGGTTGTCCACTATAAACATTTTTTCGATCGAGGATCGGGTTAAATGTTTTTGGTTTTCCTTTACTGAAAATAAATACATATTCAAAGGTTTGATGATATCTATTAACGCTCGGGTTACTAAAATTACTCTTTTGCCATATCATTGTGTCATGTAGATTAAGACCTATCTCATCTTTGAAGTATAAGGCCTGTCGAAAACTATTTCCTGTCTCACTGCCATTGATAGTTTGGTCTGCAACATTCCAAACTATCACCCCTCCTGGCTTAATCACTCGATTAAGCTGCACTGATAATTCAGTGAACATATAATAATTCCACTAAGTGGAATTATTATATGTTCTTAAATCATCATACGGAGGACTTGTCAGAATCATGTCAATTGATTCTTCTTCAACATTCTGTTGTAATTGATCAATTGCCGATCCAGATAATATTTGATTTCTAATCATAATGTTTCTTTGCTAATAAATGTGTAGTCCACCGGTACACTAACACCTGACTACTCTATAATACTTGGAAATATTAGAGCATGACTACTTATCAACCTTACACTTATCTGATCGGATGGTTTGATCTTGACAATGGTATTACGGCGTACGTTATGCCAAAATTGTCATCTGTCCGATCTTTGGGTTTCTTACTTTACGTCATCCAAGTATGTAACTCTTCTTCGTGAAGAGCATGGTGAGCCTGAAATCAGGCTCACCGCATCTTTGAGACTGCTGAACAAGCCGTGCTATGGGAGGCAGGCGTCCTTCGGCGCACCAAAGCTATTTACGAACCCAAGTGGCTAAATCATAATGAAAGTGGCCACTGGAATGCTACTCTTTCAACACCTAACCCGCTTGCTGGTAAAACCTACCAAGAACTATATGGCGAGCGTGGTGTTGAATGGGCAGACAAAATTAGTCAAGGATACCAGGCATGGTGGAATTCACCTGCTAGACTAGCTCGTCGTAAAGAGTTACAGACACAAGACAATCCTAACTTTACTACCAAAGGCGTAGAGCCTCATAACAAAATTCTCAACACGTTCGAATTTACTTGTGAGTTCTGTGACGCAACAGGAACCCGTCGCAACGCCGCTACTCAACGAAAGCGTAAGACTTGTAGGTCCAAATCCTGTGCACAGAAATGGACCCAAAAGTATCGTCGTCAGATTTCGCATCCACCAGCAGCGCAAGCTTGAGCGCCCATTGTGTCAATGTCTGTGTAAGATTTCTTTGACAGTCCGGTCTTAAAGTCAATTGGCTGCATATTTTGTTGGATCTTTGTCCACTTATGTAGCAAGTAGACATCCTTAAGACAGTATTCTGCCGTCTTTTCGTCGCCCTCAAAATAGTTTGATGCAAACTTCTTGAAACGACGAGTCCATTCAGCACCCTGGTCCTTTTGCTCTCCGCTTTGCATTGCTTCGTTTTGTGCTGCAAATGTCGCACTCCACAAATCACCAAAGCCTTTGAAGCTTTCTACAATCAAGCCACTTGCAAACATTGCTGCACGGCCATACTTTTCAACAATTTGTTCTTCAGTTAGCACTTCTGTAAATGGTGCTTGGTTAAAGTCCTTGTCACCGCTTGCTGCTAGGAAGCTGATGCCTGCAAAGCTATCGCGGTTTGTAAACAGATACTCTTCAACTTCATCCCACTGATCACTTGCAACTTGCACTGTGTTGGAAACGTTGTGTCGTACTGTTGGGTCAACACATAGTGACTCGTCTGTACCATGCTCAACCCAGGTGTTCTGAACTAGCTTAACCTTTTCCAGTAGCTTTGTGCCGTATAGTTCACGCTTAAAGAGTGAATCACTTGGTGCAATAACTGGGAAAGCAATCTGATAGTCAGTGCCGTTTGTTGACCATACGCTATCTTCAACCATGTAAGGATTAGTATTTGCAAATAGCTGTGCAACTTCTTGGTCCTTGTTCATTTGTACGTGACGTAGGTAACGTGGGCTGTGATCACCGTGGATACCGCTTGATGTGCCTAGTAGGACACTTGCGTTACCACTTGGCTTGACACATGTTGTACGAGCTGCTGGGTTGATGCCAAGTAGTGCTGCAACTTGCTTGTTGACTTTCTTGACAATCTCAGCACCTTCTTTGAGGATCTTTTCATCAAACAAAATGTCTGGTGAGTTCATCCACCCTGTAATTGACACACCAATTAGTGCTTCACGGTCGAAGATCTTTTTGCTGGTCTCATCGAGGAATTTAAAGTCCGTGTAGCCTGCTTGTAGTGTGCCCAGGATAGCGCCAACACGACAAGCTTTGAAAAACTCTTCCTTGTTGGTTGCCTTGGCGCCATTAAGCTCGCTTAGGTTGCAGCCTTGCCAGCCGCTCTTCTTTTTCTTGCCCTCAATGAGGACTGGATACTTGCCAATCTCTACACAAGGGTTGTATGTGTGTTCTGTTGACTCTGTAAACACAAAGCCTGGCTCGCCAAACTGACGAATACTATTCATAATATCAGCAAACTGCTCGCGGTCAGCTTCCTTACGAACGATAACAGCACTGTTATTTGAACGGCCACGCTGTGGATTCTTGATATACCAATCGCCTGTTTTAGCTGCAATCATTTCCTGATCATCTGGGCTGAATAGGCAAATAGTAGCTGAACGGCGAACGCCGCCCGCCAAAACAGCATCAGCGGCGTGCATACAAATATCATACACTTCAATCGGCTTGAGTGAATCACGACCCGCTAGCACTGCACCCTGGACCAGATGTTCGATTTTGTCTAGTGCTTTGCGCAATGGTTCCGGACCAGGCGCTTTGAATCCGCCCGAAATCATCGCTCCTTTTGGACGTACCTTATTAAGATCAAAGTAAACACGACGTCCTTGATACTCAGGGTGCTTACCACCATCCACGAAGAAACTTGCCATGAGAACGTCAAGTGCAGTTGCCCAGCCTTCAATGCTGTCTTCTACTTCGTGGATTTTTGCTTGGCCCTTACGCTGCGCCACGCCTGGCAATTTCGCAACGTGATGCTTCTGAACTGAGAACCCTGCACCCGCTCCACATAGTAGAACATAAAATAGTTCTCCAAAGAAGGCTGCGCGGTCTGCGTATGAACTGGTGCAATTTCCAGTTGGTATTCCGGCTTCCATGACAAAAGCATGATCATCTTCAACCTCAAGACACCAAACTGTCTCAACGCTGTCTTTTTTAATTGAATCGACGCGCCAAGATGCTGCAAATTTGGAATCAGTAACTGCTGAAAAACTAAATCGAACAGTGTATGGTCTTTCACCATAATTTGTAATTTCACCAGTTTTATCTACTTCGTTAGTTGGATATATACCAGCAATCGGAAAGGAATTTCGGATGAATTTAATTGCTTCTGGATCAGAAGACTGAATTCCAGTAAACTGATGATAATCAAATCGCGACTCTGCTTTCTCCCCATCAGCGTCAAGCCAACCACGAACAAATGCGCGAGTTAACCGTGGGTCATCTTTTTTAGTATCAGGAAGTGTTTTTTTGTATTTTCCGGTGTAAGCAATTACGTCACCATCTAGAGATAAACTACTTGATGTTTTGAATCCTAGTTCTTCAAATCTATACTTATACCCAACATCTTTACCACAAAGGCGAACCATACTATGTGTTTTATTAATAGTTCCATCACCATATACATACCCATATGCCCAATATAGCTTTTCATCAGGTTCTGCTGTATCAAAATTAAAATTATTGAAGGTATTTTTAGTATGGTATAACCTATCGCCCTCTTTCAAAGATGTTGTCACTTCTCCGTTCTTCAATAACCATCTATGATCTGCTGTAAAACGGACATTTTTTTCTTTTCCATTGTTTCGTTTAAGCGTGATAGAATTTAGCTGTTGTTCACCATAAGAACGAACAATTGCAGGTTTCCAATTACCTTGTGGTGTTTTTACTGTAACCTTATCTCCATCATTATAATCTTTGAATGACTTCAAACCTTCTGTTGTTACAAAGGTAGTTTCTTGCGCACCGCAATTATACATACGCATCTGGTGCTTAAGGATCTGTTCACCACCAAATTGAAGTGCTCGTTGAGCACCCAATACATATTTTAGTTTGTAAAGTGCTTCTGCTTCGTCAATAAGGACTGAGAGATCATCAGTCATCTTGTCCTTGTAAAATTCACGATGCATATCCATAACGCGGGCCACACTCTCTTCCCACGTCTCATACCTGTCTAATTCATCACTCCAGCGGCTATAGCCTTCGTAGAATTTGGCTTCCCCCATAAGGGCACGGGTATCGATATCTTTCATTGCGTTCTCCTGTTAGTATTGATTCTGTTTGAGAAGCGATCGCATATCGAACGATTCGCGTTTCTCTAAGGTATCAACACTGTGGAGATCGACTATTTGTTCATGAATGCAGTTCAAAGCCAAATCGCCAAGTGTTGCAATCATGTATTCATCATTGTATTGATGGTCGCGGACACGATGAAGGGCTACGTCTGCATCTTGGTCCATATAGTGAATGTTATATGCCATTGCAAGGCCCCTGCTATATTTGCAGCATTCACCTTGATCAATTATTTCCCAAACAGTTGGCCAAGTGTTAGGATTAAACGGGTCCATTGCTACACTCACAATAGGTGCGCTTTGCCACCAAGTGCTTATCGCATGTAACGCGGGCAAGACGTCCCCATTGCAGGTGTCATACAACTCCTGCAACTCAATCCTAAAATCTCTCCAACTGGCTAGGCGTTCATCGGGTGAACGCAACCACAAATTTCGTAACTGACTATTGTTCAGCTGTTCCAAAGTGTTGACTATTGTTGTTTTTACACAACGTATAGTGCGCACATAAACCTTAGAGTATATATGTTGCGTCTATCCCGCCGTAAATTTATTTATCGAGTTCATAGAATTTGCCTACTCGATAGGCCCATTTTTCACTGTACTCGTCGAACTCATTTTCATCAAGTTCAAAAAGTTGAAACTCACAATCCCTGCTGCACATAAAGATGGCAGCGGTACGGATATCAGTATCAAACAAGGCGTTATGCGCATTGCCATAGGCGGCAGCTTGCATAAAATAATCTTCAATCCACTCACGCTTTTTAGGCTTGTTGGTTTGTTTGAAGTCCATGATAGCTGGTTTGTTCTTCCACAGTCCAACTAGGTCTGTGGTACCAGCATATAAGCCTGGATAGTAGAGCCCTACCTCTGTACCCCAGGCTTCGTTTAGATCATCTTTGATGCTTTCGATAACTTTGTTGGCCATGTTCTTAGCGACAAGGTTGGGCAGGTTGTTGCCAGCCTTAAACTCGTCCTTGAGCAGCCAATCCTCGAGAAACTTGTGCATCAGTGTACCAACGTTTGCAGCTTCGTTGGTGATGCGTTGTGCTTCTGCGTGTCCTACACGGTCGCGCCAATTCTGAAGAGCTTGTCGATCTTCCGCTGGCTTGGTGCGGTCTAAAATGGTAGTTACAGATGGAAGGAAGCCACTCTCGGTATCGTAGAGTCGCTTTCCTTCAACGCGCTTGCGTTTAATCTCTTGGTAGGGAAACTTATCAATGATCATAATAGTAATAATACACTGAAATCATTGACAAGTCTAGAAGTTTTTAATTTTCGTCAGTGCGTCTGATGGATTCTTCTAATTCCATAGCAATAGTAACCATTAGGCCTGCTGCTTCGTCACCTTCCTCAGGCATTCCTAGCATTTCATATGCCTTAGACACTAGATCGGCTGCGTGTTGAACAGTATCACTGGCATTCATCACCAAAGCTTCTAAACTTTCTGGCCCTGCTTCTTGAATTGACGTGCCAGCAAGTTCTCTCAGTCTATTAATATCCATCACCAATATACCTCCCACATAAATGTCGCTGTCTGTGATTCCGTGTTGAGTTTTGCCAAAATACTGTAGCCTAATCCTTGGAAATGGTTAACAACTTCTGAAAACTCAAATGACTTTTTTCTATCTTCTGTTTGCCCTGACCAAACACTATAATATTCTGTTGACTCTGGGGCAGGCGCTGAAAATGTGCCTGACGTAAATCCTAGTTCACCAAGTGCCCCACTGTCTTCTGCTAATATAAGTGACCAAGTAGTGCGTGGTGTTTCGTATGTTAATGTAATTTCTGATCCGTCATTTGTTGCTACCAAGCCAACCACACCAGCTGCGTTAATATCTGCTGTTGCTTGGTCGATATTTGTACCGTCGTTTACACCGCTGCTCAATGTAACAGTTGTCCCTGCAATTGTCAACGTGCCTCCTGGTGTCCATCCATCTGCATAACCAGTGCTAACAACAGTAACAACCGGAGTGCTTTCTGTCATTGTGGTTCCGTCATTGACAGTTGTTTGCAAGTTGCCTGCAAGTGCATCAGCAAGTATTGCACGGTTAATAAAATCAATTTCGTTGTAAATGACCTGGTCAGTAGTTGATAGGTTACGAGCCTGTGTTGCTGTGAAATTATGTGTCATTATAGATCATCCCCTAAGTCTTTTGTCGCTTGGTCAGTTGCCAAGTCATCAACACGATCCTGTTCAACTTCTTCAGCATCGTTGCCTACCATCGCATCTGCGTCGCTAGTAGCAATGTTAATGGTATCACCTGTTGCGGTCGATACGATTTCGATGGTTGACAAGATATCGATCAATGTCTCTTCATCCACTGCATAACCTTGTTCTTCTAGGTCGCGCAATAGGTTTTGTGTTTGAATTTCATCGATACCTTCTGCGTCAATGGCTGTCAGAAGTGTGATTATTTCAGAACGGAGATCCTCATTATAATCACTATCAAACAGCTCAAAAGCTCGCATTTAGATCTCGTCTTTCATCTCGCGTCCAGTTGGCTCATCGCCGCCAACCATAGCATCGTCGCCACCAAACTCGTCGTCAACTTCCATGTCGCCGCCGTCAATATCTGCGTCCATGTCCATGTCAACGTCCATGCCGTCAATTCCGCCGTCACCTGGCCCAATGTCGCCATCCATATCGAAGTTGTCCATGTCTGTTGCTGGTGCGTTGCCTTGTGCTGACTGGATTGCTGTGTCGTATTCTGCTTTACCAGACTTAAGTGACTCAACAATGCCTGCTAGTGCTGCGTCTGCTTGTGTGCTAAATGCTTCTGCTTCGTCTGCACCAAGTTCTGACTTCATAGCATCAACAATTGGTAGCAAGTCTTGTACCTGCATCTTAGCTGCATCTTCAATCATGCCCTGAATCTTGTCGCTGATTTCCTGTGCTGCTAGGATAACTTTTGCTTCTTCAACGCTATCATCGTCCAAGCCCTCTGCAACCATATCGGTTAGCTCAGTTTGAATGTTTGCTTCAAACCATAGGTCTAGGCTTTCTGCAATCATGTTGAACTTAATGCGTTTGTTGATGTCGCTGATTTCTGCAACTTTTTCACGTGCCTTGTCAGCCATGCGTTGTGCACGATCGCCTGTCATGTTGTCAAGGTCTAGATTGTAATCGTAGTTTTCCGCCAACGCTTTGGTAAGCTTGTCAAGCTTTGACGCGCCGCGTGATGTAAATTCTCTTAGAATCATATCAGATCTCCGTAATTGTCTGTAAAGTATTTATGCGAAGCCACAGTTTACAAGGCCTTCAGAAGAAGCATCTTGGCTTGCTGCATTTTACTCTTGCTGTTGCTGTACTTTGCTGATGCAACATCATACTGTACTTCACTCTCGTCCAAACGAGTAAGACGAGTTTTATAACCATATGTCTCAACTACGTAACCAACATACGCTTGGTCCAGTTCAACAATACGATCAATTTTGTTTTGCTTTTTGGTGTAGAGCATGTGCTTTACAATGCCCATTGCACTTTCAAAAAGGCCGAGATCGTCATGAACGATACGACCAGTCTGGTTGTCTACAACGTAGTAAAATGTCTTTTTCAATCCTTCGCTTACTGTTTTCTTTTCAGTGCGAATGTCGTAACGTGATACACTCACGCCTTGCTCATTACGCTGTGTATTAACTGCGGTAGCAAGCTCTAGGTCTTGCTGGCTTTCGTTAACCATTTCATATGCTGCGCCGTTAGTTGCTTCCTGCAACTTAGCTAATACATCATGCATTGCAGCAGCGTCATCAGCTGATGATGAAACGCCCGGTGCAATTTTGAATGTACCCGATTCGGCGGCATTCAATTTGCCAAGAATGTCCGCCATTGCGTTAGTTTGTTCTTGGTCTGTCATTAGTTTCTTCCTCTGGTTGATAATACATTTGGTTCATAGCTGCGAGCATCTCCGTCAACGTCTCTTCGCTAATTCCCACACAATAGTTACATGTCAAGCCCACCACATCGCTACCCATAAAACGAGTACCGCATTTGGGGCAAGTCTGTTCCACTGGAATCATTTTAAAATCCTTCGTTTACATTTGGCTTGTAATAAATTCCACGATCGACATCCATATAGCGTTGTAGCACACCACGTGTGGTTAGCTCTTTCGCCACTTGCGTTTGTCTTTCGTCCAATTGATCCTTGTAAATTACATCTCCAACGCTCTCAAGGAATTCGTGTTCATGCTTTGCAAGAAATACTGGAAACCCACCTTTGATGATTACTGACTTCATGAAATGCCTGCTCTACGTTTAATCCACTCTTGCATACGAACAACTTTTTGTTCTTTTGATTCAAAATATTCTTCATCATACATGCCAGCCATTGCTGCTTGATATTTTTCAGCCATGTCGCGCAATACTGATTCAGCTTCAGCGCGGTAATCCCATGCGCTACGACCGCTTGCATTACGGAATTCGCCTTCCATAAAATCTAGGAAGCCTATAGTTTGAAGCACATACTTTACATCTTCAGCGTTAATGCCACGTAGCTGTGGCTCACGTAGCAAATTTTCAATATCACTCATATCAATGTAATCTGGAAATGACTGATTGATGCGGTTTGCAAGCATCTGTAGACCTGCTGCACCTTGTGGATCATCTGGCTCTGCGTCTTGTGCTACATCTTCAAGTCCCATAATAACTTGATATGAATTCCACTGTTTACCTGATCCCTCATTCACTGACTCGTCTTTATAGCCCAAGTTGCCGTGAATACGGTCGTATTCTTCATCACCATAATGGAGGCGCAGATCATTTTCTTCATCATCGCTGTTGGCGTAGTCATTTAGCTCTAGTTCATCTGGTAGGAAGTCCATTTTAAAATCGTGATTGTAAAGGCGGACAGTTACACTATTAGGACAAGTTGAAATTACCATGCCGGTCTCGCCCTCCCATTCTCCACTTGTAACAATAACGTCATCATCATGTGAAAAACGACCTGTTTCTGTAACAGACACACCGGCTAGCTCTGCAATACGTCCTGTATCAATCCCACCTTCCTCAGCTTGTAATTCTGGATCTTGCATTGTTTGGTCAGGATCATCTTCACTATCTACATTTTGTGTTGTTACACCGTTTTGTACACCACCGCTATAATTGCGGTTTGTTTGTGTGAGATTTTGCGTCCCTGGCTTTTTATTTGCCGCTGGTGCATCACGGCGGCCTGGTGCGGGCCGCGATGCGGCTTGACTGTCTGCTTTTCGGCCGCCACCCATGCTGTATTCCAATTGTGGTAGTGGTCCTAAAATGTCTCCTACTTGCTCTTTATTACGACTTGAATATGCTGTATCCAATGCAATCATATCACTGAGGCTGAGGTTATTAACAATCTCATCAATAATATCATCGTCTAGTTCTTCCTTGAACATGTCGTTTACAATTTGTTGGATAACATCACGAATATTACCGCCGTTATCGTCCAATGCTTCAAATAGTTTCATCATTTGTTTAGCGCCCTTACCATTTTACTCGCTGGGTTTGTACGCTTTGTTCGCTGTGCTTTGCGTGTCATGCGACTACCCTTTTGCGCCTTTGTACGACGCAGTGTGAAACGCTTCTTCATGTCAACGGGCTTGCTGCACTGACTTGGGTCACTAACCACACGTCCTTTGCGCTTGCCAAATGTACAACGGTACTTGCGGGTGACTTTACCGCCACTCTTAGCCCAGACCATTTTGGTCTCTACTAGGCTTTCGCTGTTACCAGTTATGTCACTCATTTTCATGTAGGCGTTCCTTTAGGGTATTTATACGAAGACAGTGCCGCCTGGTTAGGGCGGCGCAAGGTGTGTAATGCTAAGTGTGAATTATATAAATGCGATCAATAAAACAACGATGGTACTAAGTAGACCACCAATTACTGTCGCCGCTGCTCCTACGAACAGCCTGTGTGTTCCTTGTGTGTTTCGGGCATTTTCTTCACGAATTTGATTCATGTTCTCCGCCATCTCTTTGCGGAAGTCACCAAGCTCTGTAATCATAGCGTCCATGCGCTCATCCAGAGTCTCAACTTTCTCAGACAGGTGAGCGTAACGCTGACGGTTCATTTCAACGTGTACTTCTAGGTTTGTCTTTTCAAGTTCTGTTGGTTCGTTAATCATTTCCCTCTCCAGAGATATTTATTCAATATGCCCTGGTGGAAATGCTGCCAGTTAACTGATGATGAAATAAGTGTTCACATTATCCAATGTGTCAAATATGTCAACTGGAAATTCAACTGTGTTGTCGAGGTCAGAGGTAATTGCAACGCCGTGAACGTCGTCTTTAAGCAATCCTAGTGGATCTGTACCTTTGAGCCAAACGTCTGGGGTTTCGATTAAAAATCGTGCACTCCATATTTCATGCTCGCCCACCCCAAAAAATTCATGAAAGTTTAGACGACTGAGCTCTGCTCTATTATGTTGGATAACAATAGGATCCATAACCTGTGTACGTAAACCACAGGTTTGCAATAAAACGTTGAGATTCTGTTGTTGATGATATTCAGCTCTATTACTATCGCGACTGCGTTGTACGCCAGTTTCGGTGATATCAACCAGCGTAAACGCTACTACTGTTTGGGTCATACAAGGCCTTTACCAATTTGGAACCCGCCTGCAAATCCTGCCGCTGCCGCAGCACCAGCCGCTGCCGCAGTCTTGGCAACATCTGGATTCTTGGCTTTTGGATCGATCATGTTTTTGCTCTTACCAAGTGCAGCAATTTGTCTGCCCATTTCACTGCGACGTGCATGTGTTCTGTAAAAGAAGTTCATGCGTGTGATTACTGTGCGCTTTTGACTGCTATTAAGTATTGGCCAGCTTTGTGCTAGGCGGCGGATTGAACGATAGTTTGAATTTTCAATTTGCAAGCTACGCTCTAAACGCAACAATGTCTGTCGCACATATGGTGATGACAGGTCATTCCTGCTTGCATTACGCAGATAACGAATTGTGTTGGAAATGTCAAGCTGAATGCGGTTGAGCAAAACTGCGTCTGCTTCACTAGCCAATAAGTCAACACGCTCCTGATCGATGACGTGTAAATTGATATAGAGGTCAGTGCTTGCTTGGCGGTAGTTTTTAAAATGACCATACTGCCCTGTTCGCTTTGCGTAGTCCATTGCAAATGGTGCAAATTCAAATTCATTGTATAGGATCCATATACCCATCATGTCCATGAAGGCAAAGTCACAAATTGTACGAGCGTCAGTCTGACGTACGCCGCCCTTGCTGCGATACTGTGTACTCTCTGTAAATTCTGTGACTAGTTTCAGATCCATTATTCATCACCTCCAGGGATATATTCGAAACTAGGCCCATATGTTGGCCTGCCAATACCGTCAATATATGTGAGGCGGCGGTTAATTGCATCAACACGACTGTCAAGACGGATAACCCTGCGTTCAAGTTCACGTCCTTCTTCAATAACCAATTCTCTAATTGTTCTGTCACCACCTGTAATTGTAACTCTAATTGCACGGTCAGCTTCTTTGAGGTTATCTTCCATTGTGTCAAGATCATCATCAAACTCTTCATCCTGAGACTCAAGTGCGACAACCTTAGCTTCCAACTGTGCGATACGATTGTAGAGTACGGTTTCTTCTTTAATGCCTGTAGTCCAAGACACCATAATTGCAATTGCACCAGATGCAAGTGGTACTGTAATCGCTACTGCGTTGCTTTTAATCCAATTCCATGTCTTTGATTCAGCCATCTATCATCTCCTAAGTTAGTCGCCATTTGGTTCTTGGCACAAACTTTACTTTGTGTTTTAGGCTCACATAGCCCTCACCACCACGTTCCCCCTTTGTAGTGGATTTAATATCAATCTCTCCATCATCCAACTGATCAATAATATCTGTTTTTGCTGCTGTTACGGCATTGTATAGTTCGAAGAGCGCAGGGAAGGCGCGCGGTTTTTCCTCGTGCATTGCGCGAAGTTTAGTTTGCTTGTTGGCACTGACTTTGCTGGTCTCGAGCCATTTGAAAAACTTCTCCGTATCCATGCTGTCGCCACCGCCACGAATAGTTTGGTTCATTGCAGTGTAAAGGATATTGCTTACGTCACTCAATCCTGAACGGCGTTCAATAACTGCGTCAACTAGTGGTCCGTGTTTACGTGCAAGTGCTGCTAGCTGTCGTAGAGCAGTGTCGTCCATGCGCGGTGCGTTTGGTGCATATGTCTGTCCTAGGGTTAGAACATCATCAGTTCGTAGTTGTTGAACTGTGTCACTGCTAACTGTTGCACTGTTTTTACCGTTCCATTCATCAAAACGAACATGTAGTGCAATGCCACAAACCGCGAGGTTGACCGCTCGACCAATATCACTTTTGGGATCAACTGTATAAGTGACTTGGTTAGGTGTGAATTGAATACCACCGCATGTTGTTGTTTTTGGACTTAGTGTTGGTGAGAAAATTAGGTCACCCATTACATATCCGTTAAAGCTGACTGGTACACTCTCCTCCAAGTATGGGAAAATTGTTTGTAAATCCTTGGCCATTGGCGGACGAAAGTCTTCGCCCTTGCCACTGTTCATAATCCAATCGTGCATTTCGCCTGGGCTCGTAGCTGGTGCATTTTTATGCCAGTTGCCCTTTGTGCCCATACCAAATACACCGTTCTCGTCACGTCCATAAAACAGTGCAACCTTGCCGTCCCACTTAATGCTCATATCATGTGTGTCGTCGTTTGTAAGATCCTTGAGAATGTCAACTGCCTCGAGAGCACCGTCCGTGCCATAGAAGAATACGAGGTCCTCAATGTGATTAAGGTCCCTGCCCATCTTCTTTTTGCCATCTAGTCGGCTCTCAAGTAGGTGTCTCAATCTCATAGGTACTTTTTAATCTCGTCTGGCATACCCAAATCTTGGATTGTCTTGTCTGCTGCAATTGCTTTGGCCCAAGGCTCAATTAGGTTGGGGTGATTCTTTTCAATTGCTGCTTGTATTGTTTCAAAGCTATTGAGGTCCTTTGCATTACCTAGGTTTAGAACTTTTGCAATTTCATCACCGCGCTTCCAAGGACCGTCAATAACTTCATTTGTCCATGCTTTGGTATAGCCTTTGCCGTCTTTACGTGGCTTGAGCTTGCGCAATACGCGCACAAGTCCCTTGGCGCTGGAATACATGTAACGCTCTACTTCGACTGGGCGGCCGCCAGGAGTCTTTTCGCTTCCCTCTTTACGGTCAACAAACTGGCTCAGTGCACCAATTGCAATGTTACGGTGAGCACCTTTGTATTTACTTTCATCTTCACCTGGTGCGTGATAGAATGTTTTAAGCCAATCAGGATCTTCATCCATCATATAGTCAACCTGCACATAGCCTGTGCGCTTTTTTTCTGTCTTGAGATCTGGATTGTAATTTTGAATCTGTACGCGGCTCATCAACACAAGCGGGCCCTTGACTGTGTCCTCAACAATTGGGGACTTCTCGACAAGTGCCTTAAACTCTTCAAATTTATCTGGTGGAATGTGGATAGCAACGTCAATGTCGCCGCTGAACTCTTTCTTGCCAACGCTACCAAGAACATTGTTTTGCAAGTCCATGCCAATATCACGCTCAAGGCGCTGTAGTGTTGGCTTGATCTCACTGATGTGAATAACGCCGACACCTTCCATGTGTCCGCCTTCACCCAGTGCTTTTAACTTGATTGGCTTGGTAAGTTCGATACCTTTAATGCGCTTACCACGGGTATAACGCCAGTTTCTACGCTTACTTCCCCCGCTTAGAATGTCCTCGACTTTCATTGACTTTCCTTATGCCTCGCTCAAACTTTTTAGGGTCCTGGGTGCGAATAGCATTAAGCAGTCGCTTAGTCAAGTCATTGGCTGTATCTTCATCATATGTTTCGCTAATCAGTTCGAGTAGATTTTCGGTGCCAGCAATAATGTTTTTGGCCTTACTCTCAATAAAATGCTCTTTATCTTTATGAAGATCGATACGACTGATTTCTTCAAGAATACTGCGAGTACGCTTTTTCACCATTGTAGGATCCTTTTCTAGTGTTATTTATGCGTCACTCGCTTCGTCGCAGTATGGCCTTGAGCTTGTCAGCATTGTTGACAGCTCGTTCAGCATTGTCTACTTTGTCGGCAGTGTCAGTTGGGCTTTTACTCAGCTTTTCGTAGAGTCCGTTAGCGGTATGTGTTTCAGCATCGTCTTCGTCCTCCTCAAGGTCACGAATACGCAGGCTATCAATGTCAAAGTGCAAGTCCACTTTCTGTCCTACACCAGAACTTGAACGTGTCTTCATAAACTGGATCTGCACCCTTCCACGCTCACGCATTGCACGGCTAGAGAAGATACCGATAACGTTGTCCGCAGTTTGGATCTTGCTCAAGCCACCTGCAATGTGACTGTGGTCAAACTCTACTTCGTCAACAGCGCCACGGTTTAGCTGTGATGCTGTCGCAAATAGATAGTCACCTTCCATAGCAAAGTTGCGCAGTTCCTCACTGACGTGCTTGTCTTTAAGGAACGTGTTGTCTGCACTGATCTTTGCCTTGGCTGGCATCATCAGATCCAAGTAGTCTAACAGGATGCAGTCAACCGTGAGGTTGTTTTGGATCTGGTATTCTTTAATGTATGCTTTGAGGTCGTTAACGTCAATACCGTTGGGCAATTGTACAATTTGCAAGCTACCACTCTTCTTGCCCTTCATAGAGATCTTGAGCGCAACATCGTCAACGTTCTTGAATAGCTGTTTGGTGTTGTAGCCTGTGAGCATACTGTCCAAACGCATACCACACAAGTCTTCACTGAGTTCTAGGCTGACATAGACAACGTTGTATCCCTTCTCAACCCAATTGAGTGCAAGGTTCTGTAGGAACAGACTTTTACCAGCACCACTACCACCAGCAAAGATGTTTAGCTCGCCACGGTTAAAGCCGCCGTATAGGAAATGGTCAACTGTGGTCCAGCCTGTGCTTGTACCACCTTTCTTTTCCATGATGCGCTGTAACCGTGCTGCTGGATCTTCCCAGTAGTTTGTACCCAATTCTTTTGCTAGGCCAATTTGCACTGCTGACTTGATAAGATCTTCAACTGCACCGTATTCCTTGCGCTCCAGCTTGTCTGTGCTATCAAGGATCGCGCGTTCTAGCGCCTTGTGTCTACAAAAGCGTTCAAAGTCGTCAAGGAACCACTTGCGGTGGTCCTCTCCTGCTTTGCCAATGTCTTGCAACTCCAAACCAGTCTTTGCTTTGATTTGTTTGATCTCTGGAATTGCACCGTATTCGTCTGCATATTCACGAACAAACTGCACACTGTCACGCACTCCGCGGTCAAAGTATGCCTCGTCTAAAATGCTGTTGCAGCGAACAAATAGTTCGTGATCGCTTACTAGGAATTCCAAGTAAAGCTTTTGCAACTCTGTGTTATATTCTTCAGCCATTAATTGTAAATCGTTCCATCTCGTCGTAATCTGTCAATGTCATATTCACCGGACTCTATGCCTGACAGTTTCCACATAACATATTCTTCATCTGTCAGATATATGTGGTGTGGTAATAATCGTACCATTGGCGGTTCCTTACTGGTAAGACTGCCTGTGTTAAATCTGGTTGAAAATGGGTCGGGTTCAATAGTTTTGATTAGTATAAGGGTTGCGGTTGTTCGCCAAATTGGTGTGCCATACCATGTCCATCGTGGATCCTTTATCCATACATTATGTTGTGTGTCACATGCTTGAAACAATTTAGCCATTACCCCCCTTTGAGATATTTCTTAGCCAATACTCTAATTTTGGTTGGATTATCAGTTGCAATTGCCAATGTTGACTTCAATACAAAGGTACGTCCAAGATGTAAGCTTGCTTCACTTGCATCTTTGTATGATTCCATCCATTCAGGAAATGCGACACTCCAACCATGTTTAATCGCAGGCTCAATAAGTTCGTTACCTGCATGGTCAGCATCTGGCAAGAGCACAGTTTTACGCCGCAAACTGTTAATCAAACTTGCCTGTTCGTCACTAACCGTGTTGCTACCCAACGCAACACCATCGATACTTATAGCGTCGAAATCGCCTTCTGTAACAACCACTACTGTTCGGTCTGAATTTTGTCTATCAAGGTTGAATACAAAATGCGGCGGCTTGGTGTTTAGGTACTTGGGAGTTTTGCCATCAGGTGGGGTACCAATGTAACGGGCAGTGTAGCCTACAATCTTATCATCGTATCGATATGGTAACAAGATGCGCCTACGGTATTTGAAGTCTTTGCTAGTATACGCCCAGTCATCCCAGTGTGTTAGTTGACGCCGGTGTAGCATCTCCAAGCCAGTCTGTAAGTTCATATTGATTTTGGTGTAGTCAATATCGTCAAATAGTTCAGCACCTTCTGGCAAATCAACTTCCTTCCAGTCTGGGCGATAGGGTGGTGTTGGTTCAGGCAGTGGATTGAGTAACTGTGCTGTTTCTTCTTCGCGCATCAGTTCAATCTGTATGCGCTGCAAATCACTATCGTTAATACCAAACTCACGTAACAGTAGCTTGGTACCGCTATTCATCTTGTGCCCTTTGCCCCAGCCTGTTTTGAGTTTGCAGTTAAAGCAATGGTACACCCACTCATCGTCTCCAAATTGGAAACCGCCCCTGCGTTTGGTATCAGGGCGTGGCTCGCCCATACGGACGCAGGCAGGACAATTGCCTGTTACCCATCCACCGCTAGATGAGCGCCAGCCTGTTGCCAGGTTGCGAACGTAATCAACAAAAAAATGCATTGTTATCAGTGTATTACAGTTACTTCGCGATGTCAACTGTGGTTTGGTCTAGAACCTCAATTACGAAGCGGGGCAGGCTACGTGTAGTTTGTGCTTGTAATGTCCTGCCCCTGTCATCTTCGTATTCAATGACCAGGCTGTAGAAACCAGCCTCAATTGCGCTGGTAGCACTGCTAGTCATAACCAAACTTGCTGCACCCGCTACAAGAGGATCAGCGGTCAAACCGCCGTTCCAAATCTCTACATTGTCACGGTTGTAAATGCGGGCAGTAATTGTTCGACCTAATGTTAGAAATGGTCGCTGTTGATAGTTGCGGAACGCGAAATAGAGAACGCTATCCCAGCCACGTGAAATCTGAATCGGGTCTGGGTTGTCGCTACCTACTCGATATGTGCCAGCGCGGCGATCGTCAACGGGACTCGCAACCACTGGTGTATGATAAGCATAAACTGTCATATCACTATTTAGTCAGATCACCAAAGCGTTTTGCGTTATAAATAGGTGCATGGCAGGAAACAAACAACTAGAAGAATTGCTCGAAGAGTTCCCATTCCTCACGGTTGCAGTATATGGCAAGAACGAGTATCTAGGCATCATACAGAATCAGGACTCAAACCTGATCAGTATGTATGTCTATGACGAGATCAAAACGCCTGAGTTGCGACGTGCATTTTTGGAATACGGTGCTGAGTGGTGGTGGGAAACCAACCGCATGATACCAATCAACATCATTTTGGGAAAACGCTTTTATCCGTTCAAGGATTGCTTGCGCACATTTAACATCAAGGACTTTGAGATCAAATACGGACCAAGCGTATGTCTCAAGGACATTATGCAGAAGCGTGTAAAGCGAAAGAACGTTCAGCTAATTAGGAAGACAGACTAGCTTCGTATTCCATTACTTCCTGTACTATTTTTTCGTTCAGGTAGTTTAATAGAAGCATATAGCGGTTAGAGCTACGCACATTCGGCATCTGTGAATGCAATACCCTGCAATCCCAAACCAAGACATCACCATAGCTTACAACAGGCTGGTGGCATTCTCTAAGGAATAGCTCAGTAAATTTGCCGCGATAACAGTCCTTAATGTCCCAACTTCTTTGGTGACTGCCAGGTACAAATGCAGTGGTGCCGCTGGACTGGTCGACTTCATTTAATGGAATTGCCATCTGTACACCTAGCTGCCGCAAATCCTGATTCCACGGTTCATGACGGTGTGGCGTATCAACATGTGGTCTTATTGAGCTACAGACTGGGGTGAGTACGCTTACATCAACATGATAGCAAACAGGATTGTCTAAGAGTTCTGCGGCTAGGAGATCAGTAGTTGCTCGTATGTCTGCAACCCTGATATGGTCGTCTAGTGGGCCAGTCCAATAATTGCCCCACTCAACGCTCTCATAATTTTGGCTGTAATAACTTCCATCACGATCATGGCCGCGATTGGGTTTGTCCCAACCAGACTTGTAATAAGTCAAATCGTATAATATTTTGTTGTCTATTCGATCTCTAAATACTGTGAAGCCTTGCTCCACCATGTCCTTATAATACCGTGTCATATCTTTTGATTTCTTCTAATAAATTCTCAAGTGATATTTCACTTTTTGCGCCCTTTCGAGAATTTTCTTTTGCCGGAATGATTCTTAAATTAGCAGGATGACTTGCTACACTAACGTCAAGATTAGCGTTATATGCATCCGCTAGACTTAGACGATGATCAATATGATATGTCTGTTTTCCTATTTCATATCCATTGTCTTTTGCCCATTGTTGTGCAACTCTACGACATTTACGTGCATATGATCGGTAATCACGTGTATCTTCTGCTTTGATAATTCTTCGGCTAGCTGTTGCCTTTAAGTTTTTGATGCGGGCGTCATCATTAAATACCACCAACTCTTCAAATAACTTTTTAGTTGCTTCAATACGAGAGCCATCGTCATTTCTCCATTGTTCTTTGACACGATCTGATTGCCTTTTTCAGAAAGCAGGGCATTTATTACCAATAGACTCACAAGTATATTTGCCGCCCGTTCCTTGATATTTGGCAGGCTGACGGCACCCATAATCACAAAGTTTATCTTTTGGAATTGGTTCATGTGTTTTTTTATGATAATGATACATAGCTGCATTATTTGCAGTATATTCACAATATTTGCATTTTCTTGGATATCGTATTGCCATATACCTATTTATTAAAAAGTCACACGCTTTCCTTACCAATCTGTTCTATTAAAAGATTCATATGAAGTTTTACTGCTAGGGCGTAAGAGATGGAATGAGATTTCTTGAAAGCGTAGCCCTCATCTGTTTTTGTCCATACGTGCTGCATCACGTAGTTCCAGCTCTTACCAACAAGGTGGCGTTTAGCTGGGCGTATCATTGCCAACACTGCGGCTAGCTGTAATAGATCTTTGGGGCGCATCTGTTCACATATCTCATGATGCCCGCGCATGTGGAAAAGCATGTCACAAAACTCTTCAGCTTGCAACAATTCCCAAACGGGCTCGCGTTCCAGTAATTCAGTCAGATGTGCTTCGTCTCGTACGTCTTTATAGATGCTGACATTAAGCACATCAATTTTGAAGTAGCCCATGTCTTCAGCTTCTTTGTGGTCAATACTACAACGTCCTGTAATGGGATTTACGGGAACATCGTGGAAGTAAACACCGGTGTTGTGCTTGACTGCGCCGTTGCTTGCCACAACATGCGGCATCAGTTTGAGTACCTTGTCTCGGTTAGGTACGTCAATATCAATATCAGTTACTGTTTTCATTCAAATATCAACTTAAACATAGTGGCAGCTTCACCAGAATAGAAATGTACCAATTGGCCAGAACGTTTTACATCTTCAGTTGTATCACACCATTCAACCAATTCGTCTATTAACTCTGAATCATTAGCAATTGAGTCAATACACACAAGGGAATAATCATAACCAACTTCACCAATGGTATCGTAAATCAGTCCGGGCATTTTGGTGACCACATCTTAGCAAACTTGAGCACATTTGGCCGATGTTCGTCTTCTACAGGAAATACAACGATGCAGCTTTTCTCTGCATTGAGTGTTGTGTTCTCGTGCCCTAGCCATAGCGGCAGTGCGGTGTCTTGCAGCTTGGCAAACTCTTTGCGGTTAACACGGACAGTGACCTTTTTAAAGCTATTGTCCAGCCAATCTTCATACTCAGGCTCGCGCTCAAATTCAATATGGGCATTGATCACACTGTGAGCAACCAAAGTAGGCACCATAAAGTCAGGCACTTCGTCCAATACTGCAATGTACATCTTTTTCATGCCGTTACCTTTTTGTTACTTTATATCCCAATTGCTGTGCCAAATGGTGCAGTTCTTGAATTTTGTTTTTACGTTCTTTGAGCTCTGCGCCGCAATGGGTACACATCCAACCACTAGCCTTTGCAGCTTTGTAGGTTAGACGATGCTGATCATTCGCGCTGCATCTGTACAACGGTGCGCCTTGACTCTGTCTCTTGCGTGGCTTGTAGTTTTTTAAACTGTAAACAATATTGCCTAAGTATACTTCCAATCCATTCAACTGTTGGCTTATTAGCCCGAATCTTTCTCTGCCAGAATGCAAGATCAATCGTGTCTGCAATCTCACCTAGTAGCTCTGCTGGCAATGTGTCCAGCCTTTCACGAGCGGGGTCATATCCCAAAAACACCCAAGGAGACACCTTGCCCATTTTGATATCATTTACTAGAGCATATGGTGTTACCACACGCCAATACTCGCTCCAGTGGTGCCCTGTACGTTGTGACCACTTGTCTGCATGTAAGACAAAGCGCTCTAGGGCCCGCTCTGCTGTTTCCTTCTTGCTCTGTTGAGCAAGATACTCATTGTATACACTATCTTTGCACCAGATGTCAACTTTCTTCTGCTCACGTATCAGCCAGTTCAAATATTTCTCTGGCTCAAGCACACGGGTCTCAAGTATGTAGAGACCAAAGCGAACAAAGGCACCGTAATACTGACTCTTCATAAACGTCTTGTAGTCTTTCTTGCCGTTGGTGCCCATCGCAATGCGGTACCATTCGTTAAAGAAAAAGAGTCCTAGCTTTACGTGCTGCTCGTCCTTTTGCAGCCAGCGTTTCTTGTCACGGCACATGTGCTTTGACAGTGTACGCTCTTCTCTAAAACTCTTACCACAATACTCACACTTGAACGCCATTAGCTGACCAGTATTACCTTTGTCAAATCATCAAGGTCGTAATCATCAAGATCGTCTTCATGCACAACATCACGGTCTTCCACATATTCAACAGAAACAGAATATGCAGCTTCAGCCCATTGTCCATGATCAGCCCAAACATAAACAGGCAATTCGCCATGCTCTTTGCGCAGTTTATCGATCTCTTCAAATAGTTCATTACCAGTCATTTAAGAATCGCCTTGATATCTTTGTCGCTGAGTCCATGCTCAACGAGCACTTCCTTGATCTCAGTTTTGCTTTGGGAGTTGATCAAATACTCAATCTCATCATCACTAAAATGTGGAAACTGTCGCTCGTAGAAGTCAAACAGCTTGGGGTTCTTGCTGCCCTCCTTCTTTTTCTTCATGGGTTTGATCCACTGATGGAATTGGCTGGTGCCAATGGCGGCGCATTGCATAAGGCGCCACTGTAGCTCTGGGTGTTTGCGGAGGTCGTTAAAGTTCACATTGACCAGTTCATTAACCATTGTAAGGTAATGTTCGTTGATTTCTACAACTTTGCTGTTGGTGCTCGCAGCGTAACGCATCAGCACATACATGCTGAGGCTCTTCTGGTCTTCTTCACTTAGGTTACTATACCAGTCAAAGTTACGACGGTCTAGCGCCGACATCTCTTCCTTGATCGTTGGCATCTAAATCCTCCGGTATGAACGGGCAGTAAAATAACGCTGCGTCCATTTCTTGTTTATAGTATTCTACAAAAGTTCGAGTTTTTTTGCGAGTTAATTCTCTAAAAACCACTACCATAATTCTGATATGTCCAGTACATCTGGTATTTTATTTGTCTCTTTGACAAAAAATGCGCAATGACTCTCAGGCTCATCGCTGAGTGGTACTGCTAGTAGGTGTCCTTGCTTTAGTTTAGGGAAGTGCCATTTGACTTCACTGTATACGTTTGTGATCTCAATGGGTTGATAACTTGGCATGTAACTGCTAATAGGGTTGATGGTAAACGCGCTGAAGCCCCTGTCATTAAGCGACGTAATAGGGATAACCTCAGGCTCGCCTATCTCACTATCGCATATAATAAGGCTCCAGTCAATTGGCATTTTGAACGAGTGGTTGCCAACTTGCAACACGGCTGCTGGGGCATTGAAAATTTCTAGAAACACGAGCGGCATGAAGTAATAATCTGGGTTCTGCTTGTCGCTGTAGTCTAAAACACAATAGCGGATATCATCAACCTCATCAGGTACAAAATCCAATTCGTATGGATTATTTTCTGACGTTAAGATGCGCATATATTATCCCATTCATTCTCCCAAATTTCAATTAATTGAAAACCTGCATTCTTTATTTTGATGCGTTTTTGTTGTGTCATTTCATACAACTCCTTAAATAATTTTCCATTTTTCCCATTACGATCATTTAGATCAAAAATTTCTGGATTGCCATGCCAAAAATCTCCCCAGAACTCATAAACAACATCTCCAACTAAAGCATCAACTAAAAATCGTTGCCCATCAATATAGATCACTTTCTGCCTGTTTTCGAAATCGACGTTCATCGAATCCAACCAAGAAATTTCTTTCCAAGACCGATTTCCAGAAAAGCAATCTGGGCATCCTCTTTGGTAGATGATATGTGATTTGGGTGAAATATAAAATGCTCCATGAGTCTTACATTTTACAACCACGTCTGAATAATTATTAATGTAATTAACCGCTGTATAATCATATCGATTTTTATGGATAGCGGTTGCTTCAGCAATAAAATCATCATTTGATTTTCGCAATGTTTTATATCCACATTGTGGGCAGCCATATCCATTATAATGACTTTGAACATTCTGTTCAAAAATACCATGATCAGGACAAATAATTTTCACCTTATCTTTTGTTCCTTTGAATTCAATCAATGAATAATCATACCTATTATTGTGAATTAGTTGTGATCTACGCATAAATTCATCAGGTGTTACCTTGCGCTTCTTATTTGATATCTTGTCAGATTTACATTTTTTACATCCAATAGATCCAGAATACAATAGACTTTGGGGATTGTTCATGAACACTTCATTATGAGTAATACATCTAACCTTGACCGGAGTTTTCATATCTATGTAATTAACGTGTGACATGTCCAAACCCAATTTATTAGGATATTTTTCCATGAATCTTTCAAGAAAAGTTTTAGTATTTAGTTTTTTCATCATACTTCCAAAATGTCTACTAAAACCTATTTATCTTTCCAATCTACTTTTTGTATTGAAAATGGATATTGTGCTTTTCGATAGTATTTTTTACGTTCAGTCAAATGACGTTTTGAAAACTTAGCACTACTACAAAGATCAACAATTCGAACAAAATCTTTGTCTTCCGCTTTACGCAGCCCGCGTCCAATACTCTGGATAACACGGATAAAGCTCTTGCCAGGCTCAACGAGAACCATATTAAAGATTCGTGGAACGTTAATGCCTACGGCTGCTACGCCATAGGTGGCCACGATAATCTTATCGTCAGCCTTTGAGATCTCCTTATAGTGACCTCGGCGATCTTCATTTTTCATCTCACCACTAACAAACACTGTGCGGTCCTCAGGCAGTCTTTCCAGGAGGCCCCTCCCTGCTTTGACACGGTCTACTAATACCAGCGTATTACCCTCTTTAGCGATTTGCATGATCATTTCTGCCATGTAATTGAGACGGTCGCTGTCTGTTGTGAGATAACTTAATTCAGATTGGTAGTTGTCGTAGTGTACCACGTCTTGCATCTGTACGACGTCAATATGGCAGTTGCTGAGGACGCCATCGTCCTGTAGCGTTTTAGCTGCTAGGTCTCCTACGACTGGACCTAAGCTGATCGTTAGACCAACCGCAGCGTGTTCTTCGGGCGGGATCGTGCCTGTGAGACCCCAGCGAATAGGTACGTTAGCAAACGGGCCTGTGAGTAGCTTCATTAGGACGTCTGCTTTTGCTCCGTGAGCTTCGTCAACAATGACAGCTAATACGCCCTGTGCAAAGTCTTGCAGCGACATATCGCTCACACCCTCACGGAAGTTCTTGTGTATGATCTCTAGGCTCTGCCAGGTACAGATGGTATGCGTGTGCCCGTACTCTTTGCGATCACCGTAATACACACCCACGTCCAAGCCCAGGTTGTGGTAGTCTTCTTCTGTTTGAGTAACCAGCCCCTTGTTGGGCACGATAACAATGGTACGCCCTAGGTTTGTGCCTGACGTTAGCTTGTGCATCACTAGCTGCTCGTCAGTCATACACGTCTCAACGAGGTTGCTCAGTGCGGCTGTGATAAGCGTCTTGCCTGCACCCGTTGCGACCTCTTGTACGCTCTTTTGGTTCTCGAGGAAGTTGTTAATGATCTCGACTTGGTAGTCGCGCAGTACAACAGGCTGCCCTGCAACTGGATGATCCTCTGGCCACACCTTATGGCTAAAGTGTTCTTTTGTAATTGTGTTGAGGTCAATTTCATAGGCGGGACGTTTGTCAATCAGACTGACTTCGTACCCTTCCTCAATGAGGTCCTCTAACATGTCAGGTAGTAGGTTGCTGAACGTTTTGCCACCAATGGCAAAGTAGTTCTTCTTCCCGTCCCAACGGCCCATTTTATATGCCGGCGTGTGGTACGCATGAGGCATCATATAGGCGAATCTGTCGTAAAATTTTCTGCGTGTAGACGTTGATAAACCGTGAATCTTACAGTTCACTTCATCGAGCAGCTCGATATTTGCTTGCATGTTGATTATAATACACTTTTTCTCTTTGAAAGTCAATTACTTATGCAAAGAGAATGCGCGCCGAACTCATGTCCGACGCGCTAAACCAACCAGGGACGCAATGATGGAAAGGAGATGGTACTGGCTGGTATTCTTTATATTACACGCTTCATTCGGCTGTGTCAATCAAATATTTTGGATCGCAAAAATCATCGACGTCAACATGGATCATCTTTTGATCGCTCCATCCATAGCTGCCATGCATTTGCACACGTATTGACACCTTGCCTTGACTAATACCCATAAAGCTAATGTCATCGACATAATAGCTGATATTATTTGCCCCTGGACCGCGTTCTTCGCGATCCGCTGCGGCGTGGATGTCAACAATACGTTGAGCAATTGTTTCGATCTCATCGCTGAGCTCGATGTATTCATTCAGGGTCGCTAAGTTCATATCAACGACCCCTCAAGCATGTCTGCTCTGCGTAGTCACGCCAGCCAGTAGGATCCATCTTAGCAAGGTCAGCGATCTTCTTGACCATCCGCAAGCTGAGTTCGCGCAGTTCTTTCTGGTTGTCCTCGATGTAGGTCAGGATCTCGTCGATCTGCCAGTCCTCGAACTTGTACTCTTCCAGCATACCATCACGCACAATCTGCTTGCAACGCAGAAACTTTTCGTGACTGTCATGGATGCCCATGTCCAGGTAGTGGCAACGGCTCACAATCGCCTGCAAGTGTTGACCAATCTTGCCCCGCGCCTTTTCAAAGTCGAGGTTGGTGATAAAGATTATACTACCATCGAAGTTGAACTGCTCAGGAATGTCGTTGTCAACGAGCACACGGCTCTCTGTACGCCAGGTCAGCTTGCGGGTCTTGCCACTGTCAGTAGCGGCCTTGAGCATGTTGATGCCAGCCTCGTCGTTGAGGACGCTGTCGCTGTCGTCCAGCACCAGCACACTGCCCTTAGCACGGTACTCGTAGAGCAGCTGGTACAAACCAATTGCGCTCGCGCTTGCAACCTTCTCAACGCCCAGCTTGGCAGTGCCTGTGCCGTCAGTGAGGTTGGTACCAGCGACCTTGTCCATGACGTCTAGGCTTTCCAGTGTCATCTCAACACCAAAGCTCTTGCCAACGCCTGGAGGGCCAGTAACGATCATAGCGCGGACATGGCCTTCAACGGCTGCAATTGTCATGCCGTCCAGCACACCGAACTTCTTGCGCATACGATCCATGATCTCTTCGTCGCTCTCTTTGGCGCTCGCCTCAGGCTCAGGATCGTTGCCGTCCTGCAGGAAGGTGAGATCAGTCTCGGCTTCGAGCATAATCCGCACCTTGCGGTCCATGCCAAGCGGTTCGCCGTCAACAGTAACATACAGACCCTTTTTACCCAACTTGGGAGGGATAGCCATCGTGAACTGCATGTTCTTGACGGGCTTGGTACCGTATTTTCCGTTCTTGACTACAACTTGTGTCATAACGTCTCCTATTGCTTACCCATACAACCTAGCAAAAGGCATTGGTAGAGTCAATAAAAAAGGTGGCCCGGAAGCCACCTTTGTTTCTTTGGAGATCAGTTTGTTAGTCGATCTTCACACGGTTGAACATCGTCTCCTGGCAGCCAGTGAAGTCATTCACTTCCTGCTTCTTGACGGTGCCAGTAAACGTGATATCAGTCTCACGCAGGTTGTCTGCGCGGATGCTGAGCTTTTCGTTCATGAAGAACTTTGCAATCTTGCCCTCAGGTGTAACCACAGTTGCGAGGTTAACTTGGGCGCTAGGGATTAGCTTGATGTCCTTGACAAAGCCAGTGACTTTGACGCGCTGGCGCAGCTCGCTGATGTAGCCGTTTTCGCGGTGGGTGCGGTGGAACTCTTCCATCTCCTCCCGCTTTGCTGCAACACGGCGGCTGTTGGGAAGGCTCACAAGCATTGCAAGGTCCTTGTTGATACCAACTTCACCCTTCTCAAACATCTGGCTGAGAATAAGGTTGAAGTCGTTGACGCGGCCATCACGTCCGACCTTGGTCAGGTCGTCGCCAAGCTTGTCCAAGACAAGGATCTCGTCAAAGTAGGTGAAGATCTCCTGTGCCTTGGCGCGATCTTCATCAGTAGGACGATATACAGTGGGACGGTGCTCTGTGAACTCACCAGGGATGCTCTCTTCAGGCTCTTTGTCAAACATCACGCGCAGAGTGCGTTGCGCTGTAATGCGGTTGTCGTGAGTATAATGATTGGTCTCAGGGTCGAGAAAACCCTGTTTAGATTTCACAAAGCCCTGTGCGCGGTCAACAGCGACCGCGACGGCAAGTGCATCCATCAAAGGGTAGGTTTCAGTCAGGCGGTTTCGGCTATTTGAGAACATTTCTTACCTCTTGTTTCTGATTAGGTTCCAAAATGGATAGTGTAAACACCATCCTCATCACGTTCAATTCCTTCAATGAAGTAGAAGCGGCCATGTCCGCCTGCTTGCTTCATCAGTTCACCGTGGTATACGCTGAGAATAACGTGCACCACATGTTGCATAGTTGCGGCCCGCGGGATAGTGATTTCATAATCAACAACACCGCTCATGCCTGCATCAGTATAACCCCAAGTATAAGGCAGCTTGATCTTGCTGCCTGCGGGCACCAAGTATTCCGGGCCAAATTCAAACCGGTCATAAGTCAGTTCGTCATCACGGAGGCAACGTCCGTCCTCAGCAAAAACTTCATCTGCACACCAGCGGTACTGGCTGTTGTCAAGAACGCTGTCAACGTCCAACAACGCAATGGGTGCAGTTGCATCAATAACTCGGGTTTGACGTGCTTCGCGCATGGGGTATCTCCTTTGCTTACAGTATTAATATAAGCAAAGTGCCTCGGGGTGTCAACCAAAAAGGTTGCATTTAGCCAAAAAGTTTTTCCGCGATCATGTAGAGCACGAACAGAACGGCAGCGATCAGCAAGATCCAAATAAGGAAATGGAACAGCAAGATGAACGGCCAGAACAGCATGTACGCATACACAAGTAGGTTGTTCCATGCTGTCATGCTGACTGTCCAGCTAAACAGACCAGGTGCGGCAAGCCAAATGCCAACAAGGTAGCCGACGAACAGATAGATCAGTGTTGATACAAGATTACCCACGGGGTATCTTTTCCAGTTGATTAGTTGTATTGTTGAATATAATGCATGTTGACTGGTATGTCAATCAAGAACTATGTCTTCCATGCCTGCTGTTCGCAGCTTGACAATGTGTCCTAGCTGAAACTGTTTGGTTTCAAGACCTTTCATCACAGCCATGAACTTGTTACGCACCAGTGCGAACTCGTTAACAATGTGTTCCATGTCAATATAGTCTTGTTCGCCCTCAGCGAATTTGTCAGCGTCACGGCTGCTCAGTGTCTTGTTGTAGTGTTCAAGGTATTTGCGATAGTGCTTGCGATGTATTTTGCGCAGCTCAATATTGAGAAACTCCAGGATGGCTTCCACTTCCTGTAGCTGCCCAAACCTGTATGCAATGTTTCCGGGGATTTCTCTGCTGTTCTTTTCGAGGTTGCCCTGTAGGAATGTTTCCTTGCGGGCCGCCTCAGCTTCTGCATCAAAATGCATAATGGCATCAACAATACTGTTTTGCCAGTCGTCTCGGACCTTGTTATACCATCCTGCCATTACTCATCCCAGTCTTCGTGGTCTTCATCATCAAACCCGTTTTCCTGGCAAAAGTCGCGCAATGCTTTGTCAAATGTTTCACAAATGCCATAAAGCTCTGCGCTTACGACAGCGAGGTCAACAAGTCCTGCATCATCAATATTTGCGATGAATTGATCTGCGCAAGCGCGTTGGTCCTTGGCAGGCACATAGTTTTTTATGCCTGCCCAAAGTTCGACCATCGCAACCGCATCAGTTGCATGTAATGTCATGATTACCTCTTAGTCTTCTGAAGGTTGTTCTTCAGGGCTATTTAGTTCGGGATCTTCTTCTAGTAGTTCTTCATGCATATGGAATTCGTTCATGATCATGTCCAAGCAACCACTGTCGTTGCGTTCCCAAAACTTGCGGAATTCCTTGGTCACTTCGCCAGTTTCCTTGCTGATGTATTCCAGCTTGTTGCCAGTCTTAGTGAGCATGCCTTTTGCTTCGAAAAGTTCGACCAAGCCACTGTATGGATCCATACCTGTATCCCAAGGGATAGCAATCTGGACACTTTCAAACGGCTTGCTGTATCGTGACTTCATAACCTTACATGCTGCACGGATGCCGTGTACTTGTGAAGTTTTATTACCTTCAGCGTCAACCTTTAGCTTGAGCTTGCGTATTGCTACCACAATACTCGCTGCATAGATCATACCGCTCCCGCCTGAGATCTTGTCATCAGGGTCAAACATGTCCTGGCTTGCGTATGTGTGGTTGGTGCATACCATACCAATGTTCAAGTCGCCAAACATGTTGACGCAGTTTGTAACAAGTGCTTTTAGCTGACGTGCCTTACGGCCCATGTCACCCTTCATATCGCCTGATTCAAACTGTTTTAGGTCAGTTGGAGTAAGCAACATACCAAGTGAGTCGACCACAAAAAGTATCTTAGGGCGTTCTTGGTCATCTACGCCACCATACTCAGAACGATAGTCCTTAACAAAGTCGCTGATAACCTTAGCAACATCATCGATCATTGCCATGTTAAGTTTGAGCAATTTGTCTTCACTTGTATCAACGCCAAGTGCATGAAGCCAAGCCTCATCTAGAGCGTTCTCACTGTCAATCAATACAGTAAAGATACCCATCTCTTGTGCGTGGCGCACTAGGTTGCCTGCTGCAATAAAGCTTTTGCCCGCACCGCTTTCGCCTGCGAACATTGTAACTTTGCCAAGCGGAACGCCTTTATGGAAGTCGTTGCTGACAAGATAATTGAGTGTGTAGTTACCTGTTGAAATCCAGGTGTCAGGATCACGGAACCCTACACTGAGTCCGCTGACTGATTTTGTAATGCTCTTTCTAAATTTACTTACATCGAAAGCACGGCTCATTTATCTTCTCCTTTACGTTTATTATGAGCATCCCAACGTGCTTTAGACCAAGGAATACCTTTTCTAGATTTGCTCATATTTTCTTTATGTTCATCAGTGAACTTCATGCCTTTTCTTGATTCTGACAACTTTTTACGAGATTCTGGATTATTCATTGCATTGTTTTGAGACATTTTACGTTTAGTCTCGTCTGAATGTTTTAATCCTAAATGTCCATTGGAATTAAATTTTCCTTTTTTAGCTTTAGATACCTTTAATGCAATTTCCGGTCTTTTCATTGGATGATCATCACCTGACAATCTATTCCCTTCAAAATTATCAGATGCAGTATTAATCAAATTATAAGACCTATTCGATTTGGCCGCATCAAATTCAATTAAAAGTTTTCTTTCTTCATTCAAATAATCAGGTCCTTGATAGAGAATTTCTCGTTCAAAATTCTCCATACCATATTTTTCAAATGATTGTTGGATCAAAACTCCGCTCGCGGTATAACCATCATCAGGACTACCTTTGTGTGAACCAATATACCATTTACCATTCAGTTTATTAGTCCAACGATATACGAATCCAACCATTAATCTCTCCTCTGGGAAAAGGACCGGGCCTAATGGCCCGGTCTAAGTTTGAGTGTGAAATTAACCGGCTTCTTTACGAGCGCGGATTGCAGCAAGAATATCTTTTGCATCCTTGCTGCCGCCGTCAGATGCCGCTGGAGTTTCAACGGGTGCAGTTGCAACGTTGTCATCCTCTGCGGTATCTTCGGGGTCACTCTGGACGCTCGCAGCCGCGGCAGGTTCAGCTTTGGGCGTCTCTGTGTGAGTAGACCGATTACTCGCTCCACTGGATGGCGCCTCGACGCCATATGGACGGTAAAAATCTGCAAAACGCTCTGGGTCGTAAAGTTCACCGTCTACACTTGCTTCGAACATGTCGAAGATAACTTGTAGTTCTTCTTCAGTTGGCTTCTTTGGCATAAAGTCAACTAGGTTGTAATGACCGTGTTCAGCAATCGCGTCACGCTCTGCTTGATCCAGGCTGCGCTCTTTACGTGCCCAGCTTGATGTTGTGTAATCAGCATACTGACCTTTCTTGGTCTTTGTAATGCGGAAGTCAACACCCTGGTCATAGTCAGTTGGCATCTCATCACCAAAGTCAGGATCCATAAGTGCATTCTTGATAATGTTGTGGATCTGTGGGCTGATGATGAAACGACGGATTGGGTTCTCTGGAGTTTCTTCTTCAGTGAAGCCGCTAGTAACTACCAAGCCCTGGTAGAGATAGCTCTTCTTTTTCCAGTATTTGCGAGCCATGTCTTCCATGCTCGGGTCCTTGAACCAAGGACGAATCTCTTGATGCACTGGGCACTTCTGTCCGTCCCACATCTCAACGCAAGGCACCTTTACAGTGACTGGCTTGCCTTCATCCTGGCCTTTAACGCCTGAGAATGAGAGGTTGATCATCTGACGCTCGCGCCAGAAGAAGTCATTTGTAGGGTCGTCGTCTGCGAGGAACCTTACAACTGATGTTTCGTTTTCGGGAGTGTTCCAGTGAGGGTAAATTGCGTTATCGTAACCGCCACCCTTGCTGTTTTGCTTATTTTCTTGCGCTTGAAGCTTCGCGCGGATTTCTGCTAGAGTTGCCATAATGTCTGCTCCTATATTAGCCTATATTTGTTACCGGTAGTCCGGCTCTTGTTTTCTCTAATCAAGCAAATTACTTAATGTAACCTCTTGAATTTACACTAGAATTCGGTGCCTGTCAAGCACCGAATATCTTTTGTACGTGGTATTTAGCAAATGTTTCGTCGATTCTAGCTATTTCTTGCTCTTCGACATCCACTTTTTCTTCGCCAATGTCGGTTGCTTCCGCAACCTGTGCCTTTTGGCGGATCACGTTAAGTGCCGCCGCAGCCATTCTCAAATGCTTGTCACCAACCTCATGGACAAAGTCTGCTGCCTTCATTAGCTTGTTAGCTAGCATGTCGTCCTTTATCTTTGGTGCAAGGTATGTAACCCATGCTGCAAACGCTGTTGCAGGATCACGGAATCTACGTGCTGCTGGGCTTTCTGGATCTGCATTGTCAATTGGTGAGTTTAACTGAATGTTGTCTTTGTTGTCCATCACATATTGTGCTAGGTCCATGATCTCAGCTTCTTTAGCCTGACGTCCGCGCATTGTCTCAATCACACGCGCAACATATGGTAGGCTGTCTGCAATGCTCTCGTCGAAGTAGCTGACTGTAGCTGCATCCTTGAGCTCATCAATGCGCTCTTGTGATACATCTTCCTGCTCCTTGACATAGCTTTCCATTGCAGTTTTGTAACCTCGTGGTGTTGACATTGACTTGAGGCTGCCGCGTAGGTTGCCGATGTGTGACCCAATCTCTTCATTTACTGATGCATCTTCAAAGAAGTCGTTACGGCTGCTCTTACGGTGGAATTTCTTGAGTTGGTTTAGCTCTTCCATGATACCGTAGATGTGCTGACCAAAGTCATCAAATGGTGCGCCGCCTTCTTGTACGTGACGTGCCATTGCCTTAGCTGCGGTGATGTTTGTGCTTGGAAACTTAAAGCGTTCACCTTCTGCGTTCTCAATGAAAATGCTTTCAATCTGTCGTGTGCGGGCGCCGCGCTTCTCTTCGTCAACGCTGCGTTTGTGCTTGACGATGATGCGGGCATCTCCTAGTTCGTTTACGCTTTTACGCGCTGACCCATGCCAGCCGCTGAAGCCTTCATCTACTTTATTTTTTGCCATGTATGCGAAGTCCCTGGGTTCAATATTTTTGCCAAATGTCTTTAATGTGTACTCAATAATGTGACGGTTGGCTAGATTTCTTATAGCGGCCAACATTGGCTTAACCTCTTCAAGATCAGTATCTTGGCTCAAGTTAACAACAATCTCATTAGTTGTCTCATCAACAATGAGATTGACCATCATGCGAATATCCTTCGCATAGAAGCGGCGTGCTTCTGTTGGGTCTACAGTCTTTTTACCGTCATCTGTAAACATGACTATGTTGTGTCCAAAACCTTTAATGGTTTTGAATAGTTGTTCTGCAATGTTTTCTACCGCTGTTACCATAATGATATTTATACAATCACAGTATTCCGATAGGCATAGGTCGACGCAGTTCTGTTTCGTCAAAGCTATCCTTCAAATCCTGAAACGCCTCTTCGTCATATTTTGCAATCTGCATCGCCATGCGGACAGCCAAAAGGGTTGCCATGACCAAATCGTCTGTTTCTCCCTCCTTGGCTGCATAGCTGTTCCCCCTGGCCACGAATGTTTTAAGCTCGCGAGTGAGATTCTTACTGCGAATCTTCATTGTTTCTTCTTCAACCCATCTCTTCAGTTTGGCACATGCTGCCAATTTCGTGGAGTGTGTCGTATTAAATCCTTTTCTGAAGCGCCTTACGTTACCCCGACGTTTCGGCTCGCTAAGGAAGGTTCCTGGAAGTTCTTCCTCACCCATTTCATCGATAGAAACAAGTGCTGCTTCACCTAGCGTATTGTTTTCTACGCTATAGTAGATCTCACTATTCAGTGCTTCACTTTCAATTTCTTCCAGAATACTCTTCAATATTTTGATCTGCATTTGAACTGGTGTCTTATTGTGTTGCCATTCACCAACCTGGCGCATTCCAGGAATAGCAAATATTTGAATAGCAGCCGGGTCGCCGCCTGTTCCTAGGCTAGGATCTAGTGCCACTAGATATGTCTGATCGTCTTGTATGGTGTCATACCAACGAACTTGACCATGCTTGCGCATGGGTTCCATTCCCAAATCCATTTCGCTTAGGAAAACGGAGTTGATCAATGTTTCGTCGAACGCAATAAACTCGCATTCATGTTCACGACGGAAACGCTCATCACCAATCTTTGCGCGTTCCGCATCTGCCCACTCTTGGTTACGATCTGGGTGCTGATCCCATTTAACCAAATATGGACGGAAACCATTGGTGCCGACTTCAGTTTCATTGCCATAATCATCAACACGCTTGTTAGCCTGTTTCCAAATTTGTGCAAACTGGTCGTCATCTTGGTTTGGGGTTGAAGTAATGATACACTTACCACCGGTGCTAAGTGTAGGTGAAATAGAGGTCCAAAACTCCTCTGCAACTCTAGGTGGAACGAATGCAAATTCGTCCAAGTAAACTAGTGAGAGTGACAAACCGCGTCCGGTGTTTTCTGTGGTCGCTTGTGCAATAATTTTGCTGCCGTTGTCAAACTCTAATGATCCTTTGTTATACGCTGTCACGCCCGCTCTGATGTTGTCTGGGCAACTCTCATACATATAACGCAATCGTGTCATAATCTCTTGCGCGCCGTCACGCTTGTGTGCTGCAACTAGGATTGTGCTGTCTGGCTTAAACATTGCAAACCAAAGCAAGTATGCAGCCGCACATGTTGACTTGCCAGTCTGGCGGCTGAGAAGGCTGATTGAGTAGCGGTAATCGTTATAACTGTTAATGAGCCCTTCCTGGTAATCAAAAAGGGTGAAGGGCATCCTACCTTTGGTAGGATGCTGAATGTAACAATAGTTTCTAATGAAGTAAAGCGGATTAATTGAGCAAAGTGCTAATTCACGCAATTCACTCTGTGTCAATGACTCCGTGGTATACGGCTTCTTGACTAGGTCTGTGTTTACGGACATATATTACTCCGCGCTGTCTGACCCCTTAAATGATTTATAATCCTTAATTAGGTTTTCTGGGTCAATGTCTTCTTCAATTTTAACAGGGTGCGCATCTGCATTAAGATAACGACGTAGGCTCAAGTCAACTGTTTCGCCTTCTGGCTGCTCTTGGTAATGACCACGGTCTTCATATTGGTTGCCCGGTGAATTTGCCCATTCAGCCATTTTGATAAACTTGCCCATTTCATCAAGGTGATCATAAGACTCATCAGTCTTATCCTTATCATCCTCGTCGTCGTCTTTTTTAAGGAAATCAGGCTTTTCACCTTCTTCAATTTCAACTGCTTCGTCTGTTTTTTCTTTGTTCTTAGCAGCGTCTTTCATATCCTCTTCTTTGTCGCCATCGCCGTCGATGTCTGCAAAGTCAGGCTTAGCTGCCTCTTTTACATTTTCTTTTTTCCAATTGTTGAGCCAATCTTGTGCTTCTTCCTTGGACTTAAATAGTTTTGTTACTGGATGCCAAGTCTGAGATTTAGAATCTCCGATTCGATATCTGCCCAAAGATGATTGTATAACTGTCCAGTTTTTTGATTCATTAATTAATGATTCGTTTAACATGTCACGTAGTTCGTACATGTTTCCTGTAATGTTTTCTGTTGATTTTGGCGCGCCTGTTCCTGCAAGCTCGCGTAGCCTATTGAGATCTGACATTATATATTCTCCTTATCAAACCATTTACGCTTGCCGTCTACTATACGCCAAGTCTTACCTTTATGTGCCTTGCTAATTTTGTCTTTTGTTAGAGTAGAATGACAAATTCCTGTTCTAGATTCTGCTATCTTTTGTTTAGTAATATCATTATGAGGTTTACTAAATGTTTTGATTTTATCATCAATTTTATTCAGAAATTTTGTTTCCCATAAAATCGCTTCCTTCGCAGTATAAAACGTTCGACGAATGCTAACATCAAAAGATTTAATACCATACTGTTCAATTAAAATCTTAACCTTGTCTGAAGATGTAAAATATGTTTTCCAGAACAGTTCAGGATCAGCATCTCGTGCAAACTTTACTCCATAATAATGCTGTTGAGTAGGCCTATGAAAAATATGATAGGTATATGGAATCATTTTTCTTTACTCAGGCCCTTGCGCTCTTTGGCAATCTCTTTAATGAATGAGTCTTTAAACTGTTCACCATAATAATCATCTGGGTTAGATTGTTCGACTTCGCTGTATTCAGCGTCCGTTAGGCGTGTGTGGTAATCTTCCTCAGGTAGTCCCTGCGCTTCGTCCTCAATATGTAGAGATTCCATTTTATTGCGCACCACTAGGAAGCGTTCGTGGATGCCAGTCTTTTCTGAAATCTCAGCTAGCAAATGTTGTGGGCTAGCTGGCTGGCGTGTCTTAAAGTCAACCATGTAAACTTCTGCTGCATCAATGCTACGGAAATCGCGTGGGTTACGCTGCATGATTGTTTTTTGTGGGGTTCCAACATCGAACCCTTCATATTTGCGTAGGTGCAACTCCAATGCGTCGAGCTGCTTATCTGTTGGCTCACATGCCATCTTAACACGGAATTCGTGGACGGCTTCGTTTTCTGCCAAATATTGCCCTAGTTTTTTAGTCATAGGAGTCTCCTGGTTATATGGTATTTATGTGTCATCGTCTCTTTTTATGCCTGCGAGAATGCCGTTGAGCATATCGTTGCGTGTCGCAATGATCTGACCTTCAGTTTCCTCAGGTGTAACGCCGTCAGCTGATTTGAGATGACGCTTCTTGAGATAATCCAGCTTTTCGTTTTCGTGTTCTAATTTGGCTTTTTGTATTTGTAACTTGACCATCTCTAGCTTCTTTTGTGCTTTGTTAGTCTTGGCGTTTAGGGCGTTGCCCATCATACTGCTAGCTGCATTAAAGATGTCTGCTGCATGACGGTCTTCAACGTTTTTACCCAGGTCAACGAGATCGTCAAATGTCTCGATTGCCTTACGTGCATACTCGTCATAATCTGCATCAATATTGTCTAGTCCGCCAACTTGTGGAAGTGCTGCATCAATTTTGTCTGCTCGTTCCATGATCTCATGCATTTGGTCTTCTGTATAACCTTCAACTTCCTCAAGATCTTCGTCCTTTACTTCAGGTAGATCCATTGGTGGTAAATTAAACGTCTCACACAATTTCTTTGTCATTAGTATCCACCTTTATCAAACCATTTTCTCTTGCCATCTACAAGTTTCCAAGTTCGTCCTTTATTTTGTTTTCCATAACGATCAGCCCGTTCGTTTTCACTTAGTGATTGAGCTAATTTTCTTTTGTTTTCAGATATTTTCTTACGATATTCATCAGTTAACTTCCGACCAGTCAATGACTGACTAATTTTTTGAGAACGTTCTTTGGTATATGACTCTGGTGAACAGCATGAGTTTAATACACGTTGTCTCTTTTCGTTTTCTGTCAGATTTGATAGAGTTGATTTCATTCTATTAGTCATAATCTACTCACTCTGTAATTGCCCCTGATGTGACTGTGCCAAAACTTACCTTTGCTTGGTGCTTTAATCCACCAGCGGTATACACCCTCAGGCACTGCCAAAATTCTATAGCTGCGTCCATTCAACAACGTCATAATAACGTCACCGTTCTTGTAGGTGAGGTCTTGAATCCAACTGCTGAGGACGCCTACTTCATCAAGTCGTTGTTCTTCATTTAAGTCATTTATATTTTGTGGTAATAGTCCATTTTTCAAAATTTGGTTTTTGTATTTTAATTTTCCGACATGATAATAACTTTGATCAGATATCTCAAATAATCTCATAACTTGTATCCTGTCCAACCGTGGTAGTTTTCAATTTTTCCTGTTAAAACGTTACTCATCTTAGAAGGTGGAAGATTTAATTCTTTACATCCTTCTGATTGTGATTCAAATTGATATTCTTTTCCATCTGGTGACACAAATACACATTTTTGTCTTTTCCATGATTTTTGTTTACCATTTTGTCCTTTATTCCAAGGAACCCGTCCCTTCATATTTTTTGACATTTTTTGTCGAGTTTCATCAGACTTTTTTACGCCCAGTCTGGCTTGTCGAATTTTTTCTTTCGTTTCATCAGATAGAGTTTTTCCTTTATTAGCAGAGCCAATCTTTTCCTTCACATTATCAGGCATCGGACCAGTCTGGATTCCTTTATTCCAAGGAATTCTTCCGAGCATCATTTGTCGAACATGTTCAGGCATTTTTCGACCACGCATAGATTCAATTTGATCTTCAGTTAATTTACATCCTTTTCGATTTGGTGGATTAGAATCTAAAGATATATTGGTCAAGATACCATTCTCGTCATAATCCTTTCGTCCATATTTCTGTATTAAGGACTTTTCATATTCATACGCTTCTGACTCAACAATAAATCACGATCTTTAAGAATGATTGGTTCCAATCCTTGTCTTAGAATAGACTGTATCCTGAAAAATTTACGCTTATTAATTGTTATTTCAATTGTTTCGTTCAAATGTTCATACATACGATTACCAGATCCTTTTCCAACATAAAATGGTTTTTGATTTCTTGGATCAATATAAAGATAAACATAAAACATTTGCATAATTCCTTTTAGCTACGTTTATTTATCTTTCTTTTAGAAATTTTTGGTTTTTTCTGTCGAGTGCTCTTGGGTGGGCGATTGAAAATTTCACGCTCAGTTATTACTCTGAATCCAATTCCCATTTGTTTAGAAAATAATCTGGCGGCACGCCATTTGGCTTCGTTTATCACTGCCATGGCTTGATCATATTGACCCTTAGCTTCACCAACCATTTGACCGCTTGGCTTGACCTCTACCAACTCAGCATGTTTTTTGCCTTCCTTGTCCATGTAGATCACAAAGAAGTCTGGAATATAATTGCTGCGTTTGCCTGTAATTGGATTGATGTAGGGGATGCGATGACTCTCACTTGCCCATTGTAAAATGGCAGGATGATTGTCGCACATACGCATGAACTGCAATTCCCAGCCACTACGGTACTTGGGAATATGCTTGCCTATGTACTTTTCTACGTTTTTAGGCTGATAATTGCCCTGTTGATACGTTGCCATACCGATATTTATTGATTAGACAGTGAAGTTAGAGGTTCCTGAATTAAACCCAAATCCAATTGCGCCATCACTACCTGGCACGTATTCAACTTGTGTGTTTTCAGGCTGGAAGGTAACAGTAAACATCGCTGGATTGCTGTCACTATAATCTAGCGTATCACCTTGCATACTAACAATATGTGGCTTATTTAGGGTGGTGATTCTTGTTGTGCCTTCAACTGAACCTGCTTGAGAAATTTGAATTGATTCAAAGAAGTATCTACTAGGATTAGGAGTAAATCCTAGTTCAGTTTCAAAGTTAGGATCAGTTGTGTCTGTTCCTTCAAAACTACCACGGGTACCAATACCTAAATTGTCATTAAAATAAAACTCAGTGTATCTTTCCCAAACCTGATGCCACTGATTGTCATAGGTGTCGTAAAAGTTTACAGTAATTGGATCATAGTTAAGACGGGTCTGAACAAAACGCTTTTTGTTATATTGATTCATCAACTGCCCGTCAACACTGTAACTTGCTGCGGTTACGCTAGCAATACGATTAAAGGCTATTGCAGTTTCATTTCTTAGAAAGAGAAGTAGTTGGACTTGAAACTTTTGGCGCGGCGCTAGTTCTGATCCTCCTCCAACGCCAAATGATTCTGATGCAAAGTTTCTGATTGCCATTTATTCTACTCCAGGTGGTACGGGAAGCCCTTAGGCTTCCCATAATCACAAACCTATTAGGTTGTTGCGTTGCCCTGAGTGTTAGGATCAGTGCTAAACACTGGCTCGCTAAGTGTATCAGCGAAGCCTGCTGCGCTGTGCGCTGCGTTGTCGTAACGGATCTGTACGGAGATAGTTTGGTATTCGCCGCCTGAACCGTAGTTTGTGTCGTTGTATGTCAAGTTTGAAATGTAGCAACCGCTTAGGAACCAGCTGTCTAGGACAGTTGGGTCTGGGTTGCCACCGTTAAGGTTTTCAATAACTGTTTCGAACTTGTAGCTTACACCAGCTTGTACGCTGCTCTGGTTAGCCATATCAATCTGACGTGCAACTTGCTGGTCGAACAATGTGCTGGTTGCTGATGTAACATCATCACGTAGTTCAATTGTAATTGGTTCCCAAGTATGCTTACCTGCTAGGTATATACGTGAGTTGTATGTGTCCACAAGAACTTCATCATGTGTAAGGTTTGGACGAGTGACGCTGACAACGTTGTTTGTTGCAACTTTTGTGTCGCCTGCACCCATGTTGATGAAGTTAACGCGGAAGCGGTATTGTAGTTTAGGCATCAATGTACCCTGGCTTTCACCATTGACTGGGACACTTAGCTTATCAAGAACTGCCATTCGTCTATCTCCTCATAATGCGCTCTGCTAAGAGTATTTATCCGATACCCATTTTTTTCCTTGACAGGTAAGGCGCTTTGCTTTATTGTGGTGATGTAAAAAAGGAGAAAAGCTATGACTGCAACTTTTGAAAACGCCGTGATCATGCTGACGCTTCAGCTAACCCAATTCGTCAACACGTTTGGCCCTGTAATGTTTTAAATTAAGGACCACCAAAGTTTAAGCCATCCTGATCGGGTGGCTTGAGACGATTTTGGTTCTTGTGTATCCAGCCTTCGTATTCCTGCAGGCCCTCGCCTGCAGGATCGCTGTATCTGAGAAACTGCTGATCACCGTTGCCTTCAGCGGCACGTTGGCGCATTTTCTCTAGCTCTTCCGCGTCATCCCTAGTATACTCATATTGGTATAGACGATAACCTCGTTCACGATCAAATAGCCAGACAACGATCTCAGGTTCTTCTGTGATAGTATGCCAAACGTATGCAAATTCACCATCTGGGCGAGCTTGTATAGGGGCGCCTAACATCTCTCTGTAATTTTCAAATGCAATAACATCAAACACCAAAAAGACTGCTAGGGCAAGTGCTTTGATAGTCCAGTGAGCGTCTGATGTGTAAATCATGAACGCCAGTAGTATCGTAAAAAATATAGTGAACACTAGTAAAATTACCATGGGACTTCTCCTGCTGGTCCTCCACTGCCTAGCCCTGCATGTGGAAGTTGTATATCAGTTCTAAGTTCAGTTATCTTGCCATCTTCATCAACTATGAAACTAACAACGGTTTCCTCTTGACGTGGGCTGACTAAAACTTCACCTGACCAGATGCTCTTGAACGGCTCAATCATTGTGAGTTTTACCTCAACAAGTTCTGGTATACCTGAGCCACTAAAGTAATGAACGTTGACAAAATACTCGCCTGCTGGAAGTATAGTAAAGCGAATGTTTTCATAGTTGCGTTTAATAACTACGCGCTCGCCGTTGACTTCAATAGTATCGTTTTGGGTTCCACGGTCATCACGTTCAAGAATAAAGTAGCTGCCATCTTTGCGGCTGAATCCTGTCCAATCGCCGCCATGACCTCTTACCCATAAATCAATGTCAACTTCGCTGTCTTGACTCCATTCCATTTCGACCATGAACTTAATTGGCGGGTCAACTTTACCGCCATCTTGAGGAGGATTGATTAATAGGAACGATACAATGAACATTACAGTTATGCCCAACAGCAAGTTGAACACAATATCCAGAAAGGCTAGTCGTAAGGTTCCTGTTGTCATTCTTCAAGGACCACCAATTGGAAGTTAATAATAGTTGACACCACAATACCACTAAGTGATGTAATAAGTGCAGCGGCCATACCTTGGCTCATCTGTACCAAGATGTCTGTCATTGCTGCTACATCTGTTGTGTCAATTACCACGCCTGGACCAAACACACTCCACATTACAATCATGAATCCAATCAATGTACCTGTGAGTCCAATTGCAACTGTTGTTTCACCCATGTAACGTACCATGCGGTGATCACTGTCTAGGTATTTTCCCTTCCAGTGTAGCCTTAGCATCATAAGGTGCGTCAAGGCAAGTATTCCCATATTGACGAATGTGAGGTAAGTCTGATCATATGCTAGGATAAATTCAAATAGTCCAAAATAAATTTGGCCTGTTGCCACAGCAAACGCACATAATATCAGTATCGTCCAAAACTTCCAGAATTTCATGTTCATGTTTATTGGTCCTCAAATAGATGGAGGGGCGGAGTTTGTATCTTCACCGCCCCTCTTTACTTAGTTGTTTTGTTACTTGCGTGTTACAGTGCACCAGTATTAACGATACGGATCGGAATGTAAATGAATTCCACTGCCTTTGTTGGGGCAATCGCTACGTCAATATATAGTTCGTTTCTGTCGATTCGAATTGGTGTGTTATTGGATTCGTCACAAACCACTGCAAAGTCAGTTAGTGCTCGCTTAGTAAGCAAATCGCTTAGGAAGCTTTCAAACAACTGCACTGCACGGTCACGTGTTAGCTTGTCGTTCTGTTCGAACAATAGCGGACGTGCAATCTCGTCGAAGCGCTCACGTAGGTAAGCAACTAGACGTGCAACGTTAACACGGTCAAGTGCACTGGTTGTTGGGTGCAGAGATTTCTGACCAAATACAACCACGCCTTCGAGTGGGAAGTTAGCAATTGGGTTACACTTGTTGAGGTATAGCGCATCACGCTGACCTTGGCTAAGTGAAACTGCTTTAAACTCTTCCTCTTCAGTAATGTAACCAACTGCACTACCATTCTGTACAACACCACGTGTCAAACCTGCTGGCGCAAACCATGGGTATGAAATGTTGTCGTTGTAAGCGTAGGTGTATAGTGTTACATGTGTTGAAGGAACGGTTACTGTGCGTCCATCTGGTGTTGTTGAACGTGCTGGTGGGTAGTAAACCGCGCTGTAGGTGTTCTTGGTTACAAGACCTTCTTCGCCGTTTTCTGTTGCACCAACTCCGTTTACCCATGCAACTGCTTCTGTTGGGTCGAGACGCATTGGAGTATCGATTAGGATAAAGCCTGTCTCGCCACGGTCGCTGTTGAGTGTAACAAGTTCGTCTGTTAGCTCTGGGAAGTTTGGAGCCGCTAGCAATGTGAAGTTACGGTTTGGATCACGTAGATCTTCGTTGCCTGCAACTGCCGCCTGCATCGCAACCGCAATAACTTTGCGCTGTGCTAGGCGTCCAAATACACCGCTGCCGTTCGCGTTGTTTGCCGCAGCGTTGACCCATGCATCAACAGTGCTAGCACCGTCGTTGATTGGGATACCTGTCTGCCAAACACGCACTGTACCTTGGCTAAGAGCCATGTTAACGAGTAGCATGTCTGCAGGATATAGCTGTGGATCAGGTGCACTGTCAAAGTCAGTGCTGTTTGAATCAAACGCTGAACCTGGTGTAATTGTTACGTCTGCTGTAATGTCATCAAATATTACACCACGCTCTGTGCTCTGGTCTGTGTTGTCATATAGCAACCACTGACCTGCTGCATAACGGTAAATGCGCGGATAATCGCTCTCTGGCGCATCAGTCTCAACCCAAATGTCACCGTTTGATGGTGTGCCAGTTGGTTCAACTGTTGAGTAGGTAACGTTTGCTGGGTCGATCTTTTCCCATGTGTTTGAAGCGTTAATCCATAGCTCGAGGTTGGTTAGTGTTGAGTCATACCATAGACGACCTGGTAATGGAGTACCTGTTGGCTCTGAGTCCTGTGCATAGATGATGTTGTCAATTGCCATTGGTGTGCTGTCAACTTCTTGTAATTCAAAGCCGCCGTTTGCTGCGGTAAAGTTAACAGCAACATTGCCGTCTGTCATGTCTGACACAATGTCAGTTGCACTTGAACCATCTTGTGCAACGTATGTTGTACCACCGTCGTTTGATACACCTTCAACTTCGACAAGACCAAATACGCCTTGGCTGTTTGACTGGTAAATGACTAGGTTAAGACCGTTACCTGGCTGGGTTGTTTTAACCCAAATGTCGTCCGCTGCTGGAGTTGCAGGGCTGTTATAGTGTGCATCATATGTGACTGTGGTTGCTGCTAGGTTAGCTGCGTTTGCTTGGTCTACACTCTGCCATGCTGCGCCGTCACTGTAGAAATAACCAACTGCAACACCTGTTTGAGTAGTTGGACCATCGTTTAGAACTGTTACCAACCAGTTACCAGCTGCTGGTACTGTGGTTGTTGGTGCGTAAGATTTTGGATCTGCAACTTCACCTGCTGCCGCTGCTAGGTTAACTTCAACTGTTACGTTCTGTAGGACCCAGCTATTTGCACTGACGTTCCATGTGTGGAGGCCAAATGCACTGCCGTCGGTGTCAACCCAGAACTGGTTGCCATTTGCAGGACCTGTTGGCTCTGCGTCTGTTGCTTCGAGTTCTGCAAGGTCAACATCGGCACGAACAACGTATGCCTGGCTACCTTGACCTAGGTAGCTGTAAGTTGCTAGAAGACCGTACTCGCTTGTTTCTGCTGCGTCTGCTTCAGCAAATAGTGGGTCTCCGAAGAATTGTGTTAGCTCTCGCTGTGATGTTACTGGAACAACAAGATTTGCAGCCGTTTGCTTAGTGAAGCGAGCGATACCATCAGTTTCTGTACCTGTTGGGTCTGTTTTATCTTGTGCTGTAGCAACAATGACGAGAGGAATTGTGCCAGCACCTGGGCTAGCATATGCGCTTTCGTCAACAACTGTGACGCTTACGCCTGGTGATACTAGTGTAGTCATTATAATCTCCTGTCAAAGCCTGAAATGCTCTAACAGTATTTATTTGATGGCTACTTATCTTGGGTGGTTATGCGAATAACTACGTGGTTAACGCTCTATGATCTTACGAACTTCTGCGGTGAGCGCATCTAATCCGCCCTCATTGGGAATCATACGATCAAACTCATCTTTGTTGTCGAGCCAACGCCATTCGCTCTCGTGGATATCTGGATGCTCTTTTGCCATCCAACTTGTATCGTAACGATTGTCGTTGATTGCTTTAGTTACCCACTCAGGGTCCCTGCCTCGTTTGACACGCCAAACCTCACCTCCCATGTCACGAACAAGCTGGCGCTCGTTAAAAAATCGAACGTCAGGTATCACATAATTTGTAGTGGAGTTGTCTAGCAGCGTCTTCTTTACGAACAGACACCATACCTGATCATCAAAGCCTCTGCGCATACAATCAGTGCCAACGCGCTGCATAACTAGACGCGGTGTGACTTCGTATCCCAGTTCACTTGACCAAAATTCATCTGGTGTTTCCCTCCATTTACGGCTCTGAGGGTTGTCGCCTTCCATCATTGCACGGTCCCAATCGAACATCACTGCAATGGTATCTTTAAGTCTATCAGCATAACTTAGTTTGGTGTATCCATAATCCTCAATGAGGATATCGCCTACTGTGCCTTTACCGCTGCCTATAAAGCCACAGATTCCAATTATTTTTCTTGTCATGAGATCTCCAGCGTGTTCTTTACTTATAACACAACATTGGAGTGAAATCAAGAACTTAGTTTATCAAGCATATAACGCTCACATTGATCTTCAAGAAAGAAATAATAGTTAATACGTTCAGATACCGACATTAATTCAATTTTCTGATATTTACGCTTAAAATGATAATCATCTACTAATAGATCTGATTTATCTCGTTTCCAAGACATAAACTCGCAATATTTCCCATATACTTTATCGACATCCATTCTTAGTTAACAGCCCTTACTCATCTTCTTCATAAGTGATTGGTTGTTGCGATCTTCCATCTCACTGATAAGACGATCCAATTCATCTTCAGTGCCGCGTAGGATATCGCGCTGCAACCCAATGATAATGATTTGGTTACCCACCTTGGTTGCATCCATGCTCTGCCATTCACGGAAGTCATCAAGTAAATCCAATGCACGGGCGCGCATCTCAGCCATGCGACGGAGATCAATTTTGTTTTGATCGTCCTGTGTCATGATTCCAACTTCTTTATCACTTCAGTTTCACCAATTTCATTGATCAGATTTTGCAGGGAGTTCGGGAAGTGATCCACGAACATACTATCTTCATCCAAACTCTGATACAATGCTAGAAGAAAATACTTGACAAAACCATCACGCATGGCGCCTGCATAGACATTAGGTGTCCGCTTGTCAACTTCACTTGCTTCATCAAACAGTTTTTTGATTAATTTTTTCACACGTTCAGAACGTGGGTCATCATAACTGATCATGATCCCCTCCTTTGTGCTTGCGCTTGCGGTCCAGCTTGGGACGGCGCTTGTCTGGTATTGTGCGTTGCGTGAAGCCACTCGCAGGATCCCTTAAGGTCGAAGCCACAGGGTTCCGTAGCTTGGCGATCTTATTTTGCTTACGGCGTGGCATTTATTCTTCCCAATAATACGCAAATCCGTTTCCAGGTGCAATTTCCTGGACTAGTGGGTCGCTGCTCAAATCATAGCCAGAACCTCTATAGACTGCCTGTTTGACCATCGCCTCAGCGACTTCACTCGCTTCCTCTTCACTGTTAGCAACTACCGTTACCATACCTCCTGCATAAGGATAGGTGTTGTAGTCTTTCCAGCTATATAGTTTCATGTATCATTTCGCTTTCATACCATATGTTCATCAAGGGACCAACCACGCGCGAGGGCATTGTCGGTCATCACTTTGAAGATTATCGCGGCCGTTTCGACTTCATCGTCAGTAAGATCTTGTAGACCAAGATAATGCAAAGTGAGACCCTTGTAAAGCCCCGAAATGCTTTCCTGGGTGTTATTCTTGTTGCCAATCTCACGCATGAACTTAGAACATGCTTTATTAAATTGGCTAAGATTGCAAGGGATGGTTGTCATTACTTCTCCACACCGCATTCGGCGAGCTCCTTGAACGACCTAATTACGCCGTCTTCAACAAGCGCCAGGAGGCACAAGTATTCACGATAGCCTTCACGGGAAATGTATCCGTTCTTTTGCTCTTCAAGTAGGGCGAGCATCTGTTCCTTTTCCATGTTCATCCCTTACATATAAAGTGGGCCAGTCCACTGGATCTGGTAGTTGCCAGTGAGAATGTTACCACGGCTGTGGTTGCGGGCAGGTGCAGCCCAACCAGCGGCCATAAGGATTGTGCCCTTGGGAAACTTAACGTCGTCGTCAGTGGCGACAACAAACCCCCAAACACCGCCATCTTTGATGATTTTGGTGTACTTCCGACCGTGCTTGACGGTGAAGCTGGAGTTAAAATCTTCGATCATGCGGTGGTTAACTGCGCTGAGACCTTCAAAGTCAACTTCACAACCAGCAATTCCGCCGCTGCGGAGCGTATAGTCCAGGTAGTCGGCTTTAATTGCTTCAATCAGGAAGTCAACTGCGTTCTCGTATGTCAGTTCCATTGGGTATCTCCTTTGCTTACTCTTATAATATAAGCAAAGTGCCTTGGTTTGTCAACCAGAAATGTAATTTTTTTCTTGGGACGGTACCAGATCTTTTGATGATGTATCTTACCCAATAATGAGTTAATACGATATGATTCTTCAGGCGTAGATGAAGCAAGTTGTCCGCGCAAAGCTGACTCGATCTGTTCGATGTCATTGACATCGAGCTCAAATTTTGTATTGGGTTTTGTCATGTAGTTTAACCGATGATAATACCTAGCCCAACGCTGCCTTCTTTGTAAAGCTTGATGTCCTCTTCCAACTGTGCTAGTTCGTTAAGTGCATCAGCTTTGAGCTGTTCACCGTTAAGTGTGGTGCCTCCCTGCGGACCAGCCAATGTCGCAAACTTGCCTCGTGCTTCGCCTAGCATTAATTTACTTTGTGCTAGTGCATAATCCTTAAGCCAAGGCATTACCATGTAATCACCAAATAGATCATCCTCAGTACGATACTGGTATACGTGAGCATAAATTGGGCGCTCATAGCGTGGGCGGCGGTGAATACGTAGAGTATGTGTGTTGCGGTACCAAGTGTAGGTATATTCTGAGCCCGTTAGTCGTCCTAGTGTTTCATGGTACTGCGCTAGGAAGTCATATGTTGCCATACCACCTGATTGTCCACCATTGTAACCCAATAGAAAGGTGTTCCAGTAGTTTGCTTCAAACGGTTCAAAATCAACACCAGTGTTTGTGCCTGACACGTTACCGTAAAGGTCTCGTACTTCAATCACATTGTCTGGAAATGGATACACATCAACTTCTGGCTGAATTTCAAAGTAGTGGAAATTTTCCTCTACTGCATTCTCACTTCGTTGTCTAAATTTTTCTAATGCCTTGTCAATTGCCAACTCATAGTGCTCAGGGTCAAGTTCAACGTCAACCATTTGACCACCTAACCTTAGCTCTATTTCTTTTGAGATTTTACTGCGACTCATGGTATTACTCCTACTATTGGTATTTATCGTCACGCTATAAATACTGGAAAGGAATATATCAAAGAAGATGTAGTGCTAATAAATGAAATTGACATTACATATAGTAAAAGATTTCATTTATGAATAGACCAAATCCATTCAATTTTTCCTGAATCATAAATTTTAGGTATTCCTAACTTTTCCATCATTTCCCTCTCTGTCAATGATTCATTAAATATGTCAGGAAATTTCTTTTTAATATTTGCTTTTGTGAAATTTGAAAGATGTGTTCTTTGATTTTTAAATAAATATGAGTATCCTGGCATTAGAACGCGACCTTTTGAGAATCCACATTTTTCATAAACGTCACCTGTAAACCAATCATTCATTGAAAATGACACAACTTCGTGAAAATTCATTTCTTGTTGTGCAAACTTAAACGTTTTACTGAATAATCCAGGATGTGTCTTATTATCTGTTACCCAGCGTTTAAGTTCAAATCGACGTGATTCTTTTGACCCACGTGTATATCCAAAGGTCATCACACCAACTAACTTGTTTTCATTATCGAACGCTCCGAAATGTGTTCCGCCAACAAAATTTTGCAGATGATATTCATCAACAAAAGGCCTAGCAATTTTAGCATCAATTCGAGTTATCAAACATTTTCTAGCAGGAGTTCCATCATCTTTCAATCCAATAAGACTTAAGATCATTGCTTCAAATTTATCTTGATGTTTATTCCAATCACTTTCAAATATTTGAATCAAATGAATACCGCGATCATTACACATTTTCCATTTGGTATAATGATATAATTTGTCTTGTAATTTTTCATGTGAATGCCAATAATCGCCGTTGCATTCGATTGCAATATTATGTTCTGGCAGAAATATATCAATTTCCAATGGTTTAATAATTTTTCTAGAATTTCTTGTATAACTAACATTCATATCTTTTAAAATGTTGATAACATTCTGTTCAAATCCATCAAATCTATATGGAACAATATCATATTGATTTGCATATTTGTAAATTGTAGTCATATCAACATTCAGCTTCTCAGCTAATTGTGGAACCGAATATATTCCAAGCTGTTCATCTAATAAATCTTTAGATTCTAGAATCTTAGTTACTTCATTTGGTAACCTGGTGTTCATTACACCATATTCACATAAATTGCGTTTTCTAGCGGTCTTAATAATTTCTGGACTTTTTCTTGGATTATCTACACCATAACGTTCAAGCATAGTTTGTTTAAATTTTGTACGGGTTGCATCTGATGAATTAGCACATTTTTTGCTACAAAACCTAACTTCACGCTTCCATTCCCATTGTGATTTTGGATAAAATGTTTTATTACATTTTTCACATTTCGGAATATCCTTATCATTGACAAGAATCCAAGCTCGTATTTTTATATGACCATCATGATAAGATTTGTATTCTGATGTAGCAGCAATAATATCTGCATGATATTCTTCAGGCAATGTTTTAAATTTCACAGCACCTGTCTTGCTAGTATGAAATTGCTTTAATCTGTCAGAAATATCCATAAATATACTTATAATATGAAAGATCAAAAATGTCAAGATTATCAATGTGGTCTCCTAAGAAGACCAATGATTACAAATTTCATGATAGAATAATTCGCGAACAATTCCATGTTGGTGGTACTGGTGCTATTGTGCACAAATATTTAGGACCAGAAGAAAATCCAAACTTGGTGGATCCTTCTCGTCCAGATTATCAAAACGATGATGTAATCAATGAGACAACTATTCAAGATTTACTGCTACTTGAAAACAGAGATCGCAAATACGACAAAGATCTATATGAATTACGGGGCATTTATAATGTAAGTGATAATGATTTCGACTTGACCCAATTCGGCCTGTTTCTAACTAATGATACATTATACATGACATTTCACCTTAATGAAATGACAGAAATACTAGGGCGCAAATTAATGAGTGGAGATGTAATTGAATTACCACATTTGATTGAAGAATATGGTTTAGATGCAGATACACCGCCAATACCCAAGTTTTACACCGTGAGCGATGGTAATCGTGGTGGGGAGGGGTTTAGTTCAACATGGTGGCCTCATATTTGGCGTTGTAAATTAGAACCAATCACAGACAGCCAGGAATTTGATGATATCTTAGGTAGCAGTGAAGAAAAGGGTAGCCTGGGTAATATTATTAGTACATATGCAGCTGAAATCGATATTCGTGATTCTGTTGTTGAAAGCGCATTCCAGGAAGACCCATTGGGTGGCCCGACACAACTAACCTCGCATTTGTATAATTATATTGAAGATACAGAAGATCCATTCTTTACAGGTAGTAATGTAGCAATTGGCAATGCGTTTCCAAGCAATCCAAACCAAGGAGATTTTTTCATTCGTAGCGACTTTCAACCCAACCGTCTTTTTCAATACCATGAAAGCCGTTGGGTTAGACGATATGACGAAATTGCACAGGACACTTGGAGCGACAGAACATTCAATGGCAGCACATTTATTAATGATCAAGCTACTGATGTTAATTCAACTGGTGAATATGACAGCCGTCAGTCAATTACTGATGCAATTCTACCACGCCCAGACTATGATGGTGATACAGGCCTAGAAGAATAAGGAATATCAATTTGCAATATTTTTATGACTGCATAATACTAATAAATTCACTATAATCCTTATCTAAGATGTAAACCATTTGAAATTTATATTTTTCAACTAACCAAGTTTTTAATTGCTTTATTCCAGGATATTTAGATTCTTGTAATTTTTCTATATACCACGATTTTATCTCAATACATAATTTATTATCAATTAAATAATCTGGTTCATAAAAATTATATGGGTATAAATTATGTGTCAAACATGGTGCATTAGAAACCCTACTTAACCAACCATGTTTTTCACATAATTCTAAAAAATCATACTCATAAGTAGACTGGAATATCAAATCTGTTGATTTAAACTTTTTCTTTTTGATTCTGGTTTCTTTATAATGAACACCGTTTTTAGAATTTTTTAAATAAGTAGCAATCATTTTTTTTCGAATATCTGGATCGCTTCCAGGATTATTTTCGGTCATACGCTTTGATCTTGCTATTTGATCTGAAGAACCTTTGAATTTTGTATTAAAATAATTTTGTATATATTTTGCTTGTCCATTTTTATGCTGTTCTTTTGCTCTGATTGACTGATTTTTTCGTCTTACATTACTTGATTCAGATTTCCAGAATGTTGTTACTCCTTTTTTTCTTTTTGATTGAAATTTTTTATCTGAATTAAGTTTCGTTAAATTATCTGATCTTATTTTCCTACCTTCATCACTCAATGATGATTTACGATATGCATCTCGTGAAGCATGTGAAATGAGTGGTGCATTCTTAAATTTTTCTTGATATGTTTCACGAGTATAACCGAATTTTTGCAAATATCGATTTGTCATTGATTTTTTATATTCTCCATTGATCAAACAAACAATGCGATCATAAGTATGATTATTAAAATTTTCATTTATTTTTTTAGGTTCTGGCCCATCATACATTAATCTCTCCTTCACACATTTGTAAGTCATAAAAATATTTATCAAAAATTTGATAAATAATCTTAAAGGATTGGATAATACATGCAATATTTCTATGATGAATCTATTCGCCGATATTTGTTACAATTCATTCGCATGTTTGGTAACTTCACAGTACAAAAAGGATGGGATGAACAAGGAAATCCTGTCTATGAAAAAGTGCCTGCTCGCTACGGCGACGCGTCAAGACAAGTTAACCACATTCTCAAGGACAATAGTGAGAACACACTAAACGCCGTGCCGTTTATCAGTTGTTACATTAACAGCCTTGATATGAATCCTGACTTGCGTCGTTATCCGCAATTTGAAGAAACACTCAAAGTCATCGAGAAGGCTTTTGATGAATCAGAACATCGCTACACTGAGGATCCTGGACAGAGCTATGACGTAACACGTTACCAGCCTGTGCCTTATATGCTCACAATGAATGTTGACGTCTGGACCAGTAACACGGATCAAAAACTCCAGTTGCTTGAACAAATTCTCGTACTATTCAATCCAGGCGTCAACTTGCATACGAACACAAATGTATTAGATTGGACTGCGCTAGCATATTGTGAATTGACCAACACCAGCTGGTCAAGCAGAACACTGCCAAGCGGTGCGGACACTGTTATTGATATCGCAACACTGACTTTCCAGATGCCTATCTATATCAACCCACCTGTTCGTGTGCAACGTATGAATATCATTCAAACAATCCTTACACAAGTTCATCCGCTAAACTTAGAGGAGTTTGAAACCTGGACTGTTGATACCCTGACAGGACCAGATTCAAGTTTTGTTGTTACTACACTTGAGGACTATTGGATTAGATTCGAGAATGGCAGTGCGCTATTGCTTGAACGTGGAGGAGAAGATCAAGGTGGTGACGGCAGTGTAATAAGCTGGAAAGACGACGTATTTGCAGCATATGGCGAGCTACGTGAGGGCATCAGCCAGATAAGATTGCGACAAGGCAATGACGTTACAGACCCTGAGAACGATGTAATTGGTACAATCAGTTATGACCTTAACAATCCACAGAGATTGAATGTTGTAATTGATACTGATACACTTGCAAGCGACACACAAGGCAACGTGGATGCAATTATCAATCCACAGGTTAACTATCCTGGTGATGGACAGTTACCAGCGGCAACAAATGGACAGAGGTATCTTATACTTGATGATATTTCTGATCAGCCTGCAGGTCCTTGGGGCGCCGTTAGTGCAAACGCCAATGACATCATCCAATATAACGGATCAGCTTGGGTTGTGAGTTTTGATGCAAGTGCAAATGCTGGACCAGACTATGTTACCAACCTAGCTAGCAGTAAGCAATTTGAATGGACTGGCGAAGTTTGGCAAGACAGCTATGAAGGAACATACAGAGAAGGATGGTGGCGCTTGTATATTTAATAAATAACTACATGACGCTATTATATAATTTATACCATAAACGTTCTATACGTATGAGTGAAATTGCTGATATCGATACATCAGTATTACCACAAGATATTATTGATACTGCATCAGCCAGACAAATTGTCTGGCATTTATATCACAAAATTCACACAATACCTAAATGCAATCATCCTGATTGTAACAACGATACTAAATGGCAAAGATCTTATTATGGAAAGTTTTGTTCAAAAAAATGTTCATCATCTGATCCAAATACTATCAATAAGACAAAATCCACTATATTATCAAGATATGGCGATTATGAATCTTTTATTAAGAAGGGTTCTGAAAAAAGAAAAAAAACTAATTTAGAAAGATATGGTTCTGAAAATCCTTGGGGAAATTCTGAAGTTCGTAAAAAAATTACTGAAACAAATTTAAAAAAATATGGTGTTGAGAATGCTGGCGGATCAGTTGAGTCACAATCTAAATCAAGAAATACAAAAAAACAAAAATATGACAATGAGTTTTACACTAATCAAGAAAAAGCCATTCAAACAAATTTAAAGAAATATGGATGCAGCTACCCATCCCAAAATGATGATATCAAAAAGAAAACAAAACAGACCTTTATTGACAAATATGACGGTTTTTTTCATAATTCAGAATTAATTTCTACAAAGACAAAAAAATCTAAAAAACAAAAATATAATGATGAAACTTACTCTAATAGAGCTAAGGCTGAAAAAACTAATATTGAAAAATATGGGGTTAAAAATGTTATGGACTGTAATAACATTAAAAACAAACACAAAAACAAAATGAATTTACAGGAAACCAAAGACCGTAGATCCAATACAATGGTCGAAAAATATGGTGTAAAAAATATTCAATATCATCATATCAATCATAATAATATCCCTATTCTGACAGACAAGGATAAGTTTGTTTCTTATTGTAATAATAAGAAGATTTTAGATATAGCATCATCGTTAGGAGTTAATACTAGCACTGTTTATAATAAAATCATTGCATTTAACTGTAAAGATAAAATTAATATTATTAAAGATCACAGTTCTTTTGAATTGCAATTGGCTGTCTTTTTGGATTCAAATAATATTAAATATATCAAAAATGACCGTCAAAGTATCAAACCATATGAAATTGATTTCTATATTCCATCGATGAATCTCGGTATCGAATGTAATGGTGACTATTGGCACAGTGATATATTTAAAGACCGACATTATCATTATCAAAAATGGAAAGCATGTAACGATGCGAATATTCACTTAATATCCATTGGAGAAGCTGACTGGCACAATAAAAAAGAGATATTTCAAAATTTATTAAAATCAAAATTTTCTAAAATAACTAACACGTATGGTGCACGAAAATGTACAATAAAAAAAGTTAACATGTCAGATGTCAAAAATTTATTTGATACCCATCACCTACAAGGACATGCTACTGGTACTCATTCGTATGCAGCATACAATCATGATAACTTGTTGGTTGGAGCGATGATTTTTGGATGGACAAGAGGATCGAAAGAAAATCGAAGATTTGAACTTAAAAGGTGGGTTACTATCCCGAACACCAATTTTCCTGGGTTGTTTAGTAAAGTATTCAAATATGCGCAGCGCGATATAGGATTTAAAAGGGTTATTTCATTTTCAGACAATCGATGGTTTACTGGCGATGTGTATAATAAAAATAATTTTAACTATATAAAAACTCATAATCCAAATTATTTTTATGTTTTAAATGGTTTTGCATTTCATAAACAACAATTTATGAAATCAAATATTAAAAAGAAATTCCCGCATCTTGCCGAAGCAATTGACAATGGTATGACTGAATCACAAGCAACTAAAGAGCTTGGCGCATTAAAAATATGGGACAGTGGGAAAATAGAATGGGAATGGATTTGTGATGACAATAAAAGCTAGCGGGTGTATACTCCTCAGTGAGGACACCAAGCGAATACTTTTACAACTAAGAACCCCTGACCGCAAACGCAAAAACTATTGGGGATTCTGGGGAGGCGGCAGTGAAAACGATGAACTGCCTGTACAAACTATTGAGCGTGAGCTCACAGAAGAGCTAGGCTTCCTGCCAGAAATCACTAAGTTTTATCCACTACATAAAATGGTGAGCAATGACGAATCGTTTGAATACGACACATTTCTTGCAACTGTGCCGCATGAATTTACGCCGCAAATAAATGGTGAAAGTGAAGGATACGCCTGGGTAAATTACGACCGTTATCCAGTCCCTCTTCATCCAGGCGCGAAGTTAGTTTTGCAAAATCCTAGGATTTTGAGCAAAATCAAAACAATTGTTGATCAGCTTGATAGCCCTGCTGGGTAAACAAGCATAAGTTCTTCAGGAGTAGTAGCCGCGTCAATTGCTGGATCAGCAGGTGCGTCACGCAATGCTTGCTTCTGTGCAACAATTGCAGTTGTATCAGCGCCAGTCTCTAATGCTTTCATAAAGTCTGTATCCAATTGTTCCAACACTGGCTGTCGTAGGCCTCGTAGCTTATCACGCCAAATATCACGTGCTGTGGGCATATCTATATACACAACATCGCCACTCAACTGCCATGCCGCGCGAAACTCTCTGCCAGAAGCAGGGAATGTGAGTTCTGCGGCGTCACGTGTTACTCCATCGATGTTAACTAGTGATTGTGTCATCAGTCTCTCCCATCTGGTTTATTCTCCACGCATTCCTGTTTGAACGGTCCGTTGGGATCAAATTGCGTGGTACAATCTTAATTATCTGTCTGTTGCCATTATAGTTGTGCCATACGTGCGGGGGTATGTCTTTTTGCACAAGATATTCCATTGCCTCTTCTTCAGTCATTACTGGGATAGGCGGCGTATCATGTAACAAGTGTCCGCGTGTGTGACTCTTGAAGCCAGACTGGGCTTCGTCTTTCTTGAGTTCCCAATAAACTTCAACTGGTGGTAGAATGCCACCATGCATTGCCATTGCAAGCCAAGTTGGGCTAGGCACTGTGATCTTCATCGGATCATCAGGTGATCGTGGATCTTCCCAAATAATAGCATAATTTGGCTCAGGTAGGTCTTTATGTTCCTGAGCGAAGATTATTTCGCGTTCCCATAGCTTGTATTCTGAATAATTGATTTCGGTCATTACCATTTTCCTAGTAGACATTTTGAATTCTTTAGTCGTGTCTTGAGATCCATATAGCAACCACACTCGCGACACTTCCGAAACTTAGGTTCAAGGCTGTCGCATTTCAAACATATTTCAATTCGTGTATTACTTTGTCCAGTCTGTTGCGGCAAATACTTATGCCAGTCTTTTACCCAGTCTGTCATGCAAGATCTCCATAAGTTGCAGCGTAGCATTGTGCAACATCTACTAGATTATTTGACCCGATGTCTACATTACAGGTTGCAGGACTAAAGCTAGTTGATGTTTTTGTGTTGGTTACTGCCGTAACGCCATTTGTTGATACAATTGCACCCGAGCTTGTGACTACAGGATAACTTGCACTCTGTTTTGCATTTGTTAAATTGACGTCAAAAAATCCTACTAAATTATCTGTTATACTTGATACATTGTAAGAATATTGAATTGTATTAATTGTCATACTGAATTGGATATTGGTCTTTGAAGGACCGTTCGTTACAACATCTGCACCGACGGTTTCAGTACCTAGTCTGTTTCCAAAATTGTCTGCTCTAACTGTACTCATAGTAGATTTCCAAAATAAGCAAATGTGTTTTCTTCGGAATCTTGTAGTACACCAGATACAGATGCAACAGAATATTGACTACCTAATCCGCTTTGTAGAAGCAATGCTGGGCTTGCCATCCAAAATTCTAAAGTATCGTGTGTAGAACCAACACCTAAATAATCAGTAATGCTAGTAAATGGATTTGTCCATTGTAAAGTAAAGTTACCGACACTATCATCAGTCAGTGATGATGTGTTTACTGAATAGTTGATAGTGTTTGTTTCACCGTTGAATCTGCCATTGGCTTTTGATACACCTTGTGTCAAGCTGTATTCAGTTCCGCCGCTTTGTGGCGTTGCATTATCTACTCTAATTGTACTCATGCCAAGTCTCCTAAACAACTTGAATATCCTTCAATCCAATCATTAAGTGCAGTAGTATTACTCCCCCATTGGTTTTTAATTTGAGTAGTCGATACTATGTAACCACCAATTTGAACTGCTACTTCAATATTAGTACTATATAAACCGCAACAAACCGAAACAGTTCCATTTCTTGAGTCTAGTGCATTAGTAAGATTAAATTGAGGAGTACCGGTACCGAGATCGGTGATCGATGATACATTAACACTATCAAATATAGTTGCTGTTCCAGCAAGACTTGCTTGCACCCACATTTTAGCGGTATATTGTTTTGTAAGTGCAATCGGTCCTATGCCTGATATATCACTTATTTTATTTGCTCTTATTTCACTCATACTATTGTCCAAGTCTCTCCAGTGCCAACTGTAACTATTACACCAGTGTTAATTGTAATAGGTCCTGCACTAATTGCATTACGATTATCGGTTATCGTATAATCAGTTGTTACTGTTATTTCATTCTCCCAAAATATTTGGTCATTGCCGCCGCCTGTTGCAATACTTGCTCCTGTTTGCCAATCAGTATTGCCAAGTTCTACATCAATTAAATCAACAATTTCAGAACCAGTTAGTGTATCAAGAAGATCATTCCACGAATTAGTATAGCCTTCAAAAGTGCTAAGTGTTGTGTTATACCGTATCATACCGACCGCTGGCGCTGGACGTTCTACAGTAGTACCAGTAGGTAATTGAATAGCATCTGTTGCATCGATATCTAGAATGACTTGTGGTGAAAACTGTCCACCGAGTGCAAGTCTGTTTGTGAAGCGCGCAGATGTCTTAGACATTGAGTAATTTGCTACAGACGTACCATCACCTGCAAATATAAGAAAGTTCATTTCTCCAGTGGTATTTGTGTTGCGTCCAAATCTAACATCAAGGTCTGCTGACGTGATTTCTTGAGAATCAAAATCAACAAATGTATCTATATTAGGATCACCACTATAAGCGCGAAAGCTAGCGCCGCCTGTACTAAGTGCAGATTGAAACCCTCCATAACCACCATTACCGGTGCTAGCGTAGTCGTATATACCGCCTAATGTGCGAACGACACCACGTGTTGTATTTGATGGTTGGCCTACATTAAGACTCGTACCGTCCCATATAAGGTCAGCATCACCTGCAAAGCTTCCGGCATTGTTAAATTGTAATTGTGTGTCTAGTCCGCCAGGACTACCGTTGCCGCCAGCCAAGCTAGACCATGCACCGTTGAATCCTTCAAATTGTCCTGTTGTAGTGTTATATCTTATGTCACCCGGACGACCTACGGGTTGCTGTGCAGTTGTACCTGCTGGAACCTTGATTGCGCCAGTTGTGTCAAAGTCAAGAAGGCCGTCGCTTGTGTTAATGACGTTACCACTGTGGTCGATATTAATTGGCATTTTCTGTAGAATCCTCTTGACTTTACGATATTTATCGCTTATATTAATAGCATAAGAAGAGCACGGAGCGGATAGTGCAAGACCAGACGTAGCCGCTATGCTGAAGCGACGTATATCGTGGACAAGTTGGTCTTAAATTTTAGTAGTGAGTAGGCCAACATATTTGGTCGGCTATAACGATTTATTTTATCAAGAGTGAAGCGGCCCTAGGGCCGCTTCTGTTATCTTGTGTATCCTATAGACTTAGGTGAAGCTTAGGTTGCCAGTTGTGACATCAATACGTGCTAGGTAGTCCGCAGCGTTACCAAGTGATGAAGCCTGGTTGCTTAGTTCTACGTAACCGTAACGTGTCATGAAGCTGACAACTGGTTCAAATGTCTGTGGGTCAAGTACAGTACCTGAGCTCATTAGTGGGATGTATGGGCAGTAGAATGCCGCTGCATCTGTCTCGTTTGAGCCTTTGTAGCCGATAAGGATGTTATCGTCTGTTGCGTACTGGTTGACATAAACGCGCATTGAGCCGTTTAGTGTACCAACGAACTTGGTGTTTGTTGGTGCCTCGAAAGGACCTTCAGTTGTGCGGGCAAATGCTGAAGTTGTAGCAGCCTGTAGAACAGTTAGGATTGTTGGGCTAACAACCATCCAGTTACCTGCGCCACGGCGTGTACGTGCAGCAATGTCGTTGCTTACTTTGTTGATAAGCACTGCTAGTGCAGCGTGTTCATCACCAACAAATGTAGCTGTACCAGAAACACCAGCCTGGTCATATGTACCTTGTGCTGGGCCTGCTAGGCTACGCAGAGATGCTAAGATCTCCTGGTCGATTTCCGCAGTGATTTCCTGTGCTAGTGCAGCCATGATCTCTGCTTCAACGTCTAGGCCATGCATAGCTTGTGCGTCTTGCGCTGCCTCGAAAGTCCAACGTGCGCTAAGCTTACGTGATTTCGCTTCGACGGTCTGCTTGAGGACCTGGATGTTTAGCTTGCGACCTGCCTGTCCTTCAAGAACAGAAGTTGCTTCTGCGCGCTCAGTTGTCTCGTTACCTGAGTAACCGTTAGCAATCTGGAACGGGCTTAGTGCTTCATCACCTGCATTTGCACCTGCAAATGTTTCTGCATAACGAACGCGGAGGGTGTGGATCTGACCAACCGGACCTGTCATTGGCTGGACACCAACGAGTTCGTTTGCAATAACAGTTGGCATAACACGGCGGATAACTGGAAGGATCACTTTGTTAAGTGTCGCAATGTTACCTGCTGATGTTGCACCTACTGTTGCAGATTCTGTTAGTGCCTTCTTTGTGTTTTCGAGGACACTTTCCATTACTGCTTTTTTGTTACCAGTCAAACCGTCGACAAGTGCGTCCTTGGTTGCTGACCAGTTTTCGAATAGAACGTCTGCCATTTGTAATACTCCTTTAGCTTAGTCCTGCTAATTTCTTTAGTTCAATAATATCAGCTGAGCCGCCAACATCTTGTTGGGTACTCTTAGGCTTGTCACCGCTGACTTCGCGCACTTGGCGCTTGCTCTCAGTGAGGTTTGCCTTTTTGCTTGTTGTCTTAACATCGGCATCTTCAGCTAGAACGCTTGGAAGATACTTCTTGTATGCAGATTTCAACTGTTTAGTCTTGACTGTTTCAAGTAGTGTTCCCATTAGTTCCTTCTGGCCTTTGTTTAGAGGACCAAGCATTTCGCTCATAATCTGCTTGCGCTCACTGCGGTCTTCAGCAATGCGAGCCGCCTTTTTCGCTTCAGTTAGAGCTTGATCCTTAGCTTCCATTACTTCGTTTGACTCTGCAATGTGAGCTTTGAGACCCATAATTTCTTTCGCAAGTTTAGCTACCTGTGTGCTTTCGCTTAGGGTGCTTGTCATAAACTCGCTTGCGAATGTTTCGAAGATCTTACGTCCGAACTCGTTTTCCTTAGCTGTCTGAATGTCTTCACGTAGAGCTGTGAGCTCTTTACGCATAACACCCTCAACCATGGTTTCGAGCTGCGCCGCGCCCTTCTTGATGAAGTTACGCTTTGCTTCTTCAATGACCTTCTTACCTTCACGTACCATTTTAACTTTCTGCTCTGCAAGAGCACGTTTGTCATCGTGGAATTCGTTAAGTTCTTTGGATAGCTGCTTGAGCACGAACTCTTCTAGCTTACCAAAGTTAGCCTTTTGTGTTTTACGATCCTCACGCAGTTCCTTGATCTCTTTTGCAAGGACTTCGTTTAGAAATGCTTCTAGCATTTTGGCGTGCTCTTTAACCGCTTTCTTGTAACGAACGCGGTCTTCAGCAACCTTAGCTTTATCATGAGCAAACTCTTCGAGTTCAGTCTTGATAGCATCTGTTAGCATTGCATCCATTGCTTCAACAATCTGCGCTTTGTCATTTTCATAACGTGACGCAAACTCTTCGCGCAATTCCGCTGTCAGTGCTTCACGCTCTTCCGCAATACGTGCTTCAAACGCTTCGTTTAGCTCTGACTGAAGTTCTTCATTAAGAACGTCGCTGCCGAGGATATCTTTAAATGACTTAGGCATGTTTATTTTCTCCCTAGGTCTTGGATAAATCGAATCATCTCTTCTTTGAGATACTTCTGTGCTTTGTGATCGTGGTTTACGCTTTGTGCTACGTCCCAAAATGTGCTGCTACGACGGTGATTCATGATTTGCTCATAAATCGGATCCGGATACGCATCAGGCGCACTTGGGTTCGCTACGATATCAACCGTAACAATTTCAAATTCTGACACATTGCCTGAACTATCAACGTTACCGCTACCGCGTGAACTGACCCCGAGCTTTACACCACTTTCAAGTAGTGTTTTGCAGATATTGCCCATTGGGGTGGGCAACATTTTTAGTTTACCGATACCGTCGCTTCCGCGCATGTCCATGTCGACAATTGCGTGGCTAACACGATCGATGTTGATGTTCAGATCATCTGGATGATCTGCTTCACCAAGGACTGAGTATCCACCGTTAATCTTTTCCTTTAGCGTTTTAACTGCGCTAGAGATTTCATTAACTGGGTAAACTCGTTGATTCTGATTGCGCTTATCACCTTGGATGAAGATACCCTGCATATACAGGTCCTTACCACCTTGGCCGTTATCACGGCTTTCAGTGGTAATTGACGCTGCGTCAGGTGTAATAACTTCTCTTAGTGGTGTAAACATCAGTTATCTTTCCCTTAGGTTACTTTCTTCTTGTTAAGAAGTGAGTGAGCTTTTTCACTTGAGTTCTTTGGCGCTGGGACTTTTTTGTCCATTTTGCCTTTTTGCTCTTGTGGACCAGTTACGCTCATCTTTTTAGCTGAACCGCCTGTTCCTTTGTCACCCTCAGTTGCTCCACCAGCAAAGTCAACGCGCTTTGCGTGTCCTTGGCTCATGTCTGCTGCATTCTGTGGAATTGGAGATGCTTTACCATCTTCGTCGCCTGCCATTGTCACGTTACCGTGCTTGTGCATTGTTGCGCCTTCTTCAAGATCTTCTTCTTCAAGATCTTCATCTTCCATGAAGCTTTCTTCCATATCATCGTCCATGTTGTCGTCCATGTCGTCGTCCATGTCCAAGTCATCGCCAGCAAATTCGTCAGCAACTTCATCGTACATTTCGTCTTCCATGTCGTCGCCCATAATATCAGCAAATACTGCTTTGAGCTCGTCCATTGCGTCCTCGACATTTTGCATAGCTTCTTCAGCGTCGCCACCTGCTTCCATGTCATCACCCATTTCAGCGTCTAGATCCATGTCCATTTCGCCTTCTAGGTCATCCATTGCTTCTTCGTCTTTTTCGTCAGCTTCACCAAAATGCTCTTCAGCTTCAATTTCATCTTCCATTGTTTCAATGTCATCAGCAAAGTCGCCGCTTGAGTCATCTTCGTGGTAACCTTCATCAAGGTCCTCATCAGCTGCTTCGTCTAGATCCTCATCTTCGTCAAGTTCTAGCTCTTCTTCTACCATTTCATCTTCTTCAGCAAGATCTGCATAAATCTCACGTGCTGATTCGATGATATGCTCGTGTAGCATTTCACTAGCAAGCTCACGCTCACCATTTACCATGTACTCCAACACTTTTTCGAGTTTTGATTTTGTCATTTTTCACACTCCTAAGCCTCTCATGAGGCACTGTTTTACATTACTTCAAATAGTATTTACAAAACAAAACGCCTTACCTTATAAAAAGGCATGAAAAAGGGCAAAAAGTGTGTTTTAATTCGGTGAGTTACCTGACTAAGTAATCACTCTTCAGCGTCTGGGCGTCCATAAATGTACGCCACATCGTCAATTCGCTGCTTCTGCTCTAGGTCTTCAATGCTGCGAGTTTTGCGCAGCTTTTGCAGGTGACGCAAAGTAATACGTGGTCGACGGTGGTGATCGATATTAATAAACGTATACTTGTCGTCTTTCTCATCATAGAGTTCTTTTAGGATCTCATGTCCTCTCATGTCTCTTCTCCATCAACATTAAATTCAACAGTATAACCGTCTGTAGTTGCATAATCAAAACGCTTACGGTGTTGCTTATCAACTAGGTTTCTGTAGAGCTTATCGTTGTCCTTTGCTAAATCGCTTGCAGTGTCGATCTCATCGAGTAGATCATATAGATCTCTGGCTATTTCTTCCCAAGTCATTAGGTTTCCTCACCTTCAGCGCCGCTGATTGCTGATTCGCCTTCGTCACCAAATGCATCAGTGTCACCTAGGTCCTCGTCGCCTTCAAAATCTTCATCTGCTTCAAAGTCATCAAGACTTCCATCGCCGCCACCTTGTACGCCTACACTGCCAAGGTCGCTGAATTCGTCCCCATCAACAGCACCTTCTTCGCTGCCTTTAATTGGGTTTTCTTGCTTCCACATCTTTTCGTTTTCAATGATTTCATCTTCGCTAAGTTGTAGATACTTCTTGAGGATGAAACGCTTGCTGAGATAATCAACACCCTCAACCTGACCAAATACGCCAGCACGAGCACTGTTAATCTCAATTTCACGATAATCACTAAAGCTCTGTGGCTCAACAAAGTCCAGCACAAATTGACTAGAGTCTAGTTCATAACCACGATGCTTGAGGAACATCTTGAATTCTTTATCAAGCGTCTTTTGAATAATACGCTGCAAACGCTGACAGTATTGTGTAAAGCGGAATTCTTCAATAAATGCAGTACCAACTCGACCATCGTTGAACAATGCAGTTCCATCTTCTGGACCTGTTGGTAGGTAGCTTGACGGAATACGCAAACCACGTGCCATCTTGTTGTTGAAGAATTTGAGGTCGTCAATATCACCTAGGTTCTGACCACCTGGAAGTGTGTCTACTTTACTGCCTCTGCCCTCAGCGGTCTGTGCAAAAAAGTAGTCTTCCATAATGGATAGTGGGTTGTATTGTGCGTCCATCATGTTGTTACCGCCGCCAGTTCTGCTTGGAATACGGCGTTGGTGAATTTCGTTTTTAACACGTTCAACGTGGCCCATAGCTTGGTGGGTTGGCATGTCACCTACGTCAATGTAGAAAATACGACGTTCTGGTGCACGTTGCACACGGTAGATAATAATGCTATCCTCAAGCAATTCTTTCTGCTTGTATGTTTTAAAGATAGCGTCTAGGATTGAGTTACCAAATGGCCACGCCAAGTCCATGCCATCTGTTAGTGCAAGGTGAATAACGTGCTTTGCATCAACTAGGAATTCAGTGTCTGCACCCATGCCCTGAGCGTTGTTTACCTGCCCTGGGTTGCGGGTCTGTGCAGTTGTGTTCATTGCGCTAGGGTTAACAGCGCCTGCGGTGTAGTTGCCGCCACCTGCTGGTGCAGTTGCAGTGAGATTGTTAAAGTTAGGGTCGAGGTTCTTAATCACATACTGTGCTGGTTCCTTGCCGTTAGCTTCATCAACAACCACACGCAGAACATCACCAGGGTTAACATAGAACAGTTTCCATGTCTCTGGATCACGCACAAACGGCTGGTCACCATATTTGATTGTATTACGGAAAGTGTTGAACAAACGTAGGTTCCATTCATTAACACGGCACCATTGTTTTAGAACAGTTTGAATAACTTCGCTTTCGGTCTCAGTAGGTGTACTCTCCCATTTGATTTTAAATGGCGCCTCTGTTTCTGCGTCTTCTTGTGTAGAAAATTCAGCTATCGTATCCAATGCAGTGTTGATTTCACTGTCCATATCCATCTGGTCATACTGAATGTAACGCTCAAGGCGGTTAGGCTGTCCAGTATAAACCTCTGGCAGCCAGCTTTGAAAGCGGCTTGTGCCATCAGCTTTGCTTCCCTGGCGTTGTTTGCCAGAGATCGGACTTTGTGTGCCTTGATACGTTTGGAAGTGTTTTTTCCATCCAGCCATTTTATGTTACCTTTCTTCCAGGCTTAAAGCCTTTTGGTTCATCTCCTGGCTCATACATTTTAGTTATTGATCCATCATTGTACCAGCGTTTCTTAGACATGGTTTTACCTATCTTAATATTACGGCCATCATCCTTACGTCCAAGGTTAGCCAAACGTATTTTTTCATTGTGTTCTTTTGTATTGGGTTTACACATATTTAATTTATGTTCTTCTGTTTTTAAAACACCACGAAGTTTTTCAGAAATACGTTTCTTTGTTTCTGGTGCGTGGTGCCATCCACCTGGTACTGGTTTACCACCACGTTGTAGATTAAGCAATGGTCCTTTGTTTTCAATTTGCATACCAATACTATCTACTAATATTTCTTCAATATTCCACGCTTCATCTTGGGTTAATCCTCGAATCATCCAAATATTATTCCAATCGCGCGGTACGTTTACATACTTATGCGGTTGTTTGTAACGACGATCTTTACCCATACCAACATAATATGGTGAATCGTTCTCAAGATAGATGTAGACGTAGTATTCCATGTAGGTATTTATTGAAGATTCTCATTAACTGATTTGAGAATACGGTTTTGCTCGTTGAGCAATTCAATTTGTCGGTTCTGATATTCTTGTACTTCTCTTGGAAGTGGACGTCCTGTTAGGATTGCATGTGTTTCTGAATCGAGACTGCCTGCCGCTCGCATACTGTCGAGTGTTGCGTAACTGCCAGGAATATCATCTGCCATTCTGTTACGCATCTCCTGTTGTTCCAAAAAGTTCATGTTACCAAAAGTCTGTGATCCGCCAGCGTCTTGTGTGGTGCCGCCGCGTTGACCAAAACTCATCCACCATTGTCCATCATCACTATTTGCCCAGTCCTTAAATGACTGACTTAAATCTGATCCATTATCCCATCCTGGACCAACACCAAGTGCTTCCTTTATTCCCCAATTAAAGATGTTTGCAAATCCGTCAACTAAGTCTAGGGCCCCCTCGCCAACTCCAAGTGCGGCGCGGTCCAAGCCTCCATAACCAGCATCTCGATAGTCTTGGTCGAAATATCCCATTGCGCCCGTAATGGCTGCACCAATATATGGTAGCTTACGTGCACCTGGCAATATCTTACTGAGAAGTCCGCCGCCTGCACCAGTCGTTGCACCAGCGCCACCTGCGGTCGCCGCCGCGCCTGTTCCCATTACAGTTGACCACATTGATGCTGCACCTGCTGCCAGGGCCAGTGCAACCGCGCCTTTTGCTGCAAAAATCAGTCCAGCACCGACTAACATTTCGTCAACAATAGTACCATCACCATCACCAAAAATACTAGCCAATCGTTCAATACCGTTGCTGATTGATTCTAGTCCATCACCAAATGCCGCAACATTTGCACGAACTGCTTCAAATGTTTCATCATTAGCTAAATCTTCTAAGTCATCTAGCTGGAACAAACGTAGGAAGCTTGCCATGATTTCCTGTTGTACAACACGAATCCTGTCACGTAGCATGAGCATTTCAGCTTCGCTATCTGATATGTCTTCAGCTAGAATGCGTTCTGCTTCATCAAGTGTACGACTAAGAATATTACGTGCATTTTGTTCACTCTGCAATAGACCCAATAGTATTGCGCCCATGCCGTCTTCTTCACCTAGTATTTCAACTTGATCAGCAATTTGATCGTTTTGGCGACCCAAAATCTCAGCAATGCCACGGATATCAGCAAATTGTAGATCCTGTGTCACTGCACCACTACGTGCTGTGAAGTCGTCAACTAGGTCCTGTAGTGCAGCTTGCAGACCAGGTACCATGTTCATAGCTGCAATTTCATCTGGTGTTAATTTGATCTGACCATCCGCAAAATAGGTGCGTAGCATGTTGTTGATCATTTCAATAACAGGACTGTCGCCACCCAAGCTACCTGTTAGAGTTTGCATCATGCTGTTATAGCCAGCCATTGCTTCTGGACCCAAGTTGCCCAAGTTATGTAATAGAAGTGCATTTGATTCTTGCATTTCTAGGTTGTTACGCATAATCTCACGTCGCTCAACACCAGTCAAACGTGATAGCGCATATGTTTCTTCGTTGAGCATCTTTAGGCTGTCAACAGCTTGTGCTCTAACTAAATTCTCTTGCATACCGCCACGGCGTAGGATATCTACTTGCTCAATTAGCTGGCCAGCCATTTCTTCTGTGGTGGCACCAAAAAATCCAAATTGACGTGTCTGTTCTCTGTAGGAATCAATCATGCCAATAAATGTGCTGGTTGCATCACGTCCGTTGCTACCCAAAAATCGTAAAGCTTCTCCGTTCATTGCAATAACATCGCCCAACTGGCGCATACGCAAACCAACTTCAGCAACTTCTGTACGAGTGTCTACAAGTGCACCACTAAAACTAAATCCACGCTGGATTGCACCAGTCTGGAATTCAATAAACTCATCAAGTACACCAGCAGCTACACCAAATGCAGTACCAATCGCACCAGCACCACCAACAACCTTAAAGAAAGTATCACTAACGCCCTTGGCAGTGTCTTCCATCTTTTCGAATTCTTCAACTGCACCAGCGGCGCTGCTACCCAAATTCTTAATGCCTTTGCCAGCCATGCGGCCACTGTCCTTCATGACATCAAAAGCTTCAACCAATTGCGGTGTTGATTTTTCAGCCAGTTCACGCTCGCTTTTGATACGGTCTTTGATTGCAGACTTGGCATCTTCAATACGCTGGTTAAGGTTACGGAAAAGTTTGCTTGAGTGCTCAACTGCTTCGTTGTGCTTCTTCTGCTGTTTGTCAGTATCACCACCGCCTTTGCCCTTACGGCCATAGGCGTTTTCCATAACATCAAGTAGAGCTGTCATGGTTTCTTCAGTTGCCCAATTACCTTGTACTGAATCACCTGTTAATGTTGCTTCACCTTGTGCCATTAAGTGCTACTTTTTCCCGTGATAAATACCCGTAGAGAGCGGTATCATGATATTTATCCGCACGGAGAATCCCCAAAATGACAGACAATCCACTTAAAAAGTACAGTGAACGTCCTGGGACCTATGTTACATTGCCCAGCGGCGGCAGATTTTATAAAACTCGACCACGTTTGAGCGCAGATGGTGAATTGGAAATTCGCCCCATGACTGCGGGCGATGAACTCAAAATCAAAAACCCAGACGGGCTTATGAACAGCGATGGCATCTTCCAAGTCTTGGAACATATTGCACCTGGAATTGAACGTGCCAGTGAAATACCCACACCAGACTTTGATATCATCATTGTTGGTATGCGTATTGCAACATATGGCGATACCATGGACGTGGGTGCCAAGTGTCCCAAGTGTGGTCATGATGAGGAATATCAGATCAACCTAACCAACGTTCTGGCTAATGCAACACAAATTACGGCACCAGATGAAATCACAATTGGTGATCTCAAAGTTAAATTGAGACCGCACACTGCTGAATCATCTACAATCCTCAGCCAATTTCAGGTACAGATTGCTCGTGCAGCTAGACAGTTTGAATTGGCAGCGGTGACTGAAAAGGAAGAGCATCAAAAACAGCTTGCTGAAATGATGAAGCGCGGCAGTGAATTGATCTTCGAAGTTGCAAGTAATCATATCGTCAGTGTGGAAACACCTGAAGGCGAAATAGTTGACGATCCAAAATTTATCAACGAATGGCTGGTTGAACTCACCGCACCTGAATATCAAAAGATCCGTGATGCAGTACAAGAGCTCAGTACGGAATGTGTAGATCGTAACATGAAGATTGTCTGCCCACAGTGCTCACATGATTTCTCTGTGGAGGTGACATTTGATCCCGCAAATTTTTTCGGAACCAGCTCGCTTTAACCACTGATTATCAGGAGGTGAAGGAGTTGGTAGATCGCTACAACAAAATCGGAGATGAACTGATCAGAGACGTTATGCGCCTCAGTGTCTATAGCGATGTACCATACGAGAATGTCATGAACATGACCAATAGAGAACGCCGCATCCTGGGTGAAGTTTTACGAGAAAGGGCCGAAAAGCAGAACCCTAACAAGGTATCACAGAAGATGGTTGCAGGGGAAATGAATGGTCCTCAAGGACCACAATCACCACGCCAGGAATTCCGATAATCAATTCAGACTGATGTCAACCGTAAAGGTTGACTTAATATCAAGTGCTTGATGGTTCTTCGAACCATCGTTATTTCGCATCATTCGTCTCCACTTCGTTCGACTCATCATGCTCATAACGTTTTTTATTCTAATCAATATGTTGTTTAAAAGCGGTTGGAAACAAATCATTTGAACTATTTGGCATTTACCAGAGTCCAATAACCACACTTAGCCTGTCCGCGGCCAAGTATGGTTATGGCTTATGTGACGTTTACCGTCGCCAACTCGTCAAGACGAGCCACACCGTAACAGAAAAACCTTGTATAGCCAGGGAAGGGCGGTTGAGCGATACCCTTTTACTTTCTACTCTCAACGCGGAACCACGCCGTGCTGTTACGATAACACGAACGCTGTCTGCAGGTTACAATTGGTCAGTAGAGCCTGCTCATTTCTCATTTGTCAGGATGAGTGCGTATAGACTGCGGCATGCCAGATCCGTCGGTACAACCAATGGGTTACACAAACTCAAGGCTCGAATAGAGCCGCTATAGTCAGGGTTCTGAGGTGGTCTTAGGATAGCCTATTGTAGCCGCTAGGAAGCTTGCAGTTTTAGAACCTCAAGCTCAATGGTTCTTTTGTTTACAGTTGTCGAAATGAAATCGCATCATAGGCGGTTTCCCGCCTTGTTTCCCACAATGTGGGCAAGTTACCTGTTCTTTAGGTTTTCCTTTAGTGGCAGCACTTATATTTCCCTTCCAACGTTCTTTTTCATCTTCAGTCATTTTATAATGACATGGTTTACCATACATACCATTTTTTGGTCCAGTGAATTTTCGTCGATCATCATTCTTCCATTTTTTAATCTGTTCTTCAGAATGGATGTTTATTCCTCTATGTTGGCTAATTTTCCCTTCATTACATTCTGCTAGTTTCTTTTTAATTTCTTCAGCCCGTACAGGACCATAATATTGCTCATATGTTAAACCATTTTTAACGTCTTGTTTACCATACATTGGATTATCTTCACCAAGAAAAACATCATGATTAGATTTGAATGGCTCAATAAGAATGTAGTTTTCTATATTGGCGCAGTCTTCAATTTCTGTTGACTCAGGTGGTGTAAATTTTACGCCTGCTATTAACCGATTGTAATATTTTGGTGTGCCGTCATCTAATTTTTCTCGTAGAACATTTTCTTTGATTTGTTTTTCAACTTCAGCATAAAACAAGCTTCCCCGAGTTTCATGCAGTGACTCAATGAAAAAGGAATATTTATCTTTCCCTATTTCATTCATACGTTCATTTAATGATTTAGATGAACCAGTATATGTTTTCCAATCACTTTCTTTAATAACACGTTTACGGTTTTTGCGACCTGCAACTTTTTTCCGAGTATGTGAATGGAATTGTTTTTTCCCAATATATTCACGACCAGTATCTAATTCTACAATACGATAAACGAACCCAAACCAATCGTTAACATTAATGTCTCCTGGATATTGCCAGTGTCCATATTCTCCCATATGTATACTCCATTTATTGCATCTATTTATAAGATGCGGAACATACAAATATTTAAGTTTCTGTCAAATACTTGGCAACATCACGTTCCCATGAGCTGCCTTTTGCCTTGCTTTTAGATGTCACTATTAAAAATTTCAGCGAGAAGAGGACCAACAGTCTCGTCAGGTTCTACCTCATCTCTTTCTTCATCATAGTCTTCGTTTGTTGTAACTTGTACAGTTCCAGTATTTTGGTTAATTCTATTAACCCAATCAATTTTTTCGTTTCCGTGACGGATTTCTTCCACAAGCTTTGTAATTTCTTCGTATTCACTGTCTGATATATCTGGGCCGCGTTCTTTCGGCCACTCGTTGTGAACCCATTTTTTGGTATAGTCATAGTTGTCTTTATAGATCATTAAAGAGCTCCGATGTTAGGTGTCCAGATTTACTGTCTGGATGCATTTCTGCTCGCTCACCGTCTGGTGTTACTGCACTGCGACGGGCTGCCCATTTGTTTATTTCATTTATATCAGTTGTTGACGGATACGGTGCTGTGATATACGTATAGTCAGTTTGCGTAGTTGGGCTAGTCATAGTGTATATTTGGTCTGGGCGATATGTACCGTCACCAATCCAATAACTGCCGTTACTACTGGTTGAATTAACGTTTAATGTTGCTGAGCTAACCGTATTCGTAGTAGTTAAGCCAGCTGGTATTTCTTTATATGGGTTGATTGTAGCACTAATGTCACTCAATGTCAAACTCCTGGTCAGGGCTGAAGCTGGTAAATCCATTCTCCTTGACCACGTAGAGTGTGTTGTTAACACGTCCAATCAATTCCTCTCTGTGTGAGATGAGGAAGATGTTCTTGTTGCGGTCACGGTGCATTTTCTTGAGTACGCCAAGTGCACTCTCAACACCGTTGCTATCCATGCCGCTATCAATCAATTCGTCAATAGCCATGAAGTCAATTGGTGTGTTGGTGCTCTCGTGTACGTCACGGAATGCCCAGCTAAGTCCGAGGATCAGCCTGTTTCTTTCTCCTCGGCTCAAGTTGTCAAAGTCTAGCTCACGTCCCAGTTCTGTGATCTCTACGTTGAGATCGCTCTGGAATACAACCTCGTGGGGCAAGCCCAGCTTGTTAAGGTAGTAGTTGAGACGACTGTTGAGATATTGTAGGTTTTGTTCGATGATACGCTTGCGGATAAAGCTATCCTTGTTGGTAAGCAGCTTGAGTAGAAACTCTTGGTGCTCACGCAAATTATGCAAGTTGTTCATCACTTCCCATTCTATTGGCTGCAATCCGTTGTTTTCCAGTTGTTTGATCTGGTCACAGTATGGATCTTCAGCAGCGAGTGTGTCAGCTAGCTTGTTTTTTAGGGTAGCAAGCTGACTCTGTTGCTCGTACGCTTCTTGCGCTGTTGCGTATTTAGTAACTGGAATTTCATCCGGGAGGGTGACTTCACTGATGGCGGCCATGATTTCGTCAATAGCTTCCTGCGCTTCATTGATAGCTGCCTGAGCGGAGTCGACGTCCTGGGTTTTTGTCTCGATGATTTGAACTGTGGCAGTATCGTGTATGTCTTGTCCACATGCATAGCACTTGTGATCTTGTGCCGCTGCCAAGTCTGAACTAGCTTTGTCAAGGCTGCGCTTTTCTTTAAGCATCGAAGCCTCAAATCCGGCAAGAGCTCTGTTAAAGTCATCCAGTTCAGTCCTAGTTCTATTATAAGAGTCAAGAGCAATGTGCTGCGCAAGCTCGTGTTCGATGTCGAGCTCTTCGAGCTCTGCGGTTTGCCTCTCCAAATCTTGTATCGTTTCATCATTTTTCGCCTTCCAGATACGTTGGCGGCGCTTGAGATCGTCGATTGATTTCTTGATTTGTTCGTTTGCGCTCTCAACCCCCTTGATGCGGTATTCTTCTTCTTTGATCTGGTCTTTGGTTGTTTTGAGTAGTTCTTTAAGTACAACTGCCTTTTCTGAGAGCATAGTGATTCCCAGTAGGTTTTCGATAATGTCTCTTTGGTCATTTGCCCTCAGTGCCAGGAATGGCTCGTTGTAAGTGTTAAGGGCAATTAGGTGTTTGAACATGATGTGATTCATACCAATCACACGTTCGATTTCCTCCTGGGTAAGACGCATCTCACCCTGGCCTTCATCTGTTTTCTCCATCTCAACATTGTTAACCAAAAACTTGAGGATGTTTGGTCCACGTCCTCGCTCAATACGATACTCAGTACCATTCACGTCAAACTCAACTGTTACCAACATGCCCTTGCTGTTGGTCTTGTTGATGAGATTGTTTTTGCGAATGTTAGTGATTGCATTGCCATAAAGAGCATAGCTGAGGGCGTTAATCATTGTGGTTTTACCCACGCCGTTACGTGAGCCATCACCACCAAGGTCTAGGTTGTTACCTAGTACAAGCGTCAGGCCTGCGTCCTGGAAGTTGATAGCTTGGGTTACATTGCCCACGCTCATAAAGTTTTTGATTGTAATGTTTTTTAGACGGATCATTTAGCCGTTGCCCATACCTTCGTCATTGATATCATTAAGCATATTAAGTGTTTCGTTCATACCTGCCTCCTGTGCAGCTTTGCCCATGAGCACTAGCAGTGTGTCCATGTCTTGATCCATGAGGGTGTTAATCATGTCTACAAACTCGGGATCGGTCGGGTCGATTTCTGGTCGCCCATCTGCATCCCATTTTTCAGTCCACCCAGTTACTTGTGCGTGAATTTCATTGATATTTTCTTGTTTCTTGTCCATGTTTACAAGTCCTTGTATATATCTGTTAGCGTCTTTGTGCTGATCATCTCACTTTCCACGCTTTGCAGTTGGTTGTAGACAATTTGGTCTACGCTCTCAACAATAAAGTCGCCGTCCTGTGCAGGATCGACGTGCAAGTCCTCTTTCTTTTGAGGAATAAGACTGAGTTCACGTGGATTGAACTGAGTCATAAATGTTTCTTTAATAAAGTTCGCTTCTTCGTAGCTGATAGGAACATCAAGCATTGCGCGACAATACGTTTTGCTATTTAGGTAGTCCTCTGGCCGCTCAATCAGGTCGCTGAGATTGAGACGAATGTAACGGGGCCCGTCGTAGTTGACATATACAGGCTCACCTCCCCATTCTAAAAACATTGCACCACGATCGTCATCCCACACATCTGCATAATTATGCGCAAAAGGACTACCTAAATAATGGACCTTGCCGCTAGTTTGACGCTTGTGAAAGTGTCCACTAAAGACATAGTCCGCAGTTTTAAAATCGTCTGCTTTGAGCTCGCCGTGGTCTGGCATCTCTACGATGGCATTCATCATGAAGTGTGGTAGCTCAAAGTGCCCAAACACATATTTGCTCATCAGCTTCTTCATCTTTTTCCATTCATCACCAACTAGCCAAGGGACTAGTGCAACGTCACCTTGCTGGAAGATGTCGTCGTTGATAATGTGGATATTGCCAAATAGCTCTGCGTAGGGGAAACTGTTGATCTCACGCTTTTCTCTGTAGAACAAGTCGTGGTTGCCAACAATGATATAGGTATTCTCAAAAGCTTCACTGAGCTTTTGTAGGTTGCTCACGCTATAGTTGAGCGTTGACACGTTTACGCTTGCACGATGGTGGTGCCAGTCACCTGCGAATATGCATGTCTCACAACCCCTAGCCTTGGCTTCTTCTACAAACCAGATAACAAATTCTTCACAGTCAATGTTATGCTGGCGGCTGTTATTTTTGTTGCCAAAGTGGATGTCAGTAAAACACGCGGCTTTGCTGAATAAGTTTGTCAAGAGTGCGACCTCAATTTATGTAATGATATTAACAGGTTAGACGCTGGTTGTCAAGCAACCTGGACATGAAAAGTTTCCTCATTGTGTTCAATAGGATACCAAGTTGTTCCATCAGCTGGTTCAAATAAATGTTGCTCTTCAATGAGTTGAAGTTGTTCTGCAATTGAGTCAGTTGGCACTTTGCCGTTTAGCCATGTTAATTTGAATTTCTGTCTAGATGGTGTTATACCCTGCATCTCTGAGTTCCTGTTGTTTCTTTTCTTCATCTTCTTCACGTGCTCGTTGCTGCGCTGCTTCGTCGTCTAGCTGACGGTTAAAGCTTGGCATGTAACCACCATCCTGTAACATGTCGTCACGGATGTTTTGGTTACGCTTTTCGAGATTGAGCACACGAGTAAAGCTATTGGTAATTGTTGCAGTGTAGTAGGCAAATGGGTTCTGGCTGCGAGCCTCGTTGAACTTCAAGCCTACTTCACTTAATTGTAGCAAGGCGGCAGATTGCATCTCATCATTGTATGTGTAGCCACGCCAGTTGCCGCGCATGCCGTATCGCTCCACCAACTTCATCATCATGCGAGCCAATTCAGGTGTTAGGCTACCATGATCCATACGGAAGTGACCATTATCAAGTCCGCCTTCCCAATGGCTGCGAAGAACTTCGCGCAACTCACCGTTGATAAACGCATAGTGCTTAAACGGTGGGAAGTTGAGACGGGTATGGCGGTCTGCTTCAGTTTTTGGATTCTTTTTTCTTCCAGGCGTCTCAGGAATATGACCATATGTCATAACGCGGAATACCACGTCTTCATCTGAGATGCTGTTTGGGTCTACACGAAAGTCAGCCTGCTTGGGTTTTGTGTTACGACTGCCGTCTGTGTCATACCAGTGGTCAATGCCACGTTCGTATCCTAATGAACTGAGTCTCGACGCTTTGTTTTCTTTCGCTTGCTGGACAATGTCTGGTGTAATTTCTTCGACGCTGTCTACAATAATATCAAATTGTTTGGATTGATCATCCAGTGCATAACAGAAACTCATCTTGCTTGCATGGATTTCCTTTAACATATCTTTGTTGTTTAAGTATTTTGTGGATTTCTTCCTGGCCATTAGGTTTCCTTGTTGATACCAGTATAACGCCCTAACCCATTGAAGTCAAGCCGGTTTTCAGGCTGATAAATATCAGTTAGATAGTGATGAATGTTGGATTAGCGGCATTTACACATATATTTATCGGGATCACGACATGGCAAGAGCAGACCAACGAGCAAGATTAGCTACAAGAGGCACAGAGATAGGTCGCACACAGGCGTCTAACTTCAACGTGACCTATGACTTGCCATTCCAAGGCCCGGGCAACGCCCTACGCCGCACAGGCGGAATATTGTTCCCCTATACACCAAACATTTCAGTTGCGCACCAAGTTGATTACAGCCAGTACGACCTAGTGCACACAAACTATCAGCAGAATGCATATAGCAGAACACGTAACCCTAATATTCAGGTTACTGCAATGTTTGCTAGCAGCACACCAGCTGAAGCAGCATATACCGTGGGAGTAATGCACTTCCTACGTGTTGTAACCAAGATGAACTTTGGCCCAGGCGATCCGGAAGCAGGCACGCCGCCCCCAGTTTTGGAGTTTAGCGCATACGGAAATTACAACTTCCGTCGCATCCCAGTATTGGTTGGCAGCTTTAACTTTATCTACGAAGATGGTGTTGATTACATTGAAGTTGAGACGGCTGGTGAGACGGTGCAAATCCCAGCCATCATGACAATTGCTATGGACCTACTACCACAGTATAGCCCAGAGCAACAAAACAATTTTCGACTTGGTGAGCTAGCTACAGGGCAGGGATACCGTTCACAAGGTGGAGGATTTATTTAATGGCATACAAGCAGACAAGTCACCTAAGAAACGTTACAGTGATAAACGGATATGCAGATATCTACAATCCACCATTTACACCAGACTTTACACAGACAGAAGAATTAACACTGGTCCAAAAGTACAACAGACGTCCGGACCTATTAGCATACGAATTATATGACGAAGCCGCGTATTGGTGGGTCTTTACGCTCTACAATCGCAATACAATCGTAGACCCAATTAATGATTTCACAACTGGCAAAACAATCCGTGTGCCAACGCGTGGCTTTATTGCAGGACTATAATGACTGAATATCTCGAAAACCAACTTAATGTTTACGATACCTATACATATAACATTTCAATGTTTATGATCCGACCTGACAGTGTTCCAGAAATGGAACGCAATATCAGCCTGTCAGGTCGTAGTGTTCTCATCATTGATAATGCTCGAGAGGCCCGTTACAACATTAGCGACTTGGAACAGCATTATGTGTCTGGTCACAACAAGGTACGCAGTGCATTTGGTCATCGTTTTAACATCACAGTGTCAGAACCAAATGGTGTAACATTGCTAGACACAATTCGCAAAGCAGCAAATAGGCTGGGGATTGTCAATCACCAGCAAGCTATCTACCTTCTCAGAATTGAGTTTAATGGACGCACCGCTAACGGGGCAGTGCGTAAACACCCTCAGGTATTTTATTACCCAGTGGTGATCAGAGAGTTTGAATTTAAGGTTGACGAGGGCGGCACAATGTATTACATCACTGCCCACGAAAACAGCACCACAGCCTACAACTATTTGAACAACGTTATACGTAATCAGATTACAATTGAAGCGGCCACAGTGGGTGAGTTTTTCGACCTATTCAACCAACGTATTAATCAGTCAGCAGAAGAAGCAATTACATATTCAACTGACCAGCTCTACGCTGACACCATTAACTATGAGTTTGACGAATCAATTAGCAGTTGGGAACAATGGCAATTCCAAGCCTTGGCTGAAAAAGAAACGCACAGTGGCTTCAACATTATATCGTCAGGTGCAGGAGATAGCAAACTGCAAATCACAATTAACAACGGTTCTAATTTGACAGACATCGTTACAGTAATTCTTGGACTAACTGCGGAATACAAAAACATTCTACTTGAAGGAAATGGAAGCAGAGAATATGCGCGTGAACGTCCAAACGAAGATCCACGACATAAACTGGACCAATTACCTGTCTTTCACAAAGTACAAGCAAACTTGGAATATGGTGAGTATGATATTTTGCGCGGTGAGTATGCCAAGAAAATCACATATCGTATCAAGCCTTACATTATCGCTGATGAAATTATCAGTCCGCAGGTTTATATTAACGGAATTAATAATTCACAAATTCAAAGACAGCGTGTAGAGAATTTGCGCCAAAGTGAATTGTTGCGCAAGAAATACGAATACATTTACACTGGAAAGAACACTGAGGTTCTAGAGTTTGACATTAAATTTGACCGCGCTTACTACTATGTCACGCCATACGGCGGCGGACAATTTGGTTATGCTGACAATCTTTCACCAGTGCAAAGCCAATCAACTGACAATCCACTCTCAAGACTAGAAGAGGAAGCAGGCCGCCTATTGGGAGTTATTGGTGAAGAACGTGCTGAGATTTCCAGACTGGAACGTCAACGCGCAGGACTAAAATTTGATTTGCCACAAGCAGGCGGCGTTCTTGACGCTGCATTGGGTGCAATTGACGTACAGATTACAACATCAAGAAGCAACTTCCGTAATGCTGCATCACAATACAATCAGATATTAAACGAGATTGGTTATTCACCAGATACTCTCGCGCTGCAAATGCGCTTTGCAACTGACGTGGTTAATGACGATGATGGTGGTAACAGCAGTGACAATGATAATCGCGGTGGTATGTTGCGCTTTGGTGCATTGCAAGCAAACATTGATAACCCAGCTGACCTTGCCAAGATAGAACTGATGATTAGAGGTGACCCATACTGGCTCGGTCGTCCAAACAGTTTTTACAATACTGGATTGGCTGAAGATCCTGGACTTGCTAATTATGAGCGTGGCACACATGGATTCTTCCTCAAGCTTAACCTGCCACAGCCATTTGAAGATAGTCAGGGCCGCCGTAAGCCAAGCCCAGAATATGAAGTAAGTGGATATTACACGGTGCGTGATGTTATTGCTAGGTATCGTGATGGTCAGTTTACAATGATACTCAACTCAGTGCGCGATGCTGGTACAAATACACCAACAGCCGCAGACGCATTAGACAGAGAAGATGCATCAGCACCGTCACTAAGTAATAGCCGCACACGACAAGCAGGTATCGATCTTGCACAGCTTCAAGAAAATATCTCTAGAGGATTAATTTAAGGATAGTCATGTCAATTAATAGAACAGTAGATACCCCGAGCCGCAGAGTACGTGACAACTATAACCAGAATGTCATGAACAAAGGCGTTAAAATTCCTGCAGGTGTTTACAGAGGCGTGGTTGTTAACAACCAAGACCCTGAGCGTAAAGGTCGTATCAAAGTACAAATACACAAATTTTATGGCATGGCACCTCCTGGACTAGATCCTGGCACTGCAACAAATGGTAATGAATGGTTTGGTGCTATGTGGTGCCGCCAGTTAACACCATATGGCGGTACAACTGCACCAGCCGCAGCTGATGGTGGTGGGACAGGACAAATTGCTTACGGTGTTTTTGGTAGTCCGCCAGATAATGGTAATGAAGTTCTTGTTGCGTTCAGCGGTGACACTCATAGTGGTATTGTTATTGGTGTCCTGCCTGACATTGACCGTCAAGAAGGTGTTGCAGGCGCTGGCCGCACTCGTTCAACTGATACTGGCGAGACCACAATTGGTCAGGAAGTTCCTGCCACAGCAAACACTACACGTGAGCCACCACCTGAGCATCCACAAGCAGAAGCATTGCGCACACAGGGTTTGGATCGTGACCGTATTCGTGGACAGAACTTTGCAACACCAATTCGTGATCCAAGCAGCCGTGTCAATGGATTTAGCAGCCCAACAGGTCATGCAATCACAATGGACGATGGTAGTTTGGAAGATGGCGACAACCTAGGTATGCGTATGCGTACCGCAGGTGGTGCACAGATCCTAATGGACGACACAAATGGACTCACATATATCGTTAACCGTGAAGGCAATGTGTGGATTGAACTCAACCGTAATGGCGACCTAGACATTTACGCAGGTGGTAGCTTAAACGTGCACACACAAGGTGATTACAACTTACACGTTGGTGGTAGCTTTAATATGCAAGCGGGACGTAATATTAACATGAAAGCACTTGGTGCTGAGGGCATCAAAATGGAAGCGACACGTGGAAGCTTTAATATGAAATGTGCAGCTAACATGAACCTCACCGCTGATGCCAATGGCAACGTGCGTATTGCAGGTAACTATCGTGAAACTGCGGCACGTATTGACATGAACGGACCAGCGGCTGCGGCTGCGGCAGTGCCACAAGTTACACAGCTTGCAGGTAACCTCAACGTTACAGAGAGTGTGTCGCGCCGTGTACCAGAGGCAGAGCCGTGGGCTGGACATTTGGATGTCAGTGTCCTTGATACTGCCAGTGCAAGCGGTGCAGTAGCACAAGGCGACAGTAACAGCTACTATTACGGAACACCAACTGACTTGTCAGGTTACAATGACCAGACTGGTGATTTTGATATCAACAACTTCCCACCAGCACAAAGCGAAAGCGGTGCATTCCTACAGTTCAGCAGCAACGTTGACAGACGTATTGATCCTACATTGCTCAGCCAAGTTGAAGAAGTAGCCCGCCGCTTTGGACGACCACTTACTGTAACAAGTGGCTTCCGCTCACCTAGCTATAATGCTAAGGTTGGCGGCGCTAGGAGATCACAACACCAACTTGGTAAGGCTGTTGACATTAGCGGCGGCGGACTAACAGATAACGATAGACTAAATCTCATCGCAATTGCCTCTTCCGTTGGCATTCGTGGTATTGGTGTCTATAATGGAGGCAGTTTGCATTTTGATGCCCGTGATGGAGCTCGCGCAGGCTGGGGTAGCGACTACACTAACCGCAGTGTACCTGCATATGCTCGCTCAACTATTGACCGTCATACAAGCGGAGGCTTTGCATGATACTTCGTTTGCCTGATGCTAATAGACGTATACAGTGGGACACATTCACTGTTCAGGATGAGTTTGCTGTTAAGTTCGTAATCAACGTTGGTATTGCTATCGTAAGTGAAGCGATGATTGATGTGATACTAGGACAGAAAACCTGGAGCGGGGTCCGTTATATAAATGCAGATGGTGAATTTGAGATTGGATATGGTATTGGTGATCCTGACGACGAACAGGGTTACACTGAGCCACAAGCATACGCTGAGTGGGTGGGCTTTGTGCGTAACAGACAAAAAGCGTTACGTGCACAGTTGCCAATTGTAGGCATACCTCAGGCAGCCTATGACGCACTGCTCAGCCTGTTCTTGGATACTGGGACCTGGCGAACTGTTCAAGCTGACGAGGGAACCTATGACCTAGCAGACGCAGTGCGTAACGCCAATTGGTTGCTCGCGGCAGATATTATTGCTCGCGGTAACGTCAATCCACAATTGCGTTTGGCTGAAGCGCGAGTTATGCAGCTAGGTGACTACAGTGCAACCAAGGATCGTAACCAACAGATTATTCAAGGTGTGCAACTGTTGCGCAAACAATATGTGGCAGGTATACAAAACGAATTCGATAGGAAGCAGGCGGAGTTTGTTTACTACCGCCAGCTTGGTGTTTTTCTACCTGGTATGAGTCAGCTACGTCAGCGACGTGTTGTAGCGCAGGCTGACACTTAAAACAGAATCACAGCCCAAATGATGGTGCCAATTACCACACTTGGGACAAACCACCAGCCTGGAAGAAAACGTTCGCTCCGTCCAATATTGCTGAATTCCAAATCTTCTTGATCGTTCATGTTACCCCCCCCCCCTT